CCCTCGTCGAAAAACCTCCCAAGACGCACACGATCCTGCGCTTCAAGGTGCCGCTGGCCGACGCGGAACGCATCACCGCGCTCGTTTCGCGCACCCAGAACGAACAGGGCCTGACCGAAGAGGATGGCCTGACCAATGCCGGCGACGCGCTGGTGCATCTTCTCAACGACAAGATGGCAGGGGAGACATCGGAATGACCGACTCCGAGAACGCACACAAGATCGAGGCGTGGAATGTCGAGGATCTCGTTCCCTACGAGAACAACGCCAAGAAGCACCCGCCCGAGCAGGTCGAGAACATCGTCAATTCGATCCGGAAATTCGGATGGACACAGCCGATCGTGATCTGGAAAAACGGCGAGATCATCGCGGGACACGGGCGGCGGCTGGCCGCCATCGAGCTGGGCCTGAAGAAGGTTCCGGTCATCGTTCGCCGTGATCTGACGCAGACCGAGGCCAACACCCTGCGGCTGGCCGACAACAAGGTCAGCTCCAACGAATACGACCAGGCAATGATGGCCTCCGAGATGAACCAGATCCTGATCGACGATCCGGGAATGGATTTTCTCAGCCTGGGCTGGAACGACAGCGAAATGGAGATGATCCAGGAAGATCCCGGCGACATGGATATCGATCATTTCGAGGACGAGATCGCCGAAGCGGTCGAAAACCAGCGTGCCGAGAACGAGAAGAGCATCCAGAACGCCGATGATACGGCGGCGCCGGTTGTCGATGCGCTCGGCTTCAAGCGGGTCAAGATCGCGCAGTCGCGCCGCTTGCGCGAACTCATGGTCACGATTCACGCGAAATCCGAGGATCCGGTCGAAGGGATGATTTCCGCCATCGAGAAAGGACTGGGCGCGTCATGACCGACGGTTCGGTAATCGATCTTCGAAGCCGTCGCCCGGCCGAGGAGGCCGACCGGATCGACGAGGAAATGGAGCGCAAGCTCGAAGAGATCAGGCGAGAGGCAAAAGAGGATAACCGCGAGCGGATGCTTTTGCTGCTCGGTGCCGTTCGCGAAATGGTGGAGTCGGGTCAGATCGACAGCCTGGCGATCCTCGGACGCAACCCTGAAAACGGCATATTCCTCTCCGAGCTGCTGATCGCCGACGGCGTGCCGCCCGACGTGGTGACGGGTTTCGTCGGCGCGCTGGAGATCATGAAGACCGAGGCGACCGACATGGCCATCTCCGGCCCGCGCATGCTCTCCGACGGCACCTACTTCAGCCTGGAGGCCGAGATGGAGATTTACGGAGACGGAGAATGACGACCTATACCATCAGTAAGTCCTTCATTAGCTCCGTCGAACGGACACCGCGCGTCCTCGAAGTCGCCGAGAGCTTCGGCATGGGCCTGTCGGACAAGAAATTCGTGATCTACGACAACCTCGAAATCGATATCCGCCAGGGCGACGTGATCTACATCACCGGCCAGTCCGGCTCCGGGAAGTCGCTGCTGCTTCGCGATCTGACCGCGAAGATGCGCGAGGAAGGGCTGAAGGTCGCCGACCTGGCAGAGGTCGATCTCCGCGAAAAGCCGGTGATCGACCAGCTCGGCGAGACCACGACGAACGCGACCGACCTTCTCGCCAAGGCCGGCATATCCGACGCCTGGATCTACATCCGCAAGCCCTCCGAGCTGTCCGACGGGCAGCGTTATCGTCTCCGTCTGGCGAAGGTGATGGAGACGGACGCCGATGTCTGGGTCGCGGACGAGTTCGGCGCGGTTCTCGACCGCGAGACCGCGAAGGTCGTCGCCTTCAACATGGCAAAGGTGGCTCGGCGCATGGGCAAGACCCTGATGGTCGCGACCACTCACGCCGACCTTTTCGAAGAGCTGGCTCCCAGCCTGAAAATCACCAAGCGGTTTCGCGACCGCGTCGATCTGGAGAGCGCCACATGAAGATCTTCCTGGTCATCATCTTCACCATCTCCGGCGAGCCCGCCGTCATCGAGGGCTTCCTGCCGCGGGAACATTCCAGCCAGGCGGGCTGCGAGGCAGCGGCGCTTTTCGCGCTCGACCACTTTGCCGGGAACCGCGCGGCCTATCCCGAGCTTCGTGTCGTGGATTGCGTCGAGGCCGATTCCATGAAGGAAGCGATCGAGACCTTCGGCGTGCTTCCGGGCGAGCTGACCTGACCGGGGAGTCGTTTATGTCGTCACCATCGACGTCTTTCGTGTCGCGAGTTCGTTTCGACTGCTTCCCGAGACACGCAGATAGCGCTGAGACGCGCAGAGAGCGCGCAGGAGTAGCATCCGCATGATTTCAGACACCGAGACACTCATCGAGCGCGTGGACGCACCCTGTGCGCGTTTCTCGCTTGCGGACGACATGTTCGTCGAGCGCGGGACCAAGGCCGACTGGGATCTGCTCCACGAGCTGCACTACAAGGCAGAGGGCCTGCCGATCGGTCCGCGCTTCTGGCGGCTCGACCTGAAGGGCGAGACCGTGGGCGTGCTTGTAACCGGAACACCGAAGGGCATGCTGCGCGAGCGGCACATCGTCTTTCCGCGCCTCAAGCCCAGGTCGGGCGACACGCGGATGACCAACACGCTGCGCTACAAGTATATCAACGCCAATTTCCGGGTGATCTCGCGCTTCGTGATCGACACGATGTTCCGCGGCATCGGCGCCGGCTATCGCATGATGAACCTGGTCAGCCGCATGGAAGGGAACACCTTCATGGAGATCCAGTCCTCCATGTCGAAGTTCAACTATTTCGGCCAGAAGGCGGGATTTCGCTTCGTCAAGCCGATGAACGCCAACAATTACGACAAGGTGATGCGCTTCTTCCGGTCGCATTTCGAGGCGAGCCCGCAGGATTTCCAGTCGATCATCGAGGAGATCGAGGCGAAATCTCCCGAGGAGCAGGCGCGCTACCTGGAAATGTGCAAGGATTTCTACTTCCGCAACTCCGCGATGGAGAACACCTCGAAGGGCGGCAAGAACATGGAGGATCGCCGGCAGCGGCTCGATCTTCGCTACATCGTGAAGGGCATCCAGCAGATCGGTCTCAGCTCGCCGCTTTACGGCGTGTGGAAGTGCCCCGACGAGAAGGGAAAGGTGCCTCAGAAGCTGCCGCTTTCCGCTTTCGACCTTCAGGGGCCGACAGAGCCGCTACTTTACCGGGAGGATCAGAAATGACACACAGACCGGTTCGGATCACACGAAAGCAGAAGGCCATCATGGGGACCATTCTGCGCGAAGCCGGGGAGGGGCGGTTTCTCAGCCTGAAGGAGCTGCACGAAGCCATTCCGCATGGTGACAAGTGCAGCTATGGCGCAATGCGGCTTTCCCTGGACCGGCTGGAAGAAGCCGGACTGATCGTGCGTGAGCGCGTCACGGGAACGACGAAGAAAGCCGTGACACCCACCGATCTCGGCTTCAAGTGGTTCAGACCTCTCCGGGAGTGATTTCCCGAGCCGCGCTGTATCTTTATAGATTAGTTGTTAAGTTACCTCTTACTTATTATAAAGATACAGCGCGGCTCGGGGAAAAAGAGGCGAAAATGAGCGACGAGGAAAGCAACAACTCCGGAAGCGAACGCCTTTCCCAAGAGGTTTTTGACCGGATCCGGTATGAATACGAGACCGGTCAGAAGAACCTCGGCGACCTTGCGGAAGAGGCGGGTGTGTCGCGACAGGGACTGTCCCGGCGTCTGAAGCGTGCCGGCGCGGTCAAGAACTCGCGCATCCACGAGCTGAAGAAGCCGGAAAACGCTCCGGAACCGGACAAGAGCTACTCGGCCAATCGCGCAAAGTGGATCGAGGAGACGCGCGTCTCCGGGTTCAATGCACTGAAGCAGGCCCAGATCATCGCGCGCAAGACCGTCGCCGACGCCGTCAGAAGCAATCAGTCCCTGGCGACCATCGACGACGATCTCAAGGCGATCCAGCGCTACAACAAGACGCTCGCGGACAACATCCTGGCAACCCTCAACCTGCTCGATGCCGACAATTACATCGACGAGGAGGATCTGCCGCAGCTGCTGATCCAGGATCTGACCGACGAGGAGATTCTCGAACATCACAAGGCCACCGGGGCACTGCCGGAAGACGCGACCATCGAGGATCTGAACTCCGAAGAGATCGTGGCGGAAGAAATCTGATGGCCCTGATGGAAAATAACATCCTGAAGCTGCACCGGCTTCAGAAGAAGGTCATGGGCGACAAGCACCGATTTCGCGTCGTCGTGGCCGGGCGCAGATGGGGCAAGACCCAGGTCGCCAAGATCTCCCTGATCACCTTTGCCGCGTCGAAGCGCAAGCAGCTGGTCTGGTATGTCGCGCCGACCTATCAGCAGGCGCGCGATATCCTGTGGGAAGATCTCAAGGCCAGCATTCCGCGCAGCTGGATCCACAAGATCAACGAGACCCGGATGACCATCCGGCTCATCAACGGATCCTGGATTGCCCTGAAAGGGGCCGACAAGCCCGACAGCCTGCGCGGCATCGGTCTGAACTTCGTCGTGGTGGACGAGGCCCAGGACATCAAGGAAGAGACCTGGGAGATGGTCCTTCAGCCGACGCTCTCGACCACCAACGGCCGGGCGCTCTTCATCGGCACGCCGAAGTCCTACAACTGGCTCTATGATCGCTACATGCTCGGCCAGCGCGGCACTATCGTTCGCGACGAGCGCCGGCGGAAGGTGCTCAACGAGTGGAAGTCGTGGCAGTTCCCGACCATCACCTCGCCGTTCATCCCCAAGCGCGAGATCGAGAGCAAGCGCCGCGACATGGATCCCAAGTCGTTCCGGCAGGAATACGAGGCGTCGTTCGAGACGATGTCCGGGCGCGTCTACTACTCCTTCGACCGCAAGACGCATGTCGGGAACTACCCGTTCAATCCGCGCCTGCCGATCTATATCGGCATGGACTTCAACATCGATCCGATGTCGGCCATCATCTGCCAGGAGCAGAGCGACGGCATGATCTGGGTCGTGGACGAGTGCGTGCTTTACGGCTCGAACGTGCAGGACACGGCGGACGAGCTTGGCCGGCGCTACTTCCGGTATATGCGCCAGATCGAGATCTACCCGGATCCGGCGGGCAACAATCGCAACCACGACCGCGGCGAAAGCTCGCTCGACGTGCTGCGCGAGGCCGGCTTCCGGAAGATCTACTACAAGCCGAAGCATCCGCTGGTGATGGATCGCGTGATGGCCGTCAACCGGATCATGCGGGCTGCCGACGGGTCGGTTCGTCTCGGTGTCAACGAGCACTGCAAGCACTTCATCGAGAGCGCCGAGCAGACCATCTTCAAGGAAGGCTCGCGCGAGGTGGACAAGAAGCAGGGCACCGAGCACGCGATGGACGCCTTCGGCTACTACATCGATTACCGGCACCCGATGAGCAAGCACGACATTGTCGGCGTCTCCATTTGATCTTGCAATTAGGTCAGTGCTTACTTATGGTTTGCGGGAAAGGATCGAAGAATGCCCCAGACCGACGGTTCAGCGCAATACACCGAGAATGCCCTGCGGTCGTTTTACGACCGCCGGCATCCGATGTATCTCGAACTGATCGAGCACTGGCGGTTTCTCTTCGAGACATACCGGGGCGGCCGGCACTGGTTCGAGAACCACATCCACAAGTATCACAAGGAAGGCACCCAGGAATACAAAAACCGTCTCGATCGCGCCTACCGGTTCAACCACACGCGCGAGGTCGTCGATCTGGTCCAGAAATACCTCTTCAAGGGGCATATCAACCGGAACACGGACGAGGCACCCGAGACGGTGACGGCTTTCTGGAAGGCTGCGATGCGCGGCGGTGCCGGGATCAAGACGCTGATGCGCGAGGCGTCGGTGAAGGCGTCGATCGGCGGCCGCACCGCGATCGTCGTGGACAACAATTTCCCCAGCAATGTCGATGAAGAGGGAAATCGCATTCCGGTCTCGATCTCCGCGATGCAGGGGCATCGCGTCTACGCCTATTGCGTGCCGGTGACGGATATTCTCGACTATGCCTGGGACGAGGATGGCGACGGCGAGCTTCTCTGGATCAAGCTGCGGGAATGGGTGCGCGACGATACCGATCCGTTCGAGGCGGCCGAGCTTGTCGAGCCGCGCGTGCGTCTGTGGACCCGTGACAGTTGGTATCTCTACCAGGAGGTTGACGAGCCCGACAAGACCAATCGGCCTGCGCGCGGAAAGGAGAACCCGAAGGAGATCAGGAGTATCGGTTCGGGCAAGCACGACCTGGGCGAGGTGCCCGTTCGGCTGCTCGACAACACCATCTCGGCCGATCCCTACAACGCGCCGAGCCTGATCGAGGATATTGCCTATCTCGACCGCGCGGTCGCGAACTATCTGTCGAACCTGGACGCGATCATCCAGGATCAGACCTTCAGCCAGCTTGCGATCCCCGCGCAGGGGCTCAATCGCGGCGACGACGCTTACAAGAAGGTGCTCGAAATGGGCACCAAGCGTATCTTCACCTATGACGCCGGAATGGGCAGCGACGCGGCTCCGCGTTTCATCTCGCCCGATCCGAAGCAGGCCGGCGTCATCCTGAGCGTGATCAACAAGATCATCAACGAGATCTACCACACGGTCGGTCTCGCCGGTGAACGCACGAAGGAGGATAACTCCGTCGGGATCGACAACAGCTCGGGCGTGGCGAAGGCTTACGATTTCGAGCGGGTCAACTCGCTTCTGACGAGCAAGGCCGCCGCGTGCGAGGAAATCGAGAACTGGATGGTTCGGATCGTGCAGAAATGGCACGGGGCCGAAACCGTCATCGACGATCTGGTCTCCTATCCCGAAGGTTTCGATGTTCTCAACCTTCAGGACGAACTGACGACCGCCGAGGCACTGGGCAAGATCAACGCGCCCGAAGAGGTTCGGCGGCATCACATGCGTCAGCTCGTGGAAAAGCTGTTCCCGCAGCTGAAAAAGGACATCAAGGAAGGCATCATCAAGGCGATCTCCGAATGGCAGAAGCCCGAGGAAAGTGATGCACAGCCGTCCGGCGATCCTGTCTCCGCGCCCAACAGGCAGGGACAGGTGACGCGGGACACCCCCGACTAAGGACGCCGTCGAGAAACCGCACGGCATCCTGCAACAGAAACCGGCCGAGAGACTGGCCACCTGACATGCCCGAGAGACTGGGCGGAAGGAGAAAGACATGGATAAGTCCATCATGGGGCTGCTGCCCTTTTTCGCGTTTGCAGCCATGAATGTGCTGCGCGACAAGGATGACGAAACCGGGAGCAAGTCTGGCGACGACACCGATCAGAACGGCGACAAGGGCGACGACAAGAGCGGCGACAAGGGCGACGATGAGACCGATGCCGAGCGTCAGGCACGCGAGGCGAAGGAGGCCGATGAGGCCGAGCGCCAGGCGCGCGAGGATGCCGACAAGGCCAAGAAGAAGGCCGACAAGACCGGCGACTCCGCCGACAAGAAGGAGGCCGAGGAGAAGGCCGACCTGCTCAAGGAGGTCATGGACAAGAAGCAGAAGCTCCGTGACACCGAGAAGGAGAAGGCCGATCTCGAAGCGAAGCTCAAGGCATATGGCGACATCGATCCCGACAAGGCCAAGGAGCTTGTCCGCAAGGAGCAGGAGGCCCAGCAGGCCGCGCTCGAAGCGAAGGGCGAGTTCGAACGCGTCAAGGAGATGATGCGGGAGCAGAGTGAGAAGGAGAGCGAAGAGCTCCGCGCGGAACTGGAGCGCGAGCGCGAGGCCAACAAGTCGAAGGATGCGATCATCGACGATCTCACCGTCGGCAACGCCTTCTCGTCCTCGAAGTTCATCCAGGAAAACCTGGTGATCTCGTCGAACAAGGCTCGCCAGCTCTACGCCGGTCATTTCGAGATGGTCGATGGCCAGCTGGTCGGTTTCGACAAGCCCGCCGGCGCCAAGGATCGCACCCAGCTCGTGAACGGATCGGGCGATCCGGTTTCCTTCGACGAGGCGATGAAGCGTATCATCGAAGCGGATCCCGACAAGAACGATCTCACCCGGTCGAACGCGCGGCCGGGCGGCGGATCGAAGACGAACTCCGGCGGGGAAAAGAAACCCGGTGCCGACAAGAAGAAGAGTGACGGTCTCTACGGCCGGACGCGCATCGCAAATGCGCTGAAGGAAGACACCTGATTTTCCCCTCTCTTTGGCCGAATGTGCCGCAGCGATCACACCGCTGCGGCATATTTGTCACAAAAATCCGTTTTTTCTCTTGAATACATCGCCCTCCTCGGGTTATGTAAGCGGTGACTTACATCCTGGCGATGCTCTGAACGAGGAGAAGAAACATGCCCCTTCTGGCGGAAGAAGCCGAAAAGCTGTCGATCGAGGATCGCCAGCGCGGCGTCATCGAAGAAATCATCGATCGGGACGAGCTGTTCGCACTTGTTCCGTTCACTGGCACCACCGACGAGACCTATTCCTACGTCCGTGAAAAGACCGTCGCCGAAGGCGAATGGTTCTCGGCCTACGAAGACCTGGAGGAGAGCGCATCGACGTTCGACCCGGTCAACGTGAAGCTGAAGCGGATCGCCGGTCAGGTCGATATCGACAACTTCCAGGACGAGGTTCAGTCGAATCTCAACAACCAGGTCGCCATCCAGCTCGCCGCCAAGGCGAAGGGCATGGGCCGGCAGTTCCGCCGCACTCTCGTGAACGGCGACACCGCCGTGAACGCGAAGGAGTTCGACGGTCTGCGCAAGCTCACCCCTGCGGCCCAGACCATGAATGCCGGCGCAAATGGCGGCTCGGTGTCCTTCTCGATGCTCGACGAGATGCGCGACATGGTCGATCTCGGCGCCGACGTGCTGATGATGCGCCAGGGCACCTGGCGCGCGATCCGCGCCCTGAACCGGACGATGGGTGGCAACACCGCCGATCACATCATGCTGGAGAACTTCGGCTTCCCGGTTCGCGCCTATGACGGCACCCCGGTGATCATCAACGACTTCATCGAGGCCGACGAGACGCAGGGCACCAACGACGCCACGACCTCGATCTACGCTCTGCGCCTGAACGAGGCCGACGGCTTCCACGGTCTGTTCGGCGGGCCTTCGGCGGGCTTCCGCATGGAGAAGGTCGGCCTGCTCCAGGGCAAGGACGCGACCCGCTGGCGGATGAAGTGGTATGTTGCCACGGCGCTCAAGGCCACCCACGCGGTTTCGCGCCTCAAGGGCGTGACCAACATCTGATCTTGTTTTTCGGTCAGTGCTGACTTAACATTGGGCGGGAGCAATCCCGCCCTTTGTCATTCTGAGAGAGCCCATCATGTCCGATATCTACGAAAAAAAGCGCCTTCGCATCGTCGAGAAGGGGTTCGAGACCTATACCGGCGAACTGAGCGTCTACATGTTCGAGAACGGCGTCTCCGTCGAGACCATTCCGCGCGTCGAACGCGACCGGATCGCCGCGACGATGGCCTGTGTCGAGGTGGACGAAGGTGGCCGCGAGAAGGGCGCCGGCGTCGCCGAGCGTCTCGTGAGCGAATCCAAGGCCCGTGCTCCCGAGCCCGAGCAGACCGAACGCCAGAGCGAGGATGAGAAGTCGAAGGAGGAGCGGGAGGTGGCCGCCAAGGCGACGATTTCCACCGTCACCTTCTACTCCGAGGATGAGCTCGATGCCGTGATCGCCGAGGGCGGCATCCATGCGCTGCGCGAGGTGGCGAAGCAGTGGAACCTCAAGGGCCGGTCCATCCCGCAGCTGCGCGATGACGTCCTGAACGCCCAGAAGACCTTCCTGGAGAACAACCAGGAGATCCGCGAGCAGCGCATGAAGATGATCGAGGCGGGCCAGACCAATCCCGAGCCCGAACCCGGCGCCGACACGAACACCGGCACCGATCAGGATGCGGTCCAGTCCGCGGCCGAGACCGGCGACATGTCGGCTGCGCTCAACAAGGATCGTGACTGAGAATGGATATCTATCCGGAGAGCTATGACGTCACGCTGTCGGTTCCCGTCCAGGATCCGGCGGGTCGGAACTTCAACCCCGACAGCGTGACGGCGACCCTGTATGATCAGGACGACGAGATGGTGGCCGATCTCGGCTCCGTCCCGTTCGTCTCCGGACAGACCAGTCTCGATATCACGGTTCCTCGTGCGAATCTGACCGTTCCCCTGCACCAGCGCCGCGCAGCCTTCACCCTGCGCGTGACCTTCATGTCGCAGAGCGGATCCTTTCCCCGGACGATCGTTTTCGCCGTCGAGCGCGATGCGGCGCTTCGGGTGATGACGAACTCGTTCCTGACATTCGCGCGCGCCGAGATGCTCGCCGTCGATCACACCAATGCCGATGGCTGGCACGCCGCGGAGGAATCCGCACGCAAGCACGCCCTCGTCGAGGCATTCGTGCGCCTGCAACGCATTCCCATGCAGTTCACCCCGCGCGATGACGAAGGCAATCTCCTGCCCGACAAGCGCCAGGTGATCCCGCGTGATCTCTGGCCGAAGGAAACCAGGGCGGATTTCGACGCCTATCCCGAGCACTTCCGCAACGCCCTGCGCATGGCCCAGTTCGTCGAGGCCGACAACATTCTCAGAGGCGAGATCGTCGCGCGCAAGCGTGCCGAAGGGATCGTCGAGGAGGAGGTTCACGAAAGCCGTATGGAAATCTCGCCGACGGTCGTCTCCTACGACATCTGCGAGGCGGCAATGGTCGTGCTTGCCGGCTATGTCGATTTCGATATCCGTGTCGGGAGGGCGTGATGTTCCGGCCCAATCTCACGGGATCCATTCGGACAAGGATCGGCTATGATGTTCATGGCCGTCCGAAACTGTCGCAGCCGCGGCCCGTGCGTTTTTCGCAGGCGGAATTCGGCCGCGATATCATGCGCACGCCTGATGGGGCGGCGTCGGCAGGTGCGGCAGGGCAGGGGACGGCGGCCGACAGCGTGATCCTGATAGATCGGAAGGCGAAGATCGACATCGAGGATGTCTTCACCTTCGACGGCCAGGACTACCGCGTGATGGCCGTCTATCCGCGCCGCGACATCACCGGATTCGTGGATCACTACGAGGCCGCCCTGGAGCTGTTCGAGGGATGATGAAGGGAAGCATCTCCGCGACGGGCATCGGCCACGTCAGGACGATGTTCCGCAACCTGGGCCGCAAGGTTCCGGACCAGGCGCGCGGCCAGATGCGCCGGGCGTCGCGGCGCATCGTCGAGCAGGCGCAGATCAACGTGCCCGAGGATGAAGCGCTGCTGCGCGACTCCATTCGCATCGAGCGCACCACGGGCTTCAGGGGCCGGCTTCAGATCGATATCGTCGTCGGTGGGCAGGTGGTCACGAACGCGCGCGGAAAGCAGATCGACCTGGACCGCTATGCCCTTCTCGTTCACGAAGCCTACGAGACGGCCGTGGCCACGAAGGGGCCGGGCAAGCGGACGCGCGAGAAGATGCTCCAGTATCCGCAGGCCACGATCGGCTCGAAATTCCTTGAGCGTGCGGTCGATAAGGAGCGGGCGCGCTTGCAACGCAACATGACGACGATCATCGACCAGATCATTGAGAGGGAACAGCGGTGATTCACGATATCGTCGAACGCAAGATCGAGAGAGCGGGGCTCGCGCGAACGGCGCGCAGCCTGTTTCGCGAGCACATGCCGCCCGATGTCTCGGAAGCGGTCATGACACGGCTGCCCATCGAAGGGGTGAGCATCGACTTCAACATGCCCGGATTTCACCGGACGAGCATGCAGGTCATCGTGCGCAATCCCGACCCCGAGAAGGGGATGAAGCTGGCCACGGACATCATGAACGTGCTGAGCGTCACGGGTGGGCAGGAGCTGCATCCCGCGACGCGGGAGCGCGGCGAGGTGCGTCTGAAGCTGTTTCATCCGCGTCACCTGCCGGCGCGGTTTCCGCGTCTCGAAGGCGACGAGCTTGAATTTTCCATCAATTTCCTGGTGGTTTTCTCGATCAGGCCGCTGGGGGTCTAGGCTTAGACCTTGCCTGGGACCATATCGTCTGATAGGTTCTAAGTAACTGCTGACTTACCCTCATTCTCGCACGGAGTATCGAAATGGGCACCGAAAATGTAAAACTGGGCGTTTGCAACGTCTTTTTCGACGGCCAGGATCTTGGCCTCACCAAGGGCGGCGTCGAGGTCGAGGCCGCAACCGAAACCCACGAAGTCACCGTTGACCAGTATGGCAACACGGTGATCAACGAGATCATCATCGGTCGGTCGGTTTCCGCGAATGTGCCGATGGTCGAGACCACGCTGGACAACATGGTCCGGATCATGCCGGGCGGCGTGCTCGTGACCGATGGCGATTTCGCCTCGGGCACCGTGACGCTTTCGGCCGCACCGGCCGACGGCGACACCGTCGGTGTCTTTGGCACGACCTTCACCTTTCGCACCACGCCGAGCGCGCAGCACGATGTGCTGATCGGTGCCGACGAGGTCGCATCGGCCGAAAACCTGGCCGACACCGTGAATGGCGCGGTCATCCCGATCTCCGCCGAGGTCACGGCCGATGGCGAAGTCACGATTACCGCCAACAGCCGCGGCTCGGAATGGAACCTGACCGTGTCGAGTAGCGGTGTCGCGATCACCACGGCCGACATGACCGGTGGGGTCGATGTGACCAAGGCGCGCGTTGACGTGCCGACCGGCGTGAACATCAGCCTCTCGTCGATCGCCAAGAAACTGGTCCTGCGTCCCATCGGCACCTCGGGCGAGGATGACTTCATCATCTACAAGGCAGCCGCACCCGGCGCGCTGAACTTCACCTACAACGTCGATCAGGAGCGCATCTACACGGCCAACTTCAAGGGCTATGTCGATCCGCAGTCCGGCGGCGCCCTCTTCGCGGTCGGCGACGAAGACGCAACCGCGTGATCGTGACCGGGCCTGAAAAGGCCCGGTTCTTCCTTCTCTCAAGACATCAGGATAACACAGTATGACCACCGAGGTTCTCAATCTCGAAGACCTGAAGACCGCTCCGAAAGTGGCTCTTCAGCTGCCCGACGGCACGCGGCACGAGATGCGGCAGGCAACCGTTCAGAGCTTCATCGATCACGTCAAGATGGTCGAGGACATGCCTCCCAATGCCGGCATTTCCCAGGAAATGGAGATGCTGATCAAGGTCATCCTGAGCGCCTTTCCGACGCTCAGCGAGGAGATTGTGCGGTCCTGGCCGCTTCCCTACCTGGAGCAGATCAACGAGTTCGTGCAGGCCAAGTCCGGCATGGTCGCCACCCAGGACGGGCAGAAGGCCGAGGAGGCCGAAGCGTCGGGAAACGGTTCGACGGCGACCTGAAATCCGTCGATCTCGGATTTCTCGTCGCCAAGGTCGTGCGCGAATACCGGATGGGGCTCGACGAGGTTCTCGATCTTCGCCTGCGCAGGTTCTGGTTCCTGGTGAACACCGCGGACCGGCTCAAGGCGGAAGAGGATATCCGCCTTTTGCAGATCTTCGGGTCTGCGCAGAGCGAGAAGGGGTTCGAAGAGGCTCAGAAGGCCCTGCGTGCCGAAATGGGTCAACAGGTCTTCGTCTGGGAAGAGAAGACCAGGGATGAAATGAGGATCGTGCCTGACAACGGTCTCGATCCCGAATTCGACAGGAAGGGGCTGCAAGCCCTGAAGGCGATGGCGGGCTGACAGGAAGGTCGAGATGACGAGCAATATCCGGGTCGATCTTGAGCTGCGGGACGGCTCCTTCACGTCAGCCATGCTCCGGGCCAACCAGTCCCTGTCGTCGTTCCGCAGGGAGCTGGCCCGCGTCGATCCGCATTTCCGCAAGATGACGGCCAGCAGCAAGAACGCCGTGGTCGGCGTTCAGCGCACCGACAAGGCAAGCCGGTCGCTGCTCGGCACCATGCGCGATCTCACCATCGTCGCGGGCGGCCTCTCGATGGCCTTCCACACGCTGACCGGCACCGGCAGCAACCTGATCGGTCAGATCACCAACATCAACGCGCAGATCGAGCGGATGCGCTTCCAGATGATGGCGATGTCCACCTCGGCCAAGCCGATGGAAGAGGCCGCGAACTCGGTCGATTTCCTGCGGCAGAAGGCCAAGGAAGCGCCGTTCTCCCTGCGCCAGCTCTCCGACAGCTTCGTCAAGATGAAGGCGACGGGAATCGATCCGATGAACGGATCGCTGACCGCGCTGGCCGACGGCATCGCGGCCTTCGGCGGCTCCGACCAGGAACTGCACCGCGTCTCGCTCGGCATCCGGCAGATGTCGGGCAAGTCGGTGATCCAGATGGAAGAGCTTCGCCAGCAGCTCGGCGAGGCGATGCCCAATGCCATGAACGTGATGGCGCGCTCGATGGGCGTCTCTGTGGCCGAGCTGACCGATGCCGTCTCGACGGGTCGTGTCGAGGCGTCGTCGGCGCTGAGCGCCTTCTTCGACGAGCTTGACCGCACCTATGGCGGCGCCGCGCAGCACATGATCGAGAGCTTCTCCGGCCAGGTCTCGCTGCTTCAGGCGAATCTTCAGATCCTCGCGACCCAGGGTGGGCTCAAGCGCTTCTTCGAGGAAGAGAAGGAGGCGATGGTCGGCCTCAACGACTTTCTCCAGGGCGCAGAGGCGGCGCAGTTCGCGAACGCGCTCGGCGACACGCTGACGGCGGTCATGAGCGGTCTGAAGGCCGTGACCCAGACCGCTTTCGAGTTCCGCTCCGAGATCGGCACCCTGGCCAAGGTTCTGGCTGCCGGAATTGGTCTGCGCATGCTCGTGGGCAGTCTCGGGATGGTCGCGACGAGCTTCCGCTCGGCCGCCCTCTCGGCGACCGCGTTCCGGTCGTCGATGGCGCTTGCCTCGGCCGATTTCATGATGGGTGTGCGCGGGCTGCGGCAGGGTCAGCACGCAACGACCGCCTTCCAGATCGCCGCCGGCGGCGCGAGCCGCATGATGAGCACTCTCGGCGGCACCCTCATTCGTGCGATTCCGGGTGTCGGTCTCTTGGCTTCGGGGGTGCTGCTTCTGGCCGAGAACTTCGATCTGATGGGCAGCTCCACCAAGCAGGCGTATGAGGAGCTGCGCGAATTCGGTGCCGCCTCGAAGGAAGAAGCCGAGAAGATCGTCAGTGCCGAAGAGCAGCGCCTGAACGAACAGATCGCGCTTCGTCAAGAAAACCTGAGCCGTCTTGAGAACATTCGGAATGAGGGATCTGTCGAACGCAGCCTTTTCCGTAACGAAGAGGATCTCAATAAGGCGATTGAAAACACCAGTGCCGCGCTTCAGTCTCTTATCGATGAGCGCGACCAGCTTCGCGAGAATAGTGTCGATCTGATCGAGGAAGCGGGTAACACCGAGGAGGCGTCCAGCGGCCGTCGCTTCGAGCGGGCTCTGCGCGAGCGCCTGCGCGAAAGCAGGCAGATCTACACGCGGGAAATCGTCGAGGCCGAGAAAGCCTATGCCGAGGCGCGCAAGGTCGCCGAGGAAGGTGACAACAGCATGATCAGCGCGCGTGAGAAGTTCCGCGATCGCCTCGACGAGATCACCCAGAAGCAGAACGAGAGCGTCGTCTCCATGCTCGAAAAGGAGGAGACGCAGGTTCGCGCGAAGATCGAGGATGCGCAGGGGCAGGAGCGTGAGAACCTGCTCCGGCATCTCGCGATCATCGAGCGGATGCAGGCTGATGCGTATCGCAAGATGCGCCAGGAACGCGCCGAGGGTATCAGCCTCGTGCCCGAGACGATCTCGAACGAGCAGCGGATTGATCGCGGTGCCGACAGGCTGCGCCAGGTCACTGAGGAGGTCCAGGGTCTCCAGGCTTCGCTCGCCGGGGCGGGCAGCGAGTTCGCGCGGCTCCAGTTCCGCATCCAGCGCGGTGATTACGGCGAGATCGAAGGTGCGACCGAGGCGGTCAAGGAGATGCACGAGGCACTGCTTCGCGCGACCCAGCAGAAGGAAGCCCTCGACAAGCTGATGCAGGGTCAGAATCGCGCCGAGAACGATATCGAGGCGATCGAGGATGACATTCGGCAGCGTCAGATGGCGCTGGAATTCGCCGCGTCCGGACGCGACATGAACGAAGCCGACAGGTTCCTGGCCCGGCTCAGGAATGGGGCTTTCGAGGGTCTCGGGCCGGTGGAGAATATCCGTCGCTCGATCAATCGCGTGACCGAGTCTCTTGGCGGCCAGGGGTCGATCGCCCAGAATGTCGGCAAGGTGATGCGCGAGAACACCTTCGGCAAGGGCACGTTCGAGAAGATCAGGACCATTCGCGACGCGATCCGGGAAGTGGGCGACGCGCTCACCGACCTGAAGACCGGCGATCTGTTCGGCCCGGTCAGCACGTTCCTGGGCGGCGCAATGCCGTCGGTCGGCAATTTCACCAATGCCGGGCCGAGCACCGCCATGCTGGATCTGATCGCACGCGCCGAAGGCACCGTCGGCAAGTCGCGGAGCCGCGGCTTCAACACGACCCTGGGCTTCGGGGCCTTCACGGGTGGCGAGCGCGACCTGGTGAACATGACGCTGCGCGAAATCCTCGCGCTTCAGCGCCAGATGCTTCAGCATCCCGACAATCACTTCAACTCGTCCGCGCTCGGCAAGTTCCAGATCGTCGGCTCCACGCTCGGTGGTAAGGGAATCGACGGCAAGGGCGGTCTGATCGAGCAGCTCGGGCTGAGCCTCGATCAGAAGTTCACGCCGGAGCTTCAGAACCGTCTCGCGATGACGCTCCTGGAGCGCCGTGGCGGCAATGTCTCCGAGCTGCGCAAGGAGTGGCAGGGGCTGCGCGATGTCAGCGCCGAGGAGATCAGGCGTGCCTATCTCGAAGGCGCCGAGCAGGGCCTGCGCGAGGCGGGGCTGCCCGAGAACGTGCCGACCTTCGACTTCGAGGATATGGTTCGGCGCCAGGTCAACACGACGGCGAATCTTGAGGGGCGCGGAGAGGCCGCCAGGGCGGAGCTGGAGCGGCTTCGCGTCGCCGAGCTGGAACAGGAGCGCGCGGATCGCGAGCGCGCACTCAGCGCCGAGCTGGAGGCTCTGAACGCGTCCCTGGGTGACGTGGGCACCGGCAATGTCACGCGGCGCATGATGGAGCGCATTCGCGCCGGCGATCTCGGTGACAACCTCGATCCGCAGTCGGAGCAGTATCGCGAGATCCTGCGGCTCGCTCGCGAGATCGATGCGACCGAGGAACGGCTTCAGGAAAAGCGGCAGGCACAGAGCCAGTCCACCTCGCAGCTCGAAGCGCTTGAGCGGCAGCGCCTCGATATCCAGCGTCAGATCACCGAGGCGAACCGGCGTGCCGAAGATCCCGATTACCAGGGGCAGAGCCGCGATCTTCAGCGCCTGATCGAACAGCTCGATGACTATGTCGAGAATATTCGGATCGCGTCCGGCGAGGACAGCAAGGCGTTCCGCGACGCGACGCGGTTCCGTCAGGAGATGATCGCGAGCCAGCGGCGCCTCGATGCGGCCGAGAGCTTCGCCGATTTCCGCAAGGACACGCGCGATCTCGAAGATAACCTGCGCACGCGCGATCAGATGCGCCGTGTCCAGATGCAGCGCGATATCGCAAAGGTCGATGCCTGGCTTCAGCGTCAGCGCGAAGCGGGTGCCGAAGAGGTGGCGATCGTGCGCGAGGCAGAGCGGCGCAAGGCCGCGATCCGCGAGCGTTTCGCACGGCAGACCAGCCCGGTCACGCAGCAGATGAAGGAATGGGCCGACTTCTCCGGGAACATCAAGGAGAAGACGACCGGCTGGCTCGACAGCCTGTCATCGGGAATGGCCGGGCTCATCACGGGCACCGGGAGTCTGCGCAACGCGATCAACGGAATCCTCAATGATATCGTGACCTCGCAGATCCGCTTTCTGTGGTCGAGCATGGCCGGCGAAAAGACGCAGGAAGCCGGCAGCAAGCTCGGCGCGGCCATCGGTGTAAAGCACGGCGGCGGCATTGCCGGGCAGAGCAGGGGTCGCAGGCGGCGCGTGTCGATGGCGACCTTCGCCAATGCGCCGCGCTACCACACCGGCGACATCGTGAAGCCGAGGCTGAAGACCGGCGAGGTGCCGATCATTGCCAAGCGCGGCGAAGGCATTTTCACGCCCGAGCAGATGAAGGCTCTGGCACCCGTCGGCACGCAGGGACAGGCGATCACGATCAACTCCCCGATCACCGTCGAGGGAAGCGCCGGCACGCCCGAGCAGAATCAGGATCTGGCAAAGCGCATGTCGCGCGAGATGGAGAAATCGATGCGCGGTGTCGTCGTCGAGGAGCTTCGGCGGCAGTCCAGGCCCGGCAACATGCTCGGTAACACGAGAGGGCGCAGGTAATGGCATTCGAGACTTTCAATCCGCCGGTGAGCCCGTCGCCCGGCGCAAGCCACGATTACGCACCGGCGGTCAACCGCGCGGAGTTCGGCGATGGCTACACCCAGTCGTCGCCGCGTGGGCTGAATCATGTGAAGCTGAAGATCAAGTTCACCTGGGACGGCGTCGTCGATCAGGACATGCAGACGATCATCGGCTTCTTCGATGCGCGGGGCGGCACTGAGCCGTTCTGGTATCAGCCGCACGGCTACACGGCGGCGCGCAAATGGACCTGCGCGAAATGGTCCGTCACCGACGGACCGCCCTGGCGCATCACGGCCGATTTCGAGGAGTCGTTCATTCCCGATCCGTAGGCGCCTCTTGCTTATCAGTCAGTTGTTACTTATGCTTGGTCCGAGAGGTGAGCATGAGCGATATTTCGTCTGAAAACCAGAGCCTGACGCCGTCGAGCATCATCCCGCTGTTCACGCTCGATGCGTCGAGCATCAACGGGCCTGTTCTGCATTTCACGATGAACCAGAAGGCGGGAGGTCAGAGTGTCGTATTCGACGGCGTGACCTACGCGGTCACGGATATCGAGTTCGACGGGCTGGAAACGAGCGGGCTGGGATCGCTGCCCACGCCGAAAATCCGCATCGCGAGCCAGGACAACACGATCCAGGCCCTCGGCAACACCTACGGCGATCTGAACGGCTGCGTGCTCAAGCGCATCCGGACCTACAAGCGCTTTCTCGACGGCGAGCCCGACGCCGACCCGACCGCCTTCATCGGCCCCGATGTCTTCCGTTTCGAGCGCAAGACGGCCGACAGCCCGGACATGTTCGAGTGGGAGCTGTCCGCAGCGATCGACCAGGAAGGCGCGATGTTTCCCGGCCGCGTGGTGGTCGCCAATACCTGCATGTGGCGCTACCGCGTCTGGAATCCCGACACCGAGACCTTCGACTATTCCAAGGCCCAGTGCCCGTATACCGGCGCACAGTCCTACGACATCAACAACAACCCCGTCAGCAGCGGCGCGGATGACGTGCCCTCGCGCGATCTGAAGTGCTGCAAGACACGCTTCGGCGCGGATCAGCCGTTGCCCTTCGGGGGATTTCCGGGAGCTGCGAGGATCGGATGACCGAATTCAAGGAAGCCTACGAACAGGCCAGGCGGCACGCGCGCGATCTCTACCCCGAGGAGGCGTGCGGTTTCATCGTGAAGGGGGAATACGTTCCGGTGAAGAACGTCGCGAGCGACCCGAAAAGCCATGTCGATGATCCCGACGCCTGCACCTGCCGCAAGTGCTGTTTCCGCGTCGCGAAGAAGGACGTCGCGAAATACCTGCCCGACGCGGATATGTTTCTGCACTCACACCCCGACGGCCCGCTCTACCCGTCGCGCACCGACATGCAGAGCCAGATCAGCATGGGAATTCCCTGGGGGATCATCGCGCTCGACGAGGAGCGGATCGGGCAGCCCGAGATCTGGGGCGACACGCTGCCGATCCAGCCGCTGGTCGGCCGCACTTTCCTGCATGGCATCCGCGACTGCTACAGCCTGATCCGCGACGTCTACCGCCTCGGTCGGGAAAGACTGGCGCTCGACGACATCACGCGGGAATGGCCTTTCGATCCGATCTATCTCGCGGACAAGCCGCGTGATCATGCCTGGTGGGAAATGGATCTCGATTACTACGAGACCGAGCCCGGAAAGTGGGGCTTCGTCCCGATCGCTCAGCACGAGGCCCAGCCCGGCGACGTGTTCCTGGCCTCGATCCGCGCGAACGGCAAGATCAATCACGGCGGCGTGCTGCTTTCGAACGACCTGATCCTGCATCATCTGCCGCAGCGCGTGTCGCGCCGCGAGCCCGCCGGCATCTGGGCACGGCACGCGGCCAAGTGGGTGCGCTATGTCGGCGAGGGTTCGATCCATGCTGTGTGACGTCCACGTATACGGCAAGCTCGCCGATATCTGCGGCGACACCCTGCGGCTCGATATCGCGACCGCATCGGAAGCCGTGCAGGCGATCTGCGTGAACTTTCCCGAAGCGGCGAATGTCATTCGTGACGAGTCCTGGACCCTGTTCAGGGGTGACGAGAAGGAGGTCGCGCTCGGCGAGGAGGCGATCGCGCTTCTGAACCTGGGCGGTCGCTCCGTTCACATCATGCCCGAGGCGATCGGTGCGAAGGAAGGCAACGGGATTCTCAAGGTGGTTCTCGGCGTGACGCTGATCGCGCTGTCCTTCGGCTCTGCGGCTTTTCTTTCGCAGCCGATTGCCGGCGCTATTCTCGGCCAGACCACCTGGGGGAACGCCATCGGCCAGATCGGCGTCGTCATGGCGCTTTCCGGCGTGTCGCAGATGATGGCGCCCGAGAAGAACACCGACGAGGAAGAGACCAAGGAGAGCTTCGTCTTTTCGGGGCCGCGCGGCACCGTCGGGCAGGGGAACGCCGTGCCGGTGATCTACGGCGAGGTGATTACGTCGGGTGTTCTCGTATCCGCCGGTGTCGATGCCGAAGACATGCTCCCCGTCGAGGATAACGGCACCATCGAGCCCGGCAATACCGCGCCGACATTCCCGCGCCCCGCGCTCGGGCAGAGGTGATCTCATGACCGAACACATCAAGAAGCCCGCTCGGGATATCGAAGGTCGCGGCGGCGGGGGCGGCAAGAAGGGCGGCAGCGCCGGGTCCGACGCCGAGAACACGCTGCGCTCCAATTCCAAGGCGCGCATGGTCGAGCTGCTCTCGGAAGGCCCGATCGAGGGGCTCGTGAATGGCGCGCAGTCGATCTATTTCGACCGCACCCCGCTTGAGAACAGCGACGGCAGCACGAATTTCGAAGGCGTGATCTGGGAAGAGCGCAAGGGCCTTCCCGACGACGAGCATCTTCAGGGGCACGGCGCTGTCGAGCAGATCAATCCCGTCGGTGTCGAAGTGACCCAGGCCGTCGGCCGCGTGACGCGCGAGATCACCGATCCCGAGGTCGATGCCGTCCGTATGGTCATCCAGCTCAATTCGCTCTTCAAGGTCGATTCGAACGGCAATCTTCAGCGCTTCAGCGTCGGATATGCGATTGACGTCCAGTCCTACGGCGGCGCCTGGCAGACCCTTCACACTCAGAACATCCAGTCCCAGAAGACCACGTCGCCCTACCAGCTCGCCCACAAGATCAAGCTGCCCGTGGGTGGTGCGCCCTGGAAGATTTCGGTTCGGCGCACGACACCCGATGACGCGAACGACCGCGAGGCGAGCGACTTTTCCTGGCAGAGCTATGTCGCCCTGAAAGAGGGCAAGTTCACCTATCCCCACAGCGCCCTGGTGGGTATCGAGGTGGATGCCGAAAGCCTCGGCCAGAACGCACCGCCCCGGACCTATCACCTGAAAGGGCGCATCATCGACGTGCCCAGCAATTACGATCCGGAGACCCGGACCTACTCGGGCATCTGGGACGGCACGTTCAAGTCCGCCTATTCGAACAACCCCGCCTGGATCTTCAATGACGCGGTCACGCACGACCGCTACGGCCTGGGTGAGTTCGTCGATCAGTCGATGATGAACAAGTGGACCCTCTACCAGATCGGCCAGTATTGCGACGAGGCGGTGCCGTCTGGCTTCACAGACGGCGCCGGAGACATGGTCTATGAGCCGCGCTTCACCTTCAACGCGCAAATCCGCGACCGCAGAGAGGCGTATTACGCGCTTCAGACGATCTCGCGTGCCTTCCGTGGCATGGGGTTCTGGTCGCTCGGGCAGGTCTTCGCATCGGCCGACATGCCGGCTGATCCGGTCAAGCTGGTGACGCCTGCCAATGTCATCGAGGGGCGGTTCAACTACTCGAATACGGCCATGAAGGCGCGGCACACCGTCGCCATCGTGCGCTTCAACGATCCCGTCAATCACTTCACCCCGACGACCGAACTGGTGATCCACGAGGAAGGGCTGAAGCGCTTCGGCTGGCGCGAAAAGCGCCTCGACTTCGAGGGATGCTCGTCGCGCGGACTGGCACGCCGCTACGGAAAATGGGTGCTCGATACCGAGCAGAACGAGATCGAGACGGTCGAATACAAGGCCGGCTTCGATCATATCGACGTCAAGCCGGGCGACATCGTCACGATCCTCGATCCCCGCAAGACCTCGATCCGCCGCGGTGGCCGGATCAAGGGGCACGACACCTCGACCAACAAGGTGACGCTCGACGCGCCCGTGACGCTCGACGCGCAGGTGACTTATACGCTGAAGCTGGTCAACGATGCAGGCGAGATCGTCGATTTCCCCGTCTCCGAGACAGGCGAGGTGAGCGAGATCGATATCGGCGCGACCGCGCACAGCTTCTCTCCGGCCGCCGTCTTCATCATGACGGGGTCCGATCTCAAGCCCCGTCCGTTTCGCGTCGTGTCGATGGATGAGACCGAGGAGAATATCTTCCAGATCACGGCGCTTGAGCACGATCCCACGAAATACGCGCGCGTCGAGCAGAATATCAGCTTCGATCCGCCGCCCTATTACGCGCACCCCGCGATCAAGGCGCCGAAAAATCTCACTGCCGACGAGATCGCCTATATCAGCTCCGAGCGGGTGCGGACCAAAATCCGCCTCTCCTGGGAGAGACCCGAAGGCATCGCGGTTCGCGAATACGTGATCCGTGTCAACTCGGAGACGGAGTTCAACGCCAACGTCGCCGCGACACCCGCGACGAATTTCGACCTGGAAGGCTACGAGCCGGGCGATTACGTGTTCGGCGTTCAGGCGATCGACAGACGCGGCCATATCTCCAAGGTTGCGGAAGTCAGCATCACGGTTCTGGGTGCAAGCGCGCTCAGCAATGGCGAGGTGCAGGATCTCGAACTCGAAGAGAACCCCGGCGGATCGAACTTCACCGGCAAGGATGTGAAGATCGCGTGGAAGAACATCTTTCCGCAGACATCCGAGGATGCACAGCAGACGCAAGAGGGCTCGCCCACCTATTCGCACAACCTCGTCGAGGTCTATGACGACGACACCAACACGCTGCTCAGATCGGCACGCGTGAGCGGCGAGCGCTACGTCTACTCCTTCGAGGAAAACGAAGCGGACTCCATCGATAAGCTCTTCGCGGGCGCGCGGCGCAGCCTGCGCTTCAGCGTGTCGGTTCACACCATGTCGGGCGGTGCTTCCAGCCCGGTCACACTGAGCGTGTCGAACGCGCCACCCACGGCTGTCTCTCCGGTCGTGACCGTCAATACCAATCAGATCGGCATTTCCGCACCGCAGGAGGTGGATAACGATTTCGCCGGTATGAAGGTGTGGATCGAGGAAGTCAGCGGCTTCGACGAGAGCCTGAAGACGCCGAAATACAACGGGCCGTCGAATTACACCTCGTGGTCGGGGGCCTATGGCAGAACCTACCACGTCAAGGCCGGCTATCGCGATCTCTTCGATGACACCTATACGATCACGCCTGAAGTGACCGTCATCACCGAGGCGAGCGCGATCGGGGCCGAGCCTGCCGTGCCGGCCAATCTCGTCGTGACCTCTGAACTCGCCGGTAACGGCCTGGCCCGGCTGATCGCCGACTGGGACGACAATTCCGAAAGCTGGGTGACGGGTTACGAGCTGACCTTCACGCAAGGGTCGAATGTCACGACGGCCGTGGTGAACGTGAGTCATTACGAGACCCTTGTCGAGCGCGGGGCCGATATCGATGTCACCGTGAAGGCGATCGGCCCCTTCGGCGGCAAGTCCGATGAAACCAGCGCCGTCTCGATCACCACGGCCACGGACACGGGCGCCCCGGCGACACCGGGCACGATCACCGTGACCAGCGGCTTCGAGACCCTCTGGCTGCAATGGCCGAAGAACACCGAAGAGGATCTCTCGCATTACGAGCTGAGCGTGAACTATAGCCCCAATACGGGTCAGAATTACATCGATCCGTCTCTGATCCAGCCTGATTTCATTGCGCAGGGTGAAAGTTTCGCGATCACCGGGATCTATGACGGCTCTTCGCGCTACATCATGCTGCGTGCCGTCGATACCTCGGGGAACGTGTCGCCCTGGACCTCGGAGATCCAGGCGACACCGACCAGCCTGCCCGATACCGTCGGGCAGGAACAGATCATCGCCTACACCGCGAACATCAAGGACGCGGTTATCACCGATGCCAAGATCGCGAACCTGAGCGCGGCGAAGCTGGCGGCCGGCACGGCGATCGCGAACAGCATCACGGTGGACGGCACGGCCCTGGGCACGGTCAACAGCCGCGCGGCCAATCCCGCGGCGCGGATCAATACCGGCACCACGCAGATCGATCCGGGCAAGATCGTTATCTCGGGCAGCACCTCGCTGGCCGACTGGCGCGGCAGCGACACGACCACGATCGACGGCGGCAAGATCGAGACGAACTCCATCCGGGCCGACCAGATCATCGTCGGTGACTTCACGAACTTCGCGGACGGATCGGATTTCGAGACGCCGGCCGCGAACCCCTGGATCTTCAACGACATCAACACGGGGATTGGATCCACGGAGTCGCGGTCGGGCAGCTGGTCGATGCAGATCGGCCCGACCGCGACACTCGCGAAGCGCGCGGAACTCGCCAAGAAGATCCGGCTCATCGAGGGCGCGGAGATTGTTCTGCGCGCCTGGATCCATCCCGACGCGAGTTTCGACGGAACGAGCGCGTCCGAGTTCCGTTTTTACGACCAGATGAGCAATCTTCTGGCGTCCTTTCCCTTCGACTCTATGGCTACCGGGGAATGGACGGGTTTCGTGCGCAACGTCTCAGTGCCGACGGATACGCAGGAAATCTCCGTCGAGATCTGGACCGACAACGCCGCGGGAAACGTCTACATCGACGACATCGAGATCTTCCGCAAGGTCTCCGGCGACATGATCGTCAACGGATCCGTCACCGTGAACTCCCTCGCGGCGGGCGTGCTTTCCGCCGACAATATCGTCGCTGGCACGATGAGTGTCGCGCGGCTCGCGGTTGATGACATCCTGGAAATCTCCGCGGCAAATTCCGGGTTTTCCATGTCGAAAACCAGCGCCTATGACGTGACCGTTGACGGCGTCTACATGGGTCGCACGCTGGAAGAGGATGGATCGGTCGGCTTCGGGCTGTCGATGTCGAAGACGACCGATTCCGGCGCCGTCCAGAGCTTGCAGGCCACCGAGGGCACCGGGCTGCGCATCCAGAATGCGAGCTTCGTCCGCGAGCTTTCCACGCCGTCGAGCCCCACGATGTATACCTCGACGCAGACGATCTCCCTGGCTGCCGCGACAAAGTCCATTTCGCTCGACATGATCGGTGCAGGCGGCGGCGGGGCAGGGGGCTCGACCAGCACGCCGGGTGGTGACGGTCAGGACACGACGGTTGTTCTCAAGGACGGAACGACCGTAATCAAGACATGGGTCGTGGAAGGCGGCGCAGGGGCGACCGGAACTGCCATCTACGGCGGTGGTCAGGCGGGCGAAAGCTCGCCCTGGGGTGTCGGCGGGCCGGGCGGCGATTACGCGAAATATTACGTCTCCGATGGCGGAGGAGAGTCGGGAAGTCCGACCTATGTGAGCGAGCCCGCCACACCCGGCGGAAACGGCTCGGGCTACGGTTCGGGCGGCGGCGGTGGCGGCCACGCCACGCAGAACAATCCCTATGGCGGCCGGGGCGGCAAGTCCGGCTCGTTCGTCAGCGTGATGGATTATGACGTCTCGACCCTCACGGATCCCAAGCTGGAAATCACCATCGGCACCGGCGGCCAGGGCGTCATCGGTGGGAACGCGAACGGTGGCAACGGTGCGCCCGGCAGGGTCGATGTGACCGAGATCGAGACCGTTCCGGTCGTCTCGGATGTGATCCCGATCGAGCCCACCTTCATCGGCCAGTTCAACAGCGATTTCATGGGCGCGAGCACCAACCAGAAGATTCCCGCGGATCACGGTGCCGGCTTCTATGTGATCTGGACGAACGATCTCTACACCGGAAGCATGGAGCTTGGCTTTCTCGACGTCGATGATATTTCCGGCTCGGTCAATATCGGCGCGTTCGACAGGACGATCGCCTTCGTCTCGAACAAGACGCCGGTCGTGACGAATTCCCAGCGCGGATACGATCGCACCCTTCATTACAAGTTCTACAAGATGGGAGCGTGACATGCTGGTCTATCACGACACCGACGGGAATATCACCCTGACCCTGAAAGGTCCGAAACACCTCGCTCCGCAGGGTGACTTCATCGAGGTCGATGACGCGACGGTCATCGATCCGATCTCCGCATACAAGATCGAGAATGGAGCCGTGGTCCTCAAGACCATCGAGCCGCGCAGGAAAAGCGCGATCCTGGCCGTGAACAAGCGCATCGAAAGGGAGCGCACCGTCTATACCACCGACATATCCGGCCAGGAAATGATCTACCGGGAAAAGGAGAACGAGGCGCGGCTTTACGTCACCCTCGATCCCGAGCCCGCGACGCTTGAAGACTTCCCCTTCATCGCGCAGGAAGTGGGCAAGACCGGAGACACGGCATACGAGGTCGCGCAGGTCTATCTGAACCTCGCCGCGCAGTGGAAACAGATCGGATCCGCGCTCGAAGGTCTGCGTATCTATGCCATCAATCAGATCAGATCCGCCACGACCGAACAGGAGATCGACCAGGCTCTCGACAGCTTCGAAGGTGAAATCGACGCACTAGGACCGTCATGATTGCAAAATGCGGTCCCATGAGTTAGGTAAGTGGTGACTTATGCCCAGAGATAGAAAAGGCGAGCGAAGGAAACGCGATGAATCAATACGAGCGTGACGAGATTGGTCAACTGCGATCCTACCTCAACAAGATGGTATTCGGGGCGACGGGTGCGGCACTCACCGTCGGTCTCGCCCTCGGCGGTTTCAGCATCAAGCAGCAGATGCAGATCACCACTGCAAAGGCGCTTGCCGAAAGCGCCGTGAAAACCTCCGACGAGAACAGAGAGGACATCAAGACGCTCACCTCGAAATTCTCCGACATGAACGGCGTGCTCGAAGGGGTTCGCTCCGAGCTTGGCGCGCAGCGCCGGGCCGTCGAGGCGATGAACGAAAGCGTCGCCGAACTGACGCGGTATCTCAGGGGAGGCAACATCAAGTGAAGCTGCTGCCCGACTGGCGCGAGATCATCCGCGACGCATGGTCGATCCGCCTCATCATCATTGCCGGCATTCTCAGCGGCCTGGAGGTCGCGATTGCCCTGACCGGCCCCGCGCTTTTCGGAATCAGGCCCGGCACGTTCGCGGCGCTTTCCGGGCTCGTCACGATGGCAGCCTTCGTCGCGCGGCTCATTGCACAGAAGGAAAACGACGATGGGTGACGGTCACGATCCCAGGAAGAGAAAGAAGACGCAAGGCCCCGTCAAGCGCGCAGGGGTTGCGGGAATGGCCGCGACCATCGCGTTCGTCGGTGGCTGGGAGGGGCTGCGCCTGCAAGCCTACAAGGACTCGGTCGGCGTGCCGACGGTCTGCTACGGCGAGACGCGCGGCGTGGAAATGGGCGACAGCTACACCAAGGCCCAGTGCGACGCCATGCTGGTCGCGGCGCTCGCCGAGTTCGAGGCAGGAGTCTCGAACTGCATCGATCCCTGGCGCGACCTGCCGGTGAACACCCAGATCGCCCTGGTCTCCTGGGCCTACAATGTCGGCATCGGCGCGGCCTGCGGCTCGACCGCCGTCAAGCGATTCAACCGGGGTGACTACGTTGCCGCCTGCGACGCGATCACCTGGTTCCGGAAGGGCACGATCGGCGGGGTCAAGGTCGTGATCCCCGGCCTCGTGAACCGGCGCTCCGCGGAATACAACCTGTGCGTCGAGGATCTGGATCAGCCAAGAGTCGCTGAGACGCTCACACAGTCGCGCTACGGGTCGCAGAGCACATGACAGCGCTGAAGATGCCTGGCGCGCTCCTGTGCGCTTCTCTGTCGCTCTCAGCGTGCAGCCCTATCGATGCGCTCGGGGCTTTCACGGGCAGCGGGGTCAATACTGCTGCGGCCGTCGATCTTCAGGCGGGCAAGAACAACGCCGATACCAGCGTCGGTGACTCGACCGTGGTCGATCAGCGGGTGACGCGGCCGAAGGCGCGCGACATCGAGCAGTCCACCGGTGACACCAAGCTGCGGACCGAGAGAATTCACACCGTTCGCATCGAGGAGAAGGACAGCTCGTGGCTTATCCTCGCGCTGGCGCTCGCCGCAGCTCTGGCCGGTGCGAGCTTTGTCTATGGCTGGCTGAGCTCCTCTCCGCGCGAGCGTAAACTTCAGCGCCGGATCGGTGAACTTGAGAAAACGGCACGGGAGTGAGCAGGATGTTCCCGAGCCGCGCTGTATCTATATCTAAATAGATAGCTAGCTAAGAAAGTATTATATGATACAGCGCGGCTCGGGAAAAACACGCGATGAGGATTTCGCCAGGGTCTACAATGACGTCAAGACCTATCCGGCTCTGAAAGACGTCGCGGATCATTTCTCCTGCTCCGTGAAATCGGTGCGCAGACACGCTGTCCGGATCAGGAAGCGCGCGCGTTCCGACAAGTCCACTCCGCGGTTGATCAACCGCGTCGAACTCAAGACACCGCCGAGACCGAGCAGCATGTCCGAGCGCGAATTGCGCCGGTTGCGGAGGCTCATGCGGTCCTGAAATTCCGCGTCAAGTCAAAGTCATCCCTTACTTATTTTCCGGATTTGCGATATCCTTCCGAAAACACGGTTCAATCGGAGAAGACATGGCAAAGCGTCGCAACGGCAAGAATGCCACGACCCGCTCGGAACGCAGAGAGTATCAAAGGGGGAATGGCTGCACGTCTACCGAATTCACCAAGGTTCCGGTCAGGCCCAGGGTCATCACCGTCCGGCCGCTCAACGCCGCACAGAAGCGCTACGACGCGGCAATGAAATCCAGCTCCATCGTGTTCGGGATCGGCCCCGCGGGGACCGGCAAGACCTGGATGGCCGCGCAGCGGGCCGCCGAGGCGCTCGAAGAGGGACGGATCGAGCGGATCATCGTGACCAGGCCGGCCGAGACCGTCCAGGAGAATCCCGGCTTTCTCCCCGGCGACCTGATGGAGAAATACGAGCCTTTCCTGGCACCGGTCAAGGAAGCTCTGGAGGATCGCTTCGGCACCGGTCATCTCGAATACCTCATCCGGAAAGAGGTCATCAAGCCGATCCCGCTGGGTTTCATCCGCGGCCTCACGCTCAGGAACTGCTGGGTGATCGCCGACGAGATGCAGAATGCCACCCATATTCAGACCAAGACGCTGCTGACCCGGATCGGGGAGAACGCCCGTTACCTGATCAACGGCGATCCGCGCCAGATCGACATTCCGCAGCGCAGTTCCGGACTGCTCGATGCGGTCAGGCGGCTGAGTCATCATGCCGACATCTCCGTCGTCCGCTTCGGTCGCCAGGATATCGTCCGGTCGGGGCTCTGCCAGGATATCGTGGAAGCCTACGAAGACTGATCGCCGCTCTGCTCTGCCATTGAGATATCGCTATATCTTCAAGTGCAGCAGCAGACAGCGAGGCCATTGTGACAAGGACGTTCTTCAAGATGCGGTTCGACATGGACGCAGATCGAAAGCTCGATATCGAGGAGGACGTCCTTGTCCACAAGTATGTGCCCAAGCGGCTTCAGAAGATGGATCCCGAGCTGTTCTCGACCAAGTGGTTCGACTATCGGCGCATGACGCCTTTCCAGGCCACCCTATGCTACATCGACGAGTATCGCGCCGCCTATCGCAGAACCTATCGCAAGGAGTTCGATGCCGCGCGGGCCGAGCACGTTCAGCCGATCAACGGCTCGAAGCTGACGGCCGACCTGATACGCGGTCACTCGCCCTCGAAGCGCAAGTTCAGCGCGTTCTGGCGCGGCCGGCAGGTCGCGGACGCTCTGACCATTCCCTACAATCTCTATCTCGACTGGGCCTTCTATTACAGGATGCGCCACTGGAGCCAGGGGTTCATGCCGCAGCCGCAGCACCTCTATCACGAGTTCGACGTGGAGCGCATTCAGGAGACATGGGAGGAGCAGCAGGCGTCGATCTTCTTCCGGCCCAAGGATCCGGCCTTCCTGGTTCACAATTATCGTGGAATTTCCTACCAGAACGATTTTCACGAATGGCTCTTCAAGCAGGCATGGCTGCGCAATCACCCTTACGAGATACTCGCCATGTTCATCGAGGAGAATTTTCTCCCGGTCGAGAAGGTCGAACAGCGGCTGGGTGACGAGTTTCACAAGGTCGAAGCGCATTTGTGATTCCCAGATACGACGCGCTATAAATGCGACACAGTTTTAAGTCGGTGCTGACTTATAGGAGACCGGAATGAGCGACGCGACCGAGCAGTCGGTGCAATACGAGTTCGACGAAGCCTTTCAGGAGCGCATCGCCGGAATGTTCATCCGCGACACGATGTTCGCGATGCAGACCAAGGATCTCGTCGATCCCGAATACTTCACGAGTGACGCGCTGCGCGCGGTGATCGGCGTTGCCCGAGAGCATGTCGAGGTCTACCGCTCGGCGCCCGAGATTTCGCTGATGCCGATGCTGATCAAGGATGCGATCGCCGCGAAGCGGATCAGGGCGGATACGGTGCCGGAGATCAAGAACGTCCTGCGCCGCGTCATGAAGATGCCCATGTCGAACCCGAAATTCGTCTCCGACAAGGTGTGCGAGTTCGCGCGGCACCGGGCCATCGAGAACGCGATCATGGAGTCGGTCGGTCTGCTTGAGAAGAACAAGATCGGCGACATCGAGGATCGCATCAAGAAGGCCGTGGCTGTCGGGGAAAATGACGAGGCCGAGTCCTACAGCTACTGGGAAGAGATCGAGAACCGCACGAAGATCCGGCACGATATCAAGAATGGTAAGGCCGTTCGCAACGGGATCACGTCAGGGTATTCCGATATCGACAGCCATCTCTATCACTACGGGTGGGGCAGGGGTGAGTTGTCGTGCATGATGGGGCCGGCCAAGTCCGGCAAATCGCTGTCTCTCGGCGATTTCTGCAAGAACGCCTCGCTGGCCGGATACAACGTCCTCTACATCTCCCTCGAAGTGTCGAAGGTCATTATCGCGGATCGCATCGACGCGGCCATTTCCGACACGCTGATGCGGGAGCTGCACAACGACCCCGACGCCATCGAGTCGAGGGTCAAGAAGATGCACGCCAAGGCAGGCATCTTTGAGATGCGCGACTTTCCGTCCGGCACCATGAAGCCGTCGCAGCTCAGGCGGCTGATCGAGAGTTACCGGTCCAAGGGCATCAATTTCGATCTGATCGCCGTCGATTACGCGGATATCATGGCCCCGGAATATCGCAGCGACGATCTGCGGGAGTCCCTGCGCACGATCTACATCGATCTGCGCGCTCTGGCGCAGGAGTATAACGTCGCGATGCTGACGGCGACGCAGACCAATCGCGACGGTGCGAAGGCATCCACCGCTCAGGCGACCGATGTTGGCGACGACTGGAACAAGGTGCGCACCGTTGACATCCTGATCGGCATCAACGCGACCGAGGCCGAGAAACAGGCCGGCGAGGCAAGGCTCTACTGGGCGATCTCGCGCAACACCGAGGATGGCTTCCATATCCGGATCAAGCAGGATCGAGCCCGGATGAAGTTCATCGACGGCATCGTGGGGAAGAACAAGTGAGGGTGCTCGTGACCGGCGGGCGGCAGTTTCGGGACAGGTCATACCTGTTCGGGGCGCTGAGCGTCGTTCACAAGGCGAAGGGTATCGACTGCATCATTCATGGTGACGCCGTCGGTGCGGACGAAATGGCCGGAGAATGGGCGGTTGCGCACGGTATCGCCGTGATTGTGGAGCCCATCACGGCGCGGGACTGGGATATCTACGGCGGCCGTGCCGGGAACGTCCGGAACCAGCGAATGCTCGATCTCGGAAAGCCCGATCTCGTCGTCGCGTTTCCTGGGCGTTCCGGCACGTTCGACATGGTCTCGCGCGCCAGGGAAAATCAGATTCCGGTTATCAGGTGCTGGAGGGGAAAAAGGTGAGCATCATGAACCTCGACGATATCATCCGCGAGCTGGATTTCGAGTTCTTTCTGGAGCGCGAAAGCATCCCCTTCAAGTCGTCGCACGGCGTGTCGGGCTTGCAGTTCAACATCAAGACCTGTCCCAATCCCGCTTGCGGCGATACCCGCTGGCGGACCTATTTCGGGAACGATACCGGTGCCGGAAACTGCTTCGTCTGCGACAAGGGCTTCAACAAGCTGTCGTTCATCCACATGTATCTGGGCAGCCTGCAATGGCGCGACACGATCGCCTTTGCCAAGGACATTCTGCGTGATCAGGGCTGGAGGCCGCGGCGCGAGGCCGTTGTCGCGACGACCGAGCACAATGTCGTTCTGCCGATCTCGCGGTCGATCCCGCTGGAAGACGGCTCGAATCTCGCCTATCTCGAAAACCGTGGCTTCACGACCGATATCGCCCGCTACTTCTCTCTCATGTGGTGCGAATTCGGATGGTGGAAGTATCACAGGGACGGCCGGGAGAAGATCCAGGATTTCTCGGGTCGCGTGATCGTTCCGGTATACGATCTCGACGGAGATCTGAAAACATTCCAGGGTCGCGACATCACAGGTGGAAGTGATCGCAAATACCTGTTTCCGGCCAGTCTGCCCGGAACCGGAAAATTCCTTCTGAACGCGCACAATTTCACCGCGACGGACAGTATCGTGATGGGCGAGGGGGTTTTCGACGTCGCCGCGATCAAGATGGCGCTCGACGAGGATCCCGATCTGCGCAGGGTCGTTCCGGTGGGCTCGTTCGGCAAGCATCTCTCTTACGGCTCGATGGAAGGGGACGACCAGCTCGGCCGGTTCAATATTCTGAAATCGCGTGGCCTGAAATTCGTGACGATCATGTGGGACGGCGGGGCGAAGGAGATCGTGTCCGCGCTGAACGCGGCGAAGCTGATCAACAATATCGGCCTGACCGCGCGCCTGGCCTGTCTGCCGAAAGGGAAAGATCCCAACGAGGTCACGCCCGATATCGTGCGCAGAGCCTATTACGAGGCGAGCGTGTGGACGCCGGCGCTAGATGTGCGGTGGCGCTTGAGAAATCCCTACGGGAAAGCGTGATCCCGCGACACGCCGCGATCATTCCGTCGCGCTGTCTGCTATAAGTAACTTATGACTAAAGTTCGTTGAGGGAGCGACATGAGTGATCCGTATCCGATGGAGATCTGGGGCGTTTCTCTGGAGCACGAAAAGGGCACGAAAGCGTATGATATCAAGGTCGTTTCGTCCTCCGCGGGGCCTGCCATCGTAATCTTTCGGTGGGGAAAGGTCGGTGTGCGCGGTGACATTCTCGTCAAGCGCTTCGACACCTATACCGAGGCGAAAAGCGCGGCCGAGGCCAAGAAAAGGGAGAAAAAGACCAGGGGATACGATCAGACCTCCATTTCGGAAGCAAAAGTGGTGAATGGAAGATTTTCTCTGGTCCAGGCCATCGGCCGTCCCACACTGGCCAAGCTCGATCCTGATGACATCACGCATATCGATCCCGATTTCGACACAAAGGGCATGCGCAGGCGCGAGCCGCCTCGGCTCGACGAGGACGGTCGGCTGAATCAGCGCGCCCTGCGCGATAAGGAGCTGCGCGAGAAAGAGGAGCTGCGAAAGTTCCGCGAGGAACAGCGCAGGAAAGAGGAGGATGAAGCCGAATCCTTCTACAGGAACAACCCGCTATACGGAGCATTCTGATGAGCCACTACCAGACGCTTTTCCCCGAAAACCAGCTCAGGATCATCTGCCCGATCTTCAATGCCGAAACGAAGTTCTCGGATTGCGTGAGGCTGCGCCACAAGGTCTGGCGGGGCGAGCGGCCGGCCGTGCGGCAGGGCTGCCAGGCGTGCATGTCGGCCGGGAAATGCCCGGTTGCCGTGATCGTTCAGCGCATGGCGATGGCACCGCTTTCCGCACCGATGCCCGACGATTATCACGCGAGCGAACCCCGGCGCGGCAAGCTGAAAGCGGATGTTCTCGAACGCATCGCACCGGTGATCGTCACCGAACGCGTGATGGCGCGCTACTCGCTTTCCGACACCGAAATCTCGGCAATCACGTCGGCGAATGCGCGCATCAGCAAGCAGGCCGGCTCCGCACCCGAGCCCACGTCTTCCTCGCCTTCGCCGCGCAAGAAGCCCGCCAGGAAGCGCGCGCCCGACAATGCCGTCAACCAGGCTGCCGCGTCCGGCGACATGTCGGCCGCTCTGAACAAGGACTGACCCATGAACGAATATCTCAAGATCCGCGAAATCGAGAGTGTCAACGGGCGCAACGCGAAGGAAGATCTGCTGCGGGAGCTTCTCGCGCTCAAATACGGTCCCTGGATCATCAAGCACGCCTATGATCCGTTCATCACATACGGCATCACTCCGCCGCATCCCGACAGTATCGAGCAGGGCGATCTGCAAATGAGTTTTCGCCCCGAGCTGGCGCAGGGCCTTCTGGACAATCTGAGGACGCGGAAGCTGACGGGCAGGGCCGCCGAAAAGGAAGTCCATGATGTCATGAAGGCGTTCGAGCGCGACGGGCGCGATCTGCTCTACCGGATCCTGTCGAAGGATTTGAAATGCGGTATCGGCACCACGACGATCGGCAATGTGGCGCCCGAACTGCTTCCGTCCTTCGCCGTGATGCGCGCGCAGCCCTACGAGGAGCGGCACGTCAAGCGCTGGCCGGTCAAGGTCGAATACAAGCTCGACGGCCAGCGAAATACGTTCCTGTGCCGCAACGGCGAGGGCTCGTTCTTCACCCGCTCGGGCAAGCCCGTTCCGGCGCTCGATTTCTTCGTGCCGACGCTGATCGATCTGGCGAAGCGCGCGCCGGGCCTGGATCCTGACCTGGCGCATGTTCTGTGGAACGACGAGAACGAGCCCGATTTCATGCTCGATGGCGAGGCGATGATGGGTCTTTTTGCCGAGACAGGTGCTCTTCGGCGCAAGAACGCAAGCGCGGAAAATGCCGAACTGCACCTTTACGACATCATGCCTTTCGAGGATTTCGATGCGCCGAAGATAAAGACCCCGCTCCATCTTCGGCGGGCGGCGCTTGAGAGGTTCGTTCGTATCGCGAAGAAGCTCCTGCACGATACCGACAGGTCTGAAATGATCCAGATCGTGCCGCAGTATTTCGCCAATAGCCACGAGGAGATCGACCGGCTGTTCCGGCGCTCGCAGGTCAAGACCCTCGCATCCTATCTGGCACGCGGTGACGCGGCGCGCGAGCGCGATCTGCTCAAGACCACGCTGGACAAGGTCACTGGCAAGCCGAAGGTGCTCGAAGGCGTCATGATCAAGGATCCGGATGCACCCTACGAGAAGAAGAAATCGCGCGCCTGGATGAAACTCAAGGCCGAGGAAACCGAGGATCTTGAGATCGTTGATGCCGAACCGGGCGCGGTCGGCACGAAATACGAGGACTGCCTCGGCGCGCTGGTCGTGGATCGTGCCGGCGTGCGCGTGAAGGTCGGTGGCGGGTTCTCCGACGAGGAGCGCGTCCAGCTTTGGAAGGACTATCAGCACGACACGGCAAAATCCGCCGCGATAGAGCCGCTCTTGCTCGGGCGTCTGGTCGAGGTCGAGTTTCACGAGGTCACGCCCGATGGCTCGCTGCGTCATCCGCGCTTCGTGCGGTTTCGCGACGACAAGCAGGGCGAAATTGAAAGCAAGGAGGATGCGGCATGAGTTTCACCGGCAAGGATCTGATCGAGATGGGCTTCGAGCCCGGTCCCTGGTTCAAGGATGCGATCCAGGCGGGCAGCGACATGCGCGCACGCGGCGCAAGCGACGAGGAGATTGCACGGGTGCTCGCCAAGTATCGGCCGCCCGAGAAGATCGCGATGCGCGACAAGGAGACGATCGGCACCTATCGCACCTTTTTGCCGAGGCCGGTCAACGAGACCGAGCTTCGGAACGAGGAAGCGGTCCACAAGGCGATGGACGAGATCATGCGTGTGCCGACCGTCGAAGCCGCGGTCGTCATGCCCGACGCGTGCCCGGCCGGAACCATTCCTGTCGGCGGTGTCGTTGCGACCAGGGACACGATCCATCCGGGCTATCACAGCGCGGACGTGTGCTGCTCGATGGCGGTCAGCGTGTTCGGGGGCGGTGTCGATCCGAAGCGCGCGCTCGACATCATCGAGGTCTTGACGCATTTCGGCCCGACGAAGCGCTCGGCGCGTCCCGTCGAGGTTGATCCCGATCTGATCGACTCGATGGAGGACAATGTCTTTCTCAGCGGACTTGAGACCGTCGCGGTTGAGCATTTCTCCACGCAGGGCGACGGCAATCACTTCTACTATGTCGGGCACCTGGAGAACTCGGGCCATCTGGCTGTTGTCAGTCACCACGGCAGCCGCGGGCTCGGTGCCAGGCTCTACAAGCGCGGCATGCAGGCGGCGCAGCGCGAGACGGCGAAGATCGCGCGCGGCGTGCCCAAGGGGCACGCCTGGCTCAACATCAATACCGATCTGGGCGATCAGTATTGGGAGGCGCTTCGGATTGTCCGGGAATGGACGCGACAGAACCACTTCGCCGTTCATGACGCCCTGCGCAGCCTGCTCGGCGTGACACTGCTGGATCGCTTCTGGAATCCGCACAATTTCGTGTTCCGTCGGAACGGTCTGTTCATGCACGCCAAGGGGGCCACGCCGTCCTACACCGGGCACAGTCGCGACGACGACGGTCGCACGCTCATCCCGATGAACATGGCCGAGCCGATCCTCGTCACCCGGCACGCCGAGAACGACGCGGCGCTCGGCTTCGCACCGCACGGGGCAGGGCGCAACATGAGCCGCACGCAGTTCCTGCGCGAGAACATCCCCGAGACGCCGGAGCATATCGACACGCGCTTCGCCTGCGGCATTCCCGACCCTTCGGAGTTGCCGGCCGCCTACAAGAGCGCGCACACGATCACCAATGCCATCAAGCAGCACGACCTCGCGATCATCGAGGACAGGATTCTGCCCTACGGCTCGATCATGGCCGGTGACTGGGAGCGCGACGCACCGTGGAAGAAAAGGAGACAGGAATGACTTTCGAGGAATGGCAGGGTAGATACGATCCGATCAAAAACATGATCGCCGACGGGGAAAGCGCTTTCGACGGCGTCATGTTCGAGACCTTCGGCCCCGAGGTCGATTTCGTCCGGGCGCATCGCGACTCCCGCGTCTGGACGCTCGTCGAGACCGAGAATGGCAACGCGATCATCAATGGCTTTCACTACGTCAACCGGATCGGGTATTTCGTCACCCGCAACCCCTACATCGAGACGGCCCCGGTCGAGGTCGTCCTGGCCGACTGATGCCTTCGGCGCATCTCGGTGTCGATCTCGATCTTCCTCTCCGCGGCCATGCGCGTCATGGCCCGGAGATATCCGCCGAAATTCCTGATCTGCTGTGCGCCCGGACTGGGGCGTGTCTGCATCTGCACCAGGTGATAGATCATCTTGGCCGCGCCTAGGTCGCCTAGCACGCCGCGCGCTTCCATCCAGCCGTCGCGACTGACCCCGAGGATGCCTCGGCACCGGCTTGCAAGGGCGAACACCTCGTCGTCGTTCTCCGGCCGGCCGATGATCTGCACGGCGTCCGGGCATGTCTCGCGCACCAGATCGGCCCCGGCGCATGTTCTGCGCCTGTTACAAGGATTCTCGGGGATATTGGTGTTGGTGTCTTTGTGGCGGCAAATGTTGCCGCCAGTGGCGGATAACAGCACGGCCTCGATATCGGCGCGCAGTTCGGCCCAGGCACGCAGCGTCTCGTGCGGGATGACTTTCACGGAGCGTCGCGGGAGACGCTCAGCGAGCGCCTGGGTGCGCCTTTCGAGTTCTGACGTGTCGATGCTCGGGTGATCGCGCAGGAGCGCTCTCAGAGCTTCCTGTGCGCTCCTGCGGTGTATGGTGATGGTGTCCAGCGCCTCCTTGCGCTCGCGCTCCTGCGCCTGTCGCTGCGCGACGACCTCTTTGAACTCCGACATCCTGCTCAGAAGGGGCGTCAGGTCGAAACCGTAGGCGTCGGTGACGCGGCCCTGCCTGTCGCGCCGCGCAAATCGCTTGCCGTTCGGTGAGTCCCGCATGGTGATCAGCCCGAGCCCGACCAGCCGGCCGATCGCGTGCCGGATCGTTCGCTCGGCGATACCGGTGCGGCTTTGCAGCCAGTCGTTCGACGGCCAGACCAGGATCCTGTCCCGTATCGGCTCGCCGCCATAGGCCGCGCAGAGCTGGTCGAGCAGAAACCGGCAGCTCGCGGGCAGGTCGAGGGCGCGCGCGGCCATGCGTGCCGTCTCGAACAGGTCGGATTTCTCACTGTGATGGGGAGTGGTTGTCGAATCTGCGACGGGCGACGCCTTGCGCCATCCGCTGTGTTGAACCTGCATGATGTGCCTCTTTGGACAAAGTTTTTCCGTCCCCTTCGAGAGAAGAGGTTGACTTTCCGCAGGTGATTCGAGATAACCGTCTGTGACATTTGTTGGTTTTCTCGGACCACACGCTCTAGGAAGGAACCTCAAGGCTGCAACCTTGGGGTTCTTTCACTTTCTGGCTCATCGTCGTGTCATGCGAATCTCCTTTTTCTTGTGGTGTGAGTCATAGTGATGCCCTATATGCGCCTAGAAAGAAAGAGTATGGTGGGATGTGAGAGGTGTAACCACTAGGGATGGTTTATGTAAAGGGTTACTTACTTGTTGGTCGCAGATTCGCATAATCCATGTTATGTTAAATCTCAAATTGGATTGCACTTGTGCGCCGCATGAATTTATATACTTCCCCGTCCTGTAGATGCTATAAATAGTTAGCGTTTACTTACGGCGCAAAGGGAGCGATATGGAACATATGGAATTCGAAAAATCACGGATCGCGCAGCTCGTGGATGAGCGCGTCCAGGAGCTGCGTGGTGTAAAGTCCCAGAAGGACATTGCCCGCGAGGCCGGCTACAAGAGCCAGAACATGATCACCATGATCAAGAACGGCGATACCAAGGTTTCGCTGGATCGCGTTCCGGATCTTGCACGGGCGCTTGAGGTCAATCCGAAAGCCTTTCTTCTTCTGGCGATGGAGCAGTTCTACTCCGGCGACCTGATCAAGAAGATGATGATCATTCTGGAAGTCGATGGCAGCGAGCCCATCAAGAAGGACTTTCGTCCCGAGGTTCGGGAAGATCCCGCGTCTACTACGTTCAGCCGCTGATTTTCTGCTATAGTTGCAACTATCGAAAGATAGCGCAACTATGGGAGAATGTCATGCGGGATGCAAATGTCGGTCTGTTCTGCGAGCAAGAGATCCTTGGCGACGAGGATGCGACGAGTTTCGTCTGCGGTATGACCGACAAGAGTTCCATCTTCGTTGAAGGTGTCGAGGTCGTTCAGGGCAAGGATCCGAACGGCCGTTTCGTCATTGTCGTCTTGCCCGTCGCGGGCGAAAGTCTCCTTCTCTTCCCTTTTGCAGGGTGATGCGCTGTCATGTTACAAATCATTGTAAGTAAACGATGATTTAGGACAGAGGGGAAAACATGAAGCGTGCGATCAGCGACCTTCGCGAGGTCATTCAGAAACTCGTTCCCATGCTTGCAGGCAAGGGCCTGCAAGTCACGCAGCGCGGCACGGACGCCTATGTTTCCGTCAATGCGCGCACGAAGAAGCCCGAGCGTGTCAACATTCCGAACATCCCGGATGACGCGCCCGATGATTTCGTGCGCGCCATCCAGGGCTTTATCGACCACGAGGTCGCGCATGTCCTGATCACCGACTGGGACGTCTACGGCGGCGATCCTGCGCCCACCGAGTCCGAGCTGCGCGATCCTGTCGTGCGGCGGCGGATGCACATGCACAACATCACCGAGGATACCATGATCGAGCGCGAGATCGTCAGGATCTTTCCTGGCGCGCGGCGTAACATCGCGGATCTTCGGAAGCATTTCATCGAAAATGTCACCAAGAAGGCGCTCGCGTCCGCGAAGGATGACCGCGAGCGCTTCAACTATCTTCTCGTGCCTGCCGTGCGCGCTCTCGCAGGCCACACCGAGTTCGAGGACTTCATGGATAGCGAGGGGCTGTGGTCGGAGCCGATGGTCGATCACCTGGTCCAGTCGCTCAAGCCCGAGACCATCGATCTGCTCAAGAAATGCACCACGACGCGCGAGACCCTGACCGTCGCGGACGAGTTGATCGACATCCTGCACAAGAAGGTCCAGCCGCCCGAGCAGAACCAGCCGCAGCAGTCGGGCGGTCAGTCCCAGGACAAGCCCGATCAGGAGGCTGGTGAAGGCGACGGCGATGGTGAGCGCGATCACCAGGATCAGCCGGATGACGACGGCGATCAGGATCAGGACCAGTCGGGCGAAGCTGACGGTGATCAGGATCAGGACCAGTCGGACGAAAAGGAGGATGACGGCGATGGCGAGAACAGCGACGGGTCTGACGATGGCGACTCCGAAGAGAGCGATGATGATGGCGACGGGAACGGTTCTGGTGACGCCGATGCCTCCGAGGACGGCGACGAACAAGCCGATGGTGACGCTGCTGATGATGGCTCCGACGGAGATGAAGGAGCTGATGAACAGGGTGACGGTGATCAGTCCGAAGGCGGTGGAGGTGATGCTGGGGAGCCTGAAGATGATGGGGATGACGCAGGCGGGTCCGGTGATGGCGATGGATCTGACGGAGGTGACACAGGATCGTCTGATGGGAGTGAACAGACAGACGAGGCCGGATCGAGCGTAGGCCAGGCCGGCGGCGATGTTGACGGCGACGGGGATTCCGCCGAGGCCACCAGCGACGCCTCCGAGTCCGAGGGCGGCGGATATGGCGATGGTGTCGGCAAGTCCATGTTCGATTACGACGACGACGCCTTCGAGAACGCTGCTCTTGGCGAGGCGATGGCCGCCGAGATTTCGCGCAAGAGCGCCGAGGTCATGAACGTCTCCGACTGGACCGCCTACACGCGCGACTGGGACGTGATCGATTACCTGGAGCCGCCCGAGAAGATGAACAAGTCGTGGGTGCCCAAGCTCGAAGAGGACGTGCGCAGCATGGTCGGCGTCATGCAGAAGGATGTCGAGCGTATGATGGCCTCGCAGAGCCATGTCGTGAACATTCCCGGCCAGCGCAGCGGCCGGCTGCATTCGCCCTCGCTCTACCGCGTCGGTCAGGGCGATCCTCGTGTTTTCACGCAGCGCCAGGAGCATCACTCCAAGGCGACGGCCGTCAGTCTCGTGATCGACAATTCCGGCTCGATGCACGGCTCGAAGATGGATCTGGCGATGGTCTCGGGCTATGCTCTTTCTGCCACGCTTGAGCGTGTCGGGATCGCGCACGAGGTGCTCGGTTTCACGACCGGCAACTACGGCAACCTGCCCCAGAGCATCATCGACTCCATCAACAAGGAAGTGGTCGATAACGCGGGGCTTTATGATCGGCTCACCCCGATCGTCATGCCGATCTACAAGGCGTTCAATGACAGGCTCGACGCGACCGTCAAGAAGCGCATGGCCTACGCGCGCAATGCGCAGAAAGGACTGGCCACGAATATCGACGGCGAGTCCCTGCTGATCGCTGCCGAACGGATGCGCACGCGCACGGAGAAGCGCAAGGTGATGATCGTCCTGTCGGATGGCCGGCCGGTCGGCGGGCCGCGCTCCGGCACCCATCTGCGCTCGACCGTCAAGCTGCTCAACGAGAGCGGCATCGAGACGGTCGGTGTCGGGATCATGGATCGGAACGTGATGTCCTACTACGACAATCACACCGTAATCGACTCCATCGACGAGCTGCCGGGCCGCGTCATGGGCGAGATCAAGCGCATCCTTGCGTGATCGGGAAATAGCACGGGGAGTCGATATCCCATTTGCTCCCCGTGCTGTTTTTCAGTAAACACTAACTTACAAGCGAGCGACAATTCAGAGGGGAAAATCAATGTCAGACCAGAAAGCCGTCAACGAGGCGCAGGCCGAAAAAGTGCCCTCTTCGGAGGACAAGATCGTGTGCCATATCGACAATGCTCGGGTGCATTCGATTCACAATCACATCCGGAACAACTATGCCGAGACGTGGACGGTCGAGCGCTACAAGGCCGAGTTTCCGGACGAGCCGCTTCTGTCGGACTACGCCAAGCACGTTCTGATGGAGCGCAAGCGCAAGCGCGAGGCCGAGGCTGCCGCCGTCGCGCCCTCGAACGCGGCCACGCCCGGCATGGTCAGTGCTGACGGTCAGTCGGTCACGCAGCCCGCGATGATCCAGGCCAACCTCAAGACCTTTCATGACGTGTTCGACCTGGGCGAGGCGCCCGCCGCGCGCAACGCGAACGGCAACCCGATCCAGATCGACGTGCTGAGCGGGCACAATCACGAGGGCATGGATTACCTTCCCGAGATCGACGAGGACTACGTGTTCAACATCGACCTGCTCAAGAAGGTGATCATCGGCTTGCAGCTGAACATGCCGGTCTATCTCTGGGGCTATCACGGCACCGGCAAGACGACCATTCTGGAGCAGGCCAGTGCGCGCACCAAGCGGCCGTTCGTGCGTGTCCAGCACACCCTGAACATGCAGGAGTCGGATGTGCTTGGCCAGTGGACCGTGCGCGACGGCTCGACCGTGTTCCAGCTCGGGCCGCTTGCGATGGCGATGATCAACGGCTGGACCTACTGCGCGGACGAATACGACACCGCCATGCCGAACGTCACGACGGTCTATCAGCCCGTGCTTGAAGGCAAGCCGCTGCTGATCAAGGAAGCGCCGCCGCACTTCCGCAAGATCGTGCCGCATCCGCAGTTCCGCTTCTGCGCGACCGGCAACACCAACGGCATCGGTGACGAGACCGGCCTCTATCAAGGCACGCTGATGCAGAACGCGGCGAACTACTCGCGCTTCCGCATCACCGAAGAGGTGCCCTACATGGAAGCGAATATCGAGACCGCCATCATCCAGGCGCGCGCCAAGATCGCGAAGAAGGATGCCGAGCGGATCGTGCGCTTCGCGAGGGATGTGCGCCAGATGTTCATGGACGGCAAGATCTCCATGACCGTCAGCCCGCGCGAGTTGATCACGGCGGCTCAGCTCGGGCTGGCCTATGGCCGGAACTGGCGTATCGGTCTGGAACTCGCCTTCGTCAATCGTCTGAGCCGTGTCGATCGCCAGACTGTCGGTGAATACATGCAGAGGATCTTCGGCTGATGCAGGAGAACTATGCAGATCCCAAGCGCAGCGAGCACCTTGTGCGTTCGCTGCGCGCGAAAGTCCAGCGAAGGCTCTCCTCGATCTCCACACCCGTCATGTCCGGCGAAGATATCGAACAGGAATTGTGGATCGCATGGTGCAAGGCGCGCGACAGCTTCGATCCTGATCGGGGCATCCCATTCGGGGCCTATGTGTGGCGCGGCATGATGCAGCATATCAACAGACAGATCGAGCGGCACATCAGTCGCTTCAAGGGACAGACCTTCGCGCTTTCGATCAACGCCGGTCGTCTGTCGGATGATGGTGAAATGAACGAGGGAATCCCCATCCCCGACAAGGATATCGGCCAGGAGGAGAAATCGATCCGGCGCAGCTGCTATCGCCGGGCCATCAAGAAGCTGTCGCCTGACGCGCGCACCTTCGTTCGCATTCTGGACGAGCAGCCGCCCGAGATCCTTCAGGAAGTGATGCTTGCGACCGACAAGGAGGAACACGCGAAGAATATCGGCGCTCCCTTTGTCAATCCGCGCCGGATCACGTCGAAGATGGTCTTCGACCTCATGGGGCTGGATCGAAGCGAGCGCCGGGGAATTCTCAAGGAAGTCAAGGAGATGGGAGTCAATCTGTCCAATGAGTGATGTAACAGACGTTCCTTATCTCGCGCCCGGCTGCTTCGGATCGGCGCTGATGTTTCGCGACGACGACATGGTCTGCAACGCCTGCCCCTTCAAGGAGCAGTGCGAGCCCGCGCACCAGCACGCGCTGTCGGAGCTGCGCAGGACTCTGGGCATCGTGCCGCCGAAAGCGAAGAAGGTCGCGCAGAAGCCCGAGGTCGTGACCGCGGGTGAGCGGCATCCCGAGCGCACCGTTCTGCCCAAGAAGGTTCAGGAGCTGCTCGCGCGGATCGATCGGGGCTCCTTCGATATCGTCGGCAGTATGAAACGGGGCGAAAATCCCTTCGTGGGCCGCAAGGGCTTCGGTTTCATGGCCGTTGCCTGCCACCTCGTGATCCGGCTCAAGAGACCCGTCACGCGCGAGATCATATCCTACGCGCTCATGAAGCGGAACAACTGGACCAAGGGCACGGCAGACGCGCACGCGCGCATGGCGATCCAGGCGCTGGAGCATGTCGGTGCGATCAAGAATACGGACGGTATTCTGACCGTCGCGAAATAAGTAAGGGGAAACTAATGCACTCCGTTCTTGCGGCCCGCACGGATTTCTCGCTGGGCGAGTCCATTCTCACGACCGAAGATCTCGTCGAGGAGGCGGAACGTATCGGTCAGAAAACCATCGCCTTCTCGGACACGATGTCCCTTTCCGCCCTGATCGATCTTTCCGAGAAGGCGAAGGAGCACGAGATCGGGGTCATTCCCGGCGTGCGGTTGCGGATGACAGATGATCCCGGCTGGCGGCCGGGGCCGGGCGAGAAGAAGAAGCACATGCCGCGCGCCCACTTCATCAGTGCCTATGCGCTCACGGAAGCGGGGCTCAAGGCGCTCTTCCGGCTTCTGACGCTCGCCAACAGCGAGGCGCGCTTCTACTACGTGCCCAAGCTGGGCTGGAGCGACCTGTATGCCGAGCTGGACGCGATCGATGTAGGCGATCTTGCCTTCGTGATCGGCGACGAGCTGTCGGCGCTGGAGCATCCCGACGCAGAAGGAATCGCGAAGCGCATTTCCCAGGGCTCGGAGCATGTCTATGCCGGCATGGTCGCGATCGACACGCCCTATTTCGGCCGGTGCAACCAGATTGCGGCGGGGCTGTGCGCGCTGCCCGGTGTCGAGCCGCTCGTCATTCGGCCCGCTCTCTACTGCAAGGGGCAGGCCGATGCGCAGGAGATCATGACGGGGATCTGCGAGGGCTCGAAGATCACGGATGGATGGTTTCGGTCGCGCTACAAGCGCGACCTGCACTTGCAGTCCTTTGGTGAGATGATGCCCGAGGTCAAGGCGTGCATCCTGCATCTGCGCCAGCGCGGCGTGGCCGACGCGAAGGAGATCTTCACCGCCGGGATGCAGAACACGGACGCCTTCGTGGACGCGGCGCGCTATCGCTGGGAGAAGATGCCCGTTTCCCTGCCCAGGATGGCCCCGGATGAGTTCCAGGCGGTCGTCGATGAATGCCGCAAGGGCTGGAAGGAGCGATTCGCCGCCGAGGTGTTCGGACACAAGCCGGGCCAGAAGGAGCTCAACGAGGTCTACATGCCGCGGCTCAAATACGAGCTGGGCATTCTCAAGGAGCTGGAGTTTTCCGGCTACTTTCTGCTGGTCCAGGAGATCGTTCAGTTCGCCAAGAAAAGCGACATCCTCGTCGGTCCCGGCCGTGGCTCCGTCGGTGGCTCGCTGGTCGCGTATCTGATGGGGATCACCGAGTGCGACCCCATCCGTTTCGAATTGATGTTCGAGCGCTTCATCAACCCCGAGCGGATCGACCTGCCCGACGCCGACCTCGATTTCATGTCCGAGCGGCGGCACGAAGTGGTCGAATATCTCGTCTCGAAATACGGACGCTCGAAGGTCGGCGGCGTGTCGAATTATGGCAGGCTTGCCGCGGCTTCTGCAATTCGTGATGTCGGACGCATCATCGGCATTCCCGAGAAGGACTTCTCTGTCTCGAAGATGGTGCCCAAGAAGCACGGTGCGAATGTTCCCCTGCCCGAGTGCCGCGAGGCCGTTGCGGAGATTGATCAGTTCGCGCAGGCGTATTCAGAAATCTGGCCTGTCATGGAGCTGCTTGAAGGCAAGGTGCGCAACATGAGCCAGCACGCGGCCGGGCTGGTGATCGCGGGGGTCGATCTGTGCGACCGCGCGGTGATCGAGAAGCGCAAGGATAACGAGGTGGTCTGCTGGGACAAGCGCACGGTCGAGAACATGGGGCTTGTCAAGATCGACATTCTCGGCCTGAGCAATCTCGACCATATCGCGCTCGCGCTGGAATACATCTCGGAGCGGCACGGGCACAAGCCTGCCATCGGGCGCATCCCGCTCGACGACCCCGATGTGATCGACCGTTTCGCGCGGGGCAAGACAACGGGTATCTTCCAGTTCGAAAGCGGCGGCATGCGTGGTCTGCTCAAGGAGCTTGGTGCGGACGGAACGCTGTCTTTCGAGGAGATCGCCGCGGCCAGTGCCCTCTATCGCCCCGGCCCGATGGAGTCGGGCATGATGGAGAGCTTTTCGCGCCGCAAGCAGGGCTACGAGCCGATCGAATACGATCATCCGCTCATGGAGCCGATCCTGAAACCGACCTACGGTGTGATCGTCTACCAGGAGCAGGTCATGAAAATCTCCCAGGCGATCGCGGGCTATACCGGTCCGGAAGCGGATAACCTTCGCAAGATCATGGGGAAAAAGCTGCCCGAGAAGATGGCCAAGGAGCGCGACAAGTTCGTGCGCGGCTGCGTTGAAACCATCCAGTGCGTCGAGGAGTGGGCCGGTGCGCTTTTCGACAAGATCGAGGGCTTCGCGGGCTATGGCTTCAATCGCAGTCACTCGGTGGAGTATTCGCTGATTTCCTACCAGTCGATGTGGCTCAAGGTGCATTATCCGGTCGAATTCTACGCCGCAGCGCTTACGATCATGCCCGAGGAGAAGCTGCCCGGCCTGATCAAGGAGGCGGCGCAAGACGGCATCACCGTCGCGATGCCCGATATCAACAAATCGACGGATCGGTTCGAGATCGTGACCGACAAGTCGCTCGCTATTCCCTTTCAGCGCGTCAAGGGTATCTCCGAAAAGACGGCTGCCGCGATCATGCAGGCGCGTTCGAGCGGTCCTTTTTCCGACAAGGCGGATTTTCTCGCGCGTGTCGAGAAGCGGCGCTGCAACATCAGGCACCAGGATATTCTCGACAGGATCGGCGCCTTCGCGCGGATCGAGCCGGGCCAGCTTCCCGCAGACCATCCGGATCGTGTCAGGGATCAGATCGAGTTGATCCCCGGCCTTGTCACGGCCAACGTGATGATCGGGCGCGACATGCACCGTGACAAGCTGACGCGCGGAGAGCTGAGCAAGGTGGTCGATGAATACCGCGACCAGGCCGGTGACGCGTCGATGCCGGTCAAGCCGCATTTCGGTCGCAAGCCGCGCTTCATGATCGTGTCGGACGCCCCGAACAACGAGGATGATCGCAACGGCGTCATGGGTTACGGGATGTCGAACAGTGCCGTGACCGAGGCGCTGGCCGAGGCGGGGCTCGACATGACTGCCGTCTACTGGACCGCCCTGTGCAAGGTGCCCAAGGCCGATCGCCAGGTTACGCCCGAGCAGATTGCGCTATACAGAAAGTATCTCGAAAGGGAAATCGACCTGTTGAAGCCGCCGATCATCGTCATGCTTGGGAGCGTGACCACGCGCTTCTTTCTGCCGGGCTTCAAGGGCAAGGCGTCGGACGCGGCCGGAAAGGTGGAATACAATGCCGATTTCGACGCGAACCTGATCGTCGCGTTCTCGCCCGGTGAAATCTATCACGCGCCCGAGAAGCAGGAAAACATGAACGCGGTCTTTGCGAAGGTCGCGGAACTTCTGGACTGAAAAGGATAAGTAAGCCATGAGTGATAATACGAACGGCCGGTTCGTCTCGCCCTGCCCGCCGCCTACGGCGCATGAAAGCGAAGTGCTGACCATCCTCATCGAGGAGGCGGCCGAGGTGCAGCAGCGCGCCACCAAGATGCTGCGCTTCGGCGTCAAGGAGATGCAGCCCGGCCAGTCCCTGTCGAACCGCGCGCGTCTGTCCGATGAGGTCGGTGATCTGATGGCCATCATCGATATGGCGAAGGGCATCGGCCTGATCGACACCTTCAGGATCAACAAGGCGCGCGCCGAGAAATTCATCAAGCTGGACAAATACATGCAGACCAATCCGGAGACCGGGAAATGAGCGAGAATGGCAAATACGAAATCCGCGACTTCATCGACGCCGACCAGCTGCGCCGGGACATGGCCTTTTCGACCAATGACCTGACGAACGCCATGATGGAGCAGTCCTCGCTGTTCGCGCATTACGGTGTTCTGCACGCCAAGGCGCAGCGCCAGGTGGACGCGGTCAAGATGCTGCTGGAGAGCACCGAGAGCGCCGTCTACAAGGCGCTGCGCAACAAGATGGAGTCGGATGGCAAGAAGCCGACCGAGGCGCTGCTCGACAAGATGGTGACGAGCCATCCGCGCGTGGTCGGAATGAAGCGTGCGCTCGCCGAAGCGCGGCAGGTCGAGGCAATCGGCAAGACCGCCGTAGAGGGTTTCCGGCATCGGCGCGACATGCTCATCCAGCAAGGGCTGATCTCGCGTGAGGAGATGAAGGGCGAGGCGCGCATCGCCGAGCGCAACGCGCGCGACGACGCTTATGGCATGCAGAAGGAAAGCGTTCTCCAGCGCCTGCGCGAGCGGGATTCCGGCGCTGAAAATTGATCAGTAACCGCTGATTTTTTTTCGCACGCCCAGATAAGTCGTGCTATATATGATCTAGCTGTTTAGCTTGATAGCTAGCAGCAAGAACCCAAGCAGCCGTGATGGCAGCAGGAAGCAGAAAAGGAAGTGAAAAATGGCACTTGATCCGCGCCTTCGTAAGATGGTCAGTCAGTCCAAGTCGAAATACAAGAGTAACGCCGGCGACATCCTCAAGCCCAAGGATGGGCGCAATCGCTATCGGCTGATCGCGCCGCGCCCCGAGCAGGCGAGCTGGGTTCCCGCCTCGTGCCAGTTCTGGGCGGATCTCGGTGTCCACTGGATCAAGCCCGCCGAAAACGCCAAGCCGATCGCTGTCGTCGGCGACCGCGAGATCGTCTACCAGGAGCCGAACCCGATCAACACCGCGATCAACGCGGCCATCGATTCCGCCGTGGACGAGGAGTCGCAGGAGCTCTACAAGGGCTGGCGCTCGCGGCACACCGTGCTGGTCAACGTCGTGGATCGCGACAACAACGACAACGAGGAGATCCTGGAACTCACGCGCAACACGTTCAGCGCCGTTCTGGATCTGATGGACATGTATGCCGAGGAGGGTCAGGATATCACCGACCCGAACGAAGGCATCGATATCTTCATCACTCGCACCGGCAAGGGGCTCAACACCGAATACACGGTGTCGATCGCGCCGGGCAAGTCGCAGCCGATTCCCGAGGAAACCGTCACCAATGCCACGAACCTGTTCGAATTCATCGAGCAGAAATTCTTCCGCATGGGCGACGAGCAGAAGGCGCTGAACGCGATCCAGCAGATCGCCGGCGTCGCGGTGCCCTCGCTGGAGAACAAGTCGGCAGCAAGCACGCCGACGGCGGCGCTGACCTCGTCGGCCGCGACTGTCGGTGACGCCGACGAGAGCGAGCCGGAAAAGGCCAAGGCCAAGCCCGAGACCCCGCCGCAGGCCGAGACCCAGGTTTCGGACGACGAGCTGGCAGCAAGCGGCATCGACGAAGAGGATACCGATCAGATCCTCTCGGAGCTTGACGGAATCTGATCGCGTAGTCCCCTCACGCGGTCAGGCCACGTTCGCGTGGCGCAACGGGGGTGGTTCGCTTGCCACCCCCGTTTTCTTTCAAGCGAGGCTATCATGAAAAACTACTTCCTCGTGGATGGCAACAGCCTCGGGCACTTCGCCAATGCAGGTGCGCGGCTGAGCATCGGTGAGCTTCCCGTTCAGGCCATCTACAATTTCCTCAAGAACCTGCGCAGAAGCACCGCGCTCGCGCAGCACTATCGTTTCGCGGTGCTCTGGGACGGCGCGTCGTGGCGCAACATGGAATATCCCGAATACAAGGCAAATCGCGAGAAGAAGGACACGAAAAGTGAGCGCCATCTTCATGAAATGAAGGCGATGTATCACAAGCAGCGTCCTTACATCCAGAAGGCGCTGCGTCTTCTCGGCGTGACCCAGGTCAAGGCCGCGAACATGGAGGCCGACGATCTCGCCGCGATCATGGCGGATCGCTACGCGCGCAACGGCCGGGTCGTTCTCTGGACAGGTGACAAGGACTGGATCCAGCTCGTTCAGCCCAATGTGATCTGGCGCGATTTCGCCAATGACAGGCGTATCAATCACGAGAATTTCGAGGAAATGACCGGTGTGAAAACACCGCGGCAGTTCGTCGAGGTGAAGGCGCTGTCCGGCGATCAGGGTGACAATATTGCCGGTGTCGGCGGTATCGGCGAGACGGGCGCGATCCAGTTCGTCAACAAGTTCGGCAGCTTTTCCGATTTCGTGAACATGGTCACGCTGGAAAAGAGCGTCGATTTCGAGAAGCTGCCGAAGAAATACAGGGCTCTGATCGAGGACGAAACGAAGGCGCTCAGGTTCCAGGCGAATCTTGATCTGGTCGATCTGCGCACGTCCATGCGTCCCGCGCCCGTCAACTTGCAGATCGACAAGGGCGAGCCGGATGCGGAGAGATTTCGCAAGCTGTGCGACCTGTTGCTGTTCGAATCCATCACGCGTGATCTGGACGAATGGCTGTCGGTCTTTCCCGCCTGGAGAAAGGAGCCCTCATGATTCCGATGCGCATTTCCAATGCCACGCGCATTCTTGCCGAAAACCAGGACGAGTATCACGCCCTCGCGATCCACGACCATCAGGACGCGCAGGGTAACAACGTGATGATCTCGCTCTGGGAGCCCACCCCGGCAGAGATCGAGCATATCAAGGCGGGTGGTCATATCCGGCTCGGTATTCTCGGCCGCATCCACCCGCCCGTTCACATCACCACGCAGGCGCCGCCTGCTGTCGAAGAAGGAGAGACGTAATGTCCAGACCCAAGGATATCGCAAGCGTTCTGGGAAGCGCGATCGGTGGCAATGACGAGGAGAGCACCGTCACGCAGTTTCTCGAAAGCGGGTTTCCGCCTCTGAACCACGCCAGCCATGCCGCCTGGGAAGGCTGCTTTCCGGTCGGCCGCATCTCCGAGATCGCCGGTCCGGCCTCGGCCGGCAAGACCGCCTTGTCCACCATCGCCATGATCAGTGCGCAGAAGGCGGGCGGTATCGCGTGCTTCATGGATCACGAGCGCAGCTTCCAGTTCACCCTGGCCAAGAAGCTCGGGCTCGACACGTCCGAAGGCCGCTTCGTCTACAAGAAGCCCAATACCTTCGAGCAGTCCATCGATATCTTCCACCGGGTCTGCTCGACGGTGCGTGACGGGAAGCTGATCCCGAAAACCGCGCCGATCTGCTTCGTGTTCGACAGCCTTGCCGCGATGGTTCCTCAGTCGGTTCTGACTGACGCGAAAGGGAAAGAGCGCGACGCCAAGGACCGGAACATGAACGACAACACCGCCCTGGCGCGCGCCACGAGCGCACACTTTCCGGCCGTCTCGATGCTGACCGAGGAATACGATGTGGCGACCATCTTCCTTAACCAGATGCGCAACAAGATCGGCGTGATGTTCGGCGATCCGCGCAAGACCACCGGCGGCGACGCGCCCGAGTTCTACTTCGCGCAGCGGCTGTGGCTGTCGGCGAAGCAGATCAAGAAGGGCACCGAGGTGATCGGTAACGAGGTCACGGGCAAGTTCGTCAAGAACAAGGTCTCGCGGCCCTTCGTGTCGGCGTCCTGGCGCTTCATGTTCGAGGAGGACGGCTCCGGTCGCTTCGACCAGGAGCGCTCGATGATCGACTTCCTCGAAGGCGAGGGCATCCTTGAGCAGGGCTCGAAGGCCGGCACGGTGATCTGGGAGGGCAAGCAGCGCGGTCGGCAGGAGCTTGCCGACATGATCCGCTCGGCCAATGCCTTCGACCAGCTCAAGGCGCTTCTGCCGAAGGCATACGAGCCGAAGATCGTCGAGTCCGTTCCGAAAATGACGGAGGAAGCTGAAAAGCCCGGCTGACCCTTCTCATGCGCGCCTGTTCTGCTATAACACCTGAAATAGCAGAACAGGCGTATCATGAAGGTCATAAGCATCTGGCAGCCGTTCGCCTCTCTCGTCGTTCATGGCTGCAAGGTTTTCGAAACACGAGGATGGCCCGCGCCGCAATCGCTGATCGGTCGAGAGCTGGGTATCGCCGCGACCAAGTCGATCAATCCCGCACAGCGCGCTCACTGCGCCCAGGAGAGCTTCCAGCTGTCTTATGCTGCTACTGCCCTGCCCGAGTGGGAAACGCTTCCCAGGGGCGCTCTGCTGGGCCATGTGACGCTCTGCGCGGTCGAGGAGATCGACGAGGAGCTTCTGGAGAACGTCTCCGTGCATGAGCAGGCGTTCGGCTGGTGGGAGCCGGGTGGATACGCCTGGCGCCTGACGAACCCGGTGATCTACCCCGAGCCCGTTCCGATCCGCGGCAGGCAGGGCATCTTCGACTGGAACGGGAATCCGTATCATGTCGGATCTTCGGAGGATGAAGCAGGCCGCCAAGGAGCTGGTCCGGGGCGGCCGGACGAACCGGAGACTTTACGGCGGCATCTACGAGCTGTCTGACGGCCGCAACGTCTACCTCGCCTATCGCTGGCGCAAGGAGATCTTCCTCAATGGCGAGAAATCCATCAACGCGGCCCTCGACAAGGGGGTCGCGTGCTGGGCGATGGACCAGGACACCCTGTTCAACATGCGGATCAGGATGATCGAGATCGTCGGGGTCTACATGCGCGACGAGCGCAATATCTACATCACCCGGCTGGAAAATTTCTTCGATACCGACAAGTCCAGGATCATGAATTTCGAACGGCGGGGTGGTGCGTTGCAGCGATATCTTCCGCTGCAATATTTCGACATGCTCAAGGGAAGATCGAAGATTTAGAAGTTCCCGCGATCATTTCGTCGCGTGTTCTGCTATAAAGTAAGTAAGACATGACATAAGAGGGGCTTATGAAACAGGACAAGACAGGCCAGATCGTCGCCAATCCCAACAGCAATGGCCAGGAAATGATCAAGGCTATGGACTTCGCGATGAGGGTTCGTCCCGACCTGACCAAGTCGGTTCTTTCGAGGCTCCTCGCGTGGATGCGCGAGGATGGCGTTGTCGAGATGAAGAAGGGCGACGGTCTGGGTGTCGCCTATCACTTCGCGGAGCGCGACAAGGCCGCGTTCATGGCGTTCATTCGTGACCAGAGAAACGTCGGTGTCGCGATCTCCGAAATCTGCAAGATGTCCTCGGGCAAGCCCATCATCGACGAGGAGATCGACGGTGTTCGTCTGAGGGCCGGAACGCGCGAGGAGGCGCGGGATCTCATTCGCATGGCGTTCGGCATCAACGAACAAATAACGGACGAGAAGAATGCCCTGATCGAGCGCGTGAAAAGTCGCGACGAGGTGATCGAGGCTCTCAAGAAGGAGCTTCGGAGGGCTGGAAGGACCAAGGACGAATATTGGCGGCGCGTGCGCATTGCCGAGCACGGCAACAAGGAGCGTGACGCGCAGATCAACAACCTGCAAGAGAATGTGGGCTCGCTGATCGAGCAGATGGCGGAACAGGGAATGCGGCCGCGTCTCAAGATCCGCTCCCCTGTCCCCCTTCCCAGGAAGAAAGCGCGCCCGTCGAAAAAGATGTGCGATGTTATCTCCGAGATCGAGAAGAGGATCATCAAGTGACCTATGCAGTCGTTTCCGACATTCACGCGCACGCGTGGAACCTGTTCTCCACGACGCTCGACAGCGGCGTCAACTCCCGGCTCCAGGTTGTTCTGGACGAATTGCGCAGGACGGCATCGACGCTTCGCGCAAAGGGCGGAAAGTCCCTGATCGTCGCCGGCGACGTGTTTCACAAGCGCGAATTTCTCGACCAGGAGGTGCTCAATCCGGTGCGTGCCGTGTTCCGCGAAATCGCGGAGAGCGGTATCACGGTCGTGATCATCCCCGGCAATCACGATCTCAAGTCCGAGGAGACCTGCGAGCTGTCCAGCTCGGTGCAGAATTTACGCCAGAGCACCGCGAAGGGCTCGGTGCATGTCGTCAACGAGCCCAAGATGATCGCGCTGAACGGATACATTGTCGGCCTTGTGCCCTGGCGGCCGCGGCGCGAGGATCTTCTGGCCGACATGGAAGCGCTCTCGAAGCACGGCAAGGCGGCAGAGGCCGACGTGTTCATTCATGCCGGTATCGACGGCGTGCTCTCGGGTGTGCCGGCGAACGGGCTGACGGCGTCGGATCTTGCGGCTTTCGGCTTCCGGCGCGTTTTCGCCGGGCATTATCATCATCACAAGGACATGGGCAGCGGCGTCTATTCCATCGGCGCCACGACGCATCACAACTGGGGTGACATCGGCACGCTCGCAGGCTTTCTCACGGTCGATGAAAGCAGTGTCGAATTCCACGACACCCAGGCGCCGAAATTCATCGATATCTCCGGCATGTCCGAGGATGACATGGAGCTTGAAGTGCCCGGCAACTACGCGCGCTTCCGTGGCCCGCAGATGTCCCAGGAGGATATCAACGCGTTTCGCAGGCAGCTGCGGGACTGGGGTGCGAAAGGTGTTTCCATCGAGGTGCCGCGCGCAGTCGTCGCCGCACGCGCACCCGCGTCATCCGGCAAGTCCCTCGCGGAGTCGCTGCGCGATTTCGTCCGGCAGGACAAGAATGTCCCGCAGCATCTCGACCGCGACAAGATCTCCGCGCGCGCCGAGGAGGTGCTGACGGAAGTCCAGAGCGTCACGGAGGATGCCTGATGGAGCAGTGGCACTGGAGCGAGTGGATCGCGCATGACGACAAGGGCTGGCCCGAGGGCGTCGAGCCCGACGAGATCGTTCTCGCCGATATCGATGGCGACATCATGACGCCCATGCCGGCATGCCGGATTTCCTGGCACTGTCCGGGCGACCCGGTGCGCCGGTTCAGGCGGCGCATCTGGTCTGCGCCTGCACAGGCCGAAAAGACCCGCGAGCATTCCGTCTAAGTATCTGTTATAAGTGACTAAATGCAGAGACAAGCAAGAGGGGAAAGTCTCATGGCGCAGCTTTACGATATCAGCTTCACGACCTCGAAGATCGCGAGTGTCTACGACGAGAAAGGCAATCTCACCACGCAGCGGTCGATGAACGAACCGATCCGGCTGACCGCCCTGCCCTACAGCACCGCCAAGGCGTATAGCGGCTGCGACAACTTCGAGATGGTTCCGCACGAGCCCGAGGCACGGCGTGGGCGCAAGACGCAGTCCGGCAGGGCCAAGTGGGGCGAGGCCGCGCCGCTCAAGACCGAGCGCGTGTCGAAGGGCAAGCGGACCGGCGAGATCACCGTGACCAAGGCGGGCAAGAACAGCGGCAAGTCGAGCGTGCAGCGCGCCGCCGAAACCGGCGATTATTCCGCCGCGATCAATAAGTAAGGAGTGACGAACATGATCGATTCCCGAATGGTCGAGGAGATGGCCGACGCCGGCTACGCACCCGATTTCGACGATACCGATCCGTGGAAGCCGGAGAGCAATGTCGATGAACATCCCATCTACACCGTCGAGGAGTGGAAGATGGATGTCGCGCTCGACCAGACCCGGCTCGGATATCACGCCTACGTGAACAAGTGCCTGGCGCTTGAGGAAGCGGGGCGCTGATGAATGTCTCGGTTGAAATGGCGACCGGCTTCAAGCGTAACAAGGCGCGAGTGCTTCTCGATCCCGATCGCTTCAAGCGGATCGGAGATGCCGAAGTGACGCGCGCCGATGTCGAGCGCGAGCTGGGTGAGGAGGCGGCGCTGGCCTGGGAGGATGTGCAGGCTGCGCGGCGCTCCTATTGGCGGGCCGTCGAGCGCTATCTGGAACGGAGGCGCGTATGATCACGGTAACGGCTTACACGGATGGATCGTGCAAGCGCAATCCCGGTGGTCCGGGTGGCTGGGGTGTCGTTCTGCGTGCGCGCAAGGACGGCGTTCTCGTCAAGGAAGCGGAGCTGCGCGGATATTCCTACTGCACGACCAACAATCGCATGGAGTTGATGGCCGCGATCGTGGCGCTCGAAGCGCTTGAGCATCCGGCGCAGATCAAGGTCCATTCGGACAGCAAATACGTCATTGACGGCATCTCCAAGTGGATCAAGGGCTGGAAAGCCCGGAGGTGGCGCACGAAGGCCGGCAAGGAAGTGGCGAATGTCGATCTGTGGCAGCGGCTCTGGCGCGCGCAGATGCCCCACGATGTCACCTGGAAATGGGTCAAGGGTCACAACGGGCACGAGCAGAACGAGCGCGCCGACGAGATCGCCTTCGAGATGAGCGGCGTCGCCGCAGGTGTTGTGCCGATGCCGACCTGCACGGAATGCGGCACCTCGCTCGATCAGGTGCCGTTCAACGCATGCCGCGAGCATGATCGCTTCATGCGGTTCGACATGACGGAGATGGAAATCGAGCAGGCGGTCGAGGCCGCCACGGGCGAAACAATCGGGGAGTATATGTGATGAAAAGCGATCTTCTGGATCTGGACATGCAGATCCACGTCGAGACGGGCAAGGCGGTGCTCGCCTCGACCAGCGGTGAAAAGGACCAGGCCGTGTGGCTGCCGCTCTCGCAGATCGAGATCGAGCGCAAGGGCGATCTCGCGGTCGTGACGATGCCGGAATGGCTCGCGGTGGACAAGGAGCTGGTCTGATGGATACGCCGAAGCCCTTCGTGCCGATCGACGTGTATTCCGAAAGGGACAACACTCGGCACGTCAACTGCTGCTGGTCGCCCGAGCGCGGCTTCTTCGAGCCGATTACCAATGTCAGTTTCGAGGATCTGCATCTGGAAGTGGTGGACTGGCACTACTCGCCGGTCACGCTTCTGCCCGGCGCGGTCGTGTCTCATCGCAAGCGTGGCACGAATTACACGGTCAAGGCCGTGTTCTTGGCCAACGCGATCACCGCTGTGAACGACACGACCGACGGAGAGACGATCACGCTGCAACCGGACGCGGGTCATCCTGATGCGCACCCGCCGCACAGGGTCATGGTGCAGCGCTCGACCACCCGGCACTCACCCGAATGGGCGCTCTACGAGAACAAAGATGGCATGCTGTTCGCGCGTCCCCTGTCCGAGTTCACCGAGGATCGCTTCAAGATCCTCTACAACGGAGCCTGACATGGAAAGCATGGAGTTGACGCACGCGGTCGAGAATGGCCACATCGATTTTCGGATTGGCGCCGGCATCATCCATATCGACCTGATCTGGGTGGATGAGGATTCTCGCATCAGGGGTGTTGGCACCGATCTTCTTCTGAAAGTCCTGAGCCTTGCAGACAATCTCGGCTTTTCTGTGGAGCTGGAGTCGCGCGGCGATATCGACCGGGCCGTGCTTCGCGCCTTCTACGAGAAGCACGGCTTCGTGATGGTCGATAACACACCCTGGATTCAGCTTATGCGCAGAGAGGTGCAACAATGAAATTCCCCAAGCTCAAGATTGAAAATTTCCTGGCTATCACAGAGGCTGAAATAAGTCTTGCAGATAGGGGTTTGTGCCTTATCCAGGGCCGCAACGAGGCGGATAGCTCCGCAAAGTCGAACGGCGCCGGCAAGTCCTCGATCGCCGACGCACTGTGCTGGTGCTGGTTCGGCACGACGGCACGCGGCGAAAGCGGTGACGATGTGATCAACGCGGGCGTCGGCAAGGGGTGTCGCGTGACGTCCACGCTCGTCGATGGTGGGATCACCTACACCGCGACCCGGCATCGCAAGCACCCCAAGGGCAAGAACCGGCTCTGGCTGGAAATGGATGATGGGCTCAAGACGACCGATCTAACCAAGGGCACCGACAAGCTGACGCAGGAGGTGGCCAACAGGATCATCGGCGCGTCCCTCGACGTGTTCACGGGCTCGATCTACGCAGGCCAGGAGAAGATGCCCGACCTGCCGGCCATGACCGACAAGACGCTCAAGATGCTGATCGAGGAGGCGGCCGGCGTCACGCTGCTGGAGGAAGCCTACAGGAAGGCGCGCGACAACCTCGCCGGCGCGCAGGCCGCGGTTGATCATGCCACGCGCGAGGCGGACGAAATCGGCCGCAAGATCGTGGATATCGACACGCAGATCACCGACGCGGCCCAGAGCGAGACGGACTGGGAAAGTGATCGCACCCGGCGCGTCGAGGAGAAGCAGAAGGAGGCGCGCGATCTGCTGGCGATCGTCAAGCGGATCGACGCCGACATGAAGGGCTACGACCGGGCCGGTATCGAGGCCGAGATCGCGCGGATCGATGCCCGGATCGGATCGGTCTCGCAGGAAAGCGCCGAGTTGGCCCGGCTGAATCGCGAGGTGAACAGTATCGAGGTCGATCTCGAATACCACAATCGCAACTACCAGGGCGCGAAACGCAATCTGGACAATATCGAACGGCAGCTGAAAGACGTGGAGGGCAAGATCGGCCAGCCCTGTCCCAAATGCGGCCGGCCGATCACCGAGCAGGAGATGGCCGCGACGAGAAATGCCCTTGAGAAGGACGCCGCCGAGGTCAGGGACGAGGCGAAGGCGCTCAAGGATCAGATCGAGTCCGTGGAGAGCGCGCGTCAGAAGGCCGCTCAGGCGCGTGACGCGTTTGAAGGGGGTATGACCGATATCAGCGCCGAACAGCACTCACGCAAGCGCCAGGAGGCTCTGCTGGCCGATCTCAACGATCTGGAGAGTGACCGGAGGCTGCGCGTGACGCAGGCGAGGGCGCTCAAGCAATCTATCGAGGATATCAAGAGCGAGGCCAACCCCTATTCGGGCCGGGCGGAAAAACTGCGCGCCGAGAAGAAGCGCCAGGAGGCGCTGGCTGCCGATGCTGCGAAGATCGTGGCCGCGCGCCGCGAGAAATTCGAGATCGAGGAGCAGGTCGTGCGCGTGTTCAGCCCGGCCGGCGTCCGGGCGCGCGTTCTCGACGAGGTCACGCCGTTTCTCAACACGCAGACCGCGCGCTACCTCTCGGTGCTGTCCGACGGCAATCTCAGCGCCAACTGGACGACGCTCACGCCGGGCTCGAAACCCGGTGAGTTCAAGGAGAAGTTCTCCATCGAGGTGGCGAACGCGACGGGCGGCGGGAAATTCAAGCTGATCTCCGGCGGCGAGAAGCGCAAGGTCCGGATCGCGACGTCGATGGCCTTGCAGGATCTGGTGGCGACGCGCGCCTCGAAACCGATCGACCTGTTCATCGGTGACGAGATCGACGATGCGCTCGACAGTTCCGGGCTTGAGCGGCTGATGATCATCCTGGAGGAGAAGGCGCGCGAGCGTGGCTCGGTTTTCGTGATCTCCCACAATGAGTTGTCGGATCACATCAGGCAGGTGCTTACGATCAAGAAAACCGCATCCGGCGAGACCGAGATCAGCGAGGTGGCGGTATGAAGAAAACAGGACGCTATCGCTATCGCGTGATGACCATCGGCTTTCTGTGCTTCCGGCGCCGGGTTGTCGTGTTGCAGGAGGAGATCGAGCGGCGCGAGATGCTCGCGCCCTATACGTTCGAAAAGGTTCGCCGGTGGGTGGATGCCGATCCGGAAAGCCTCATCGTCGCGCCTTTCCCTAATGACACCCTCTCTGAATCTGCTATAAGTTAAGTCAGCACTGACGGAGGCACGCATGGCAAAAAGCAAGACCAGGAGCAAGATGTCAGATCGCGAGATCGAGGTGATCGAGACCACTGCTATCGAGGTGGTCGAGACCCTGAGCGGTCACGAATTCGAGGTCGAAAGCGATATTGTGACGAGCGTCAAATACGCCGACGGGTCGTTCAGGAAAAAGACGCTGCCGACGGGGCTCAGCTTCTTCCTCGAATACGCTTATCTGGGCGCGCGCGGAAAGACGATTTTCGGGTTCGGCCCCGAGGACTCGCAGGAATACGATTACGCCGAGTTCTCCGAGGACGAGGTTGACAAGACCTTTCCGCTCGCAGGCGCCGTGCTGGCCAAGGCTCACAATCTCGAAACGGAGAATTTCGGGCAGGCGTTCGCCAAGATGCAGACCCAGGTCGCCGAGATCGTCGAATCCGAGGAAATCGAGGATGAGGAGATCTACAAGAACAACCCCATGTGCGGAGCATTTTGATGGGAAAGATCAGGATTGCCGGTATCGACGGCTCCAAGACTAATTTCGGAATTTCGCTCTTGTCGCTCGATACCGATACGATGGCGCTGTCCGTCGAGGACTTGATTCTCGTCAAGACCGAAAAGACCAAGGTTAAGCAGGTGCGCGCGTCGTCCGACAATCTGCGCCGCGCCCGCGAGATCTATCTCGTGACGCGCGAGGCTTTGAAGGGATGCGCCGCCGTGTTCGTGGAGGTTCCGAGCGGCGGGCAGTCGTATGACGCGGTGCTCGGCTTCGGCATCGTGATCGGTCTTTACGCCTCGTTGGAGCTGGAGCCGATCGAGGTCTCTCCGGCCGAGACCAAGAAGGCCGCCCTCGGCACGAGCACGGCGAGCAAGAGCGAGATGATCGAGTGGGCGGTCGAGAAGTTCCCCGAGGCGCCGTGGCGTATGCGCAAGCTCCACGGTGAAATGGTCCCCAAGAAGGACAACGAGCACCTGGCCGATGGCGTTGCTATTGCCCATGCCGGCATCATGCTTCCCTCGTTCCGGCAGACACTGTCGATCCTGGCCGCGAATTCCGCTGTCAGCGCCTGATGTCAAGCCTTTTAATTCAGTCCTGACTGAATTACTGTGAGGGATCACACCAAATCTAGTAGGGATGACCCATGACTGACACATTCTTTTGCCGGGAATACTTTCCCGGAATGGGAGATGCTGTAGCCGATCGCACGATCAATCGGCGTATCTTTACCGAGGAGCAGAAGGCCGCCCTGCCCGAGCCGCTGGTTCTCAATCCGGAAGATCCGCTCTTCAAGGAATGGAAGAACGCAGCCGATCTGTCCGAACATGCCGTTCGGCTCGACAATGAAGCGCCTTTCGTCACGAAAGAGCCCGAACTGCGCATCGAGAAATGGCGCGACGTCGCAGAGCGTGTCGCGCATGGGAACGCAAGCCTGCACCAGAGCGGCATGAAGGACGAGGGAAATCTGCGCGATCACCTGATGCGCGGCACCGTGCTTCTCTCCGGTCGTCACCTTCAGCACGGCGACGCGAACCAGAAGAACAGGCCGATGGAGGTTCTGACCAACTGTGCCACATCGGCCTCGACCTTCATCCTGTTCTATCTGCTGCTCAACGGCTCCGGCGTCGGTCGCGCCTATGACGACAGCATGATGAAGGTGGACTGGACCAGGCTGCCGCATGTGAAGGTGGTGATCGACGGCAACTACCCGGATCGCGGCATCATGGAGCCGCACTGGAACGGGGTCGAGATGGGTGAGCGGCCGAAGGTGCCGCATGTCATGACGCCGCAGGACGCGCGTGCGGGGTATTCCGAGGACATGGATCGCGTCACCTGGTTCGAGGTGCCCGACAGTCGCGGTGGCTGGGCACAGGCCCTGGAGATCATGGAGAACATGGCCTACGAGGGCCGCACCGACGAGGTGCTGGTGCTCGATTTCTCGAAGGTGCGGCCCTATGGCAGCCCGATCCGCGGCATGCAGAACCGCCCCTCTTCCGGCCCCGGCCCGCTGATGTATGCGATCATGGAGATCGCCAAGCTGCGCGGCCGCGATATGGCGCCCTGGAAAGCGGCCATGTTCGCCGATCACTACGCCGCCGAGTGCGTGCTTGTCGGCGGTGCGCGCCGCGCCGCGCGCATGGCCACGAAGAACTGGCGCGATCCTGATATCCTGGAATTCATTCGGCTCAAGTGGACTCACGACCTGTGGAGCTCGAACAATTCCGTCACCATCGACGACGAGTTCCGTGAGCGCTGCAACAAGGTGCGCGACCTGATCAAGTATCGCACCACGCCGGTCTCGCGTGACGATCCGGACGCGCTGATCACCATCGCGAAGATGATGCGGCTCTCCAACGAGATCGATCATATCGACCTGCATGCCTGGACCGTGTTGATCAACATCGCCGACAGCGCCTTCCAGGGGCCGCATGGCGAGCCCGGCCGCGGCGAGCCCGGTATCATCAACCAGGATCGGCTCAAGGTGGATGACAGCGGCATCGAGGCGTATATCGACGGGCTCTACGCGCGCTCGCTGGACTTCCAGGTCAGCGAGCGCTCCATGCCGATGATGCGCGACATGGCCCGCGAAATGCTCTCCGTGCGCTATACCATGATCACCAACCCCTGCGGCGAGATCGCCCTGCTCATGCTCGGGGGATACTGTGTGATCGCCGACAACGTGCCCTTTCATGCGCGTGACGACGATGATGCCGAAAGCGCGTTCCGCGCCTCTGTGCGCGCCCTGATGCGCGTGAACACGATGGACTCGCTCTACAATCGCGAGGTCGCGCGCACCAATCGCATCGGCGTCGGGATCACCGGCTTTCACGAATGGGCCTATGATCGCTTCGGCTTCACCTGGCACGATCTGATCGACGAGGAGAAGTCGAAGAAGCTGTGGCTCACGCTGTCGCGTTTCAGGCGGGCGATCAGCGACGAGGCGCGCAAGTATGCCGAGGTGCTCGGCGTGACGGTGCCGCACACCGATACGACCTTCAAGCCGGCCGGCACCACGTCGAAGCTGTTCGGCCTGTCGGAAGGGGCACACCTGCCCTCGATGCGCTGGCTGCTTCGCTGGGTCCAGTTCCGCAACGACGATCCGCTGGTGCAGGAATACATCGCCAAGGGCTACCCGTCGAAGCAGCTCAAGTCCTATTCCGGCACCACGGTGATCGGCTTCCCGACCGCGCCGGCAATCACCCGGCTCGGCGGCGGGGAATGGGTCGTGACCGCGGCCGAGGCCACGCCTGCGGAGCAGTATGAGTTCCTGCGCCTGCTGGAGAAATACTGGATTCGCGGTGTTGACGAGAACGGTGAGCCGCTCGCAGAGGACCGCGGCAACCAGATCTCCTACACGCTGAAATACGATCCCGCAAAGGTCACTTTCGGCGATTACCTGGAGACGCTTATGAGCGGCCAGTTCTCGATCCGCTGCTGCTCGATCATGCCGCAGACCGACACGACCGGCTACGAGTATCAGCCCGAGGAGCCGATCAGCCAGGCAGAGTATGCCAGCCTGATGGCGAATATCGACGATGGCATGAAAGAGGATATCGGCTTCGAGCATGTCGATTGCGCGTCCGGGGCGTGCCCGGTCGATTTTGCAGCCGAGTGATCATCGAGAGGGCGGCTTGCGGGCCGCCCTTTTCTTTCTGCACGGAGAGGTCATGTCACCCGTCATCCATGTTATTTCGAAGCGGAACTGCTCCTATTGCGCACTGGCAAAGGGCGTTCTGCGAAAGCACGGACTTCGCTTCGAGGAGAAGATCCTCGAAACCAACACCGATATCATCTCGTTTCTGGAATCCGGCCTCAAGACCGTGCCGCAGATCTACGTGAACGGCAGCAATATCGGTGGATACGAGGATCTTCTGCACTGGATCGAACAGCGCGAAACCGAGGCTGCGCGTTGACTTTCTGCGATCAGTCAGGCATTACTTATCCGAATTTCGGACTTCACACATGAGGAGATCTTCCAATGGACCTGAGTAACAATCACTACATTCCCGAGGGTGCCGTGACCGCGCCGCTCGGGGCGCTGCGCGAGGGTCGGCTGGGTGCTCCGCGCACCATCACCGGCGGCGGGCAGAAGCACATCGTGGATATCCAGTTCACCGGCCGCCCGGTCGTCGGCGACACGCTGACCATCAACGGCGTCACCTGGACCTTCATCGCGAATGGCGGCTCGCCGGCGGGCAACGAGATCGCGCTCGGCACGACCCTGGCTACCGACCTCGACGCCATGATTGCCGCGCTCAACGGCTCGGCAGATGGCGACGTGGCTGCATTCACCTATACCGAGGACGGCAGCGACACGCTGACCGCGACGGCCGATGCGAACGCAGCCTATACCGACGACGCCTTCGCTGCCGATGTCGATGCGGGTGCGACCGTGACCGTTGCGGATGACGGCCGGGCCGATACCGAGATCACCAACAAGACCTGCAACATCGCGCTCAAGACCGACTTGGTGAGTCAGAACCAGGCGTTTACCCTCGCCGACGGCATGGAGTTCGAGCTGAAATCCATCGTCGCCACGGGCACGCCGGGTGGGAACTTCGTGATCACCCCGGATAATATCGACGGCGGCACCACGCTGACCTTCGACGCGGATGGGGAATACGCGGTAATGCAGTTCCTCGGTGGCAGCTGGCGCGTGCTTGCTGCGGCCGACGGTGTTCTCGGCTGATATCGCGCGACACCACATGACACGAAAGGGGGCGGTTCACCCGCCCTTTTTCTTTTCGAAAACGCGATTCCCCGACACGATTTCTGCTATAAAGTAAGCATCAACTGATATCTGATAGGGGTCGAAATGATCGGGCGCATTCTCTGCTTTTTCGGGCTGCACAAGTGGTCTGAGTTTCACTCGAAGCCGACCTCGACAAGTGCCTTTCGGCATTGCAGGCGCAGGAACTGTTTCACCACGCAGAAGATCGTAGCCCGTAGGCCCTGGTTGTAATCGAGAAGGAAGAAAATGACCGTTCACACACATCCCGACCAGCCCCAGATGCAGGCCGAGGTAATTCTTGCCTCGCTTAATCAGGAGATGCCCGACGAGGCGCCGCTCGTCACGATGCGGCTGCGCTATCCGCGGTTCATTCATGCCGAGGTCATGACGCACCGGGTGTTCGGCCGCAACGCGCGGAGTTCGCGCGCCGTGCCTGTCAAGCGCATGATCGAGGAGATCGAGGAAAACCCCGTCGTGCCCTGGCACTGGGGCAAGAACCAGCGGGGTATGCAGGCCGACACGGAGTGCGACGCGAAGGTGTTGATCGACTGGGATCACGAGATCGGTCACGAGAACTGGGTGGCGCGCGAGGACGCCTGGCGCGAAGCGCGTGATCATGCGGTGCGCATTGCGCGCGGCTTCTCGGACGCAGGCTACCACAAGCAGGTGGTCAACCGGCTGCTGGAGCCCTTCATGTGGATCGACGTGCTGATCACCGCGAACCGCTGGCAGAATTTCCTCTGGCTGCGCGACCACAAGGATGCCGAGCCGCATCTGCGTGACCTCGCGGTGCTGGTCAAGCGGGCGCTCGGTGACGCGGAGATGCAGAATCTGGCGCCTGGATACTGGCACCTGCCCTACATCGCGCCCGAGGAGTATCGCAACGGTTCCTGGAAGAATTTCGAGGAGCGGGTCGAGTTTCTCTCCAAGATCAGCGCCGCTCGCTGCGCCCGGATCTCCTACACGCCCTTCGACGGCGACGCTTCCTACGAGCGGGAGCTGGAGCGCTACAACATGCTGGTCACGTCCGAGCGTGTGCATGCCTCGCCGCTGGAGCATCAGGCGATGCCTGACGAGTGCGTCCTGTGTCCGACCACGGGCGCGCGTGAGCGCTGGATGAACCCCGAGAAGCACGGCAACCTGCCCGGCTGGATCCAGGCGCGCAAGCTGGTGCCGAACGAGGCCAAGCATGGCTGATGGACAGGTGATAGCCGGAGCCAGGATCAAGCATGACGAGAACGGTCATGACGGCCCCGGCTACTACTATCAGATCATCGACGAGAGCGGAAACGAGGTCGGCGGCCCTGTCGGCCCCTTCTCGACACAAGACGAGGCGGAGGAAAATGTCCACGCCGCAATCCGGATCATGATCGAGAACATGGTCCGGGAAGAGCTGGGACTGGAGTGAGCATGAATACCATCAATATCAAGACCGTTCGCGTGGATGCACGGCTGCCGAAATACGCCACCGAAGGAGCAGCGGGTGCGGATGTTCACGCCTGCCTGCTCGAACCCGTGGTGATCCCTTCCGGGAAATGGCACCTGATCCCTACGGGTCTTGTTGCGGACATTCCGCGCGATATCGAGATCCAGGTGCGCCCGCGCAGCGGCCTGGCCAACAAGTTCGGTGTCACGGTTCTGAACGCGCCCGGCACCATCGACAGCGACTATCGCGGCGAAATCATGGTGATGCTGATCAATCACGGCAAGAATGATTTTATGGTCACGCACGGGGACCGGATCGCGCAGTTGGTGGTGGCCCCGGCGCCCCAGACGGCTTTTGTCGCGACCGGCGGGTCCGTCAGTGCAACGGCGCGCGGCGCCGGCGGGTTCGGTTCCACGGGAGCTTGATTATGATCTACGGGCTGACAGGAGCGAGCGGCGTCGGCAAGAGCACCCTTGCCAATCTCGTCGCCGACTCGCTCGACATTACCTATCTCGTGACATCCGTCACCGAAAGCGCACGCCGGCATGGCTACGACCCGGTGCGTCCCATGACGCTCGACCAGCGGATAGACCTTCAGTTTCACCTGCTCGACGACCATGCCAAGATGATCGACGTGACTCCTTCTCCGATGATCACGGACAGGACACCGATCGATTTCATCGGCTACATGATCGCGGAAATCGACATGCAGAGCCACGAGCGCCTGTCGAGCGAGAACATGACCCGCGTCAGCTCCTACGTGGAAAGCTGCCTTGCGCTGGCCTGCAAGCGCTACGATTTCCTCTTTCATCTTGCACCCCTGCCCTTCTACGAGCAGGCGGAAACACGCCCCGTCGAAAACGTCGCCTATCAGTGTCATGTCGATCTGGTTTTGCGCGGGGCGTTGCAAAGGCTGAACGGGCGGTGCCCGGCCGCGATCCTGAACACGACCGATCTGGATGAGCGGCAGGAATTCGTTCACAACACCATCGTTCAGCGGCTCGATTGTTTCGAGCGTCAGCGCAGAACCCATCGCAGGATTCACTGACCGCGAAATCCCGCGATCACCCCGCGATCGTTTCTGCTATAAAGTAAGTAAGCGCACACTAAAGAAAGGAACACGCTTATGGCCTCCAAGGCACAGATGCTGGCCACGCTCCAGCGGATTATCGATTTCTCGGATCACGACTACCCGACCGATGGCGAGGCGCTCAAGGCTGTCGTCGAGATGGCGAGCGAGTGTCTCACCGAGAAGAAGGTCAATTCCTTCGACGAGAAGGTCAAGGAGCTGACCAAGTTCATCATGGCCGGGAACTTCAACCTGCTGTTCGAAAGCCACGAGGATATCGCGGCCAGCCTCAACAGCGCGGGCATCCTGTCGCCGTCCGGCAAGCAGTGGACCAGGACGAACGTGTCGAAGATCCTCAAGCCGGTGCGCGAGGCCGTGACCGAGCGCATGAACAGTGTCGCGGAGAATCCGGAGGCCGAACAGCCGGATCCTGCCGAGCCCACCACGCGCACCGAGGCGAAGCGGCGCAACGTCGCCGATGAAGGGATCGAGATGGGCGAGGTGGAGCCGGGCGAGATCGGCGGTGCCGGCGGTGAAGATGCCGACGATGAAGTCGGTGATCTCGAAGCCCTCGACGATCTCGAAGCCATCTGAAGGTCTCGATCGACGGGAAGGGGTGTCACGCCCCTTCCCAAGCCCAGGAGGAATTCATGGCTGAACGCATCAAGGACGCGGACGTCTGCATCTATCTTGCGAACGGAGGCGTCTACTACCCGCTCAACCCCAGGATGGCGGATGTCAGCATCCATGCCATCGCGCACATGCTCGCGACCAAGGCGCGCTGGAACGGGGCCACGCAGCACAAGCACTATCCGGAGCGGATGCTCTACTCCGTGGCAGAGCACTCCATCTACGTCTCGGAATACGTCGAGAAGGAGCTCAAGCGCCCCGAGCTGGCGCTGGCCGCTCTGCTGCACGACGCGACCGAGCACGTCACCGGCGACATCCTGAGTGTTCTCAAGAAGAGCCAGACGCTTGCGCCCGTGATCGAGCCCATCGAGAGCGAGAACAACGCCGTCATTGCCGCCGTTTTCGGCGTCAATACCCTGATGAACAAGGCCATCGAAATCGCGGATATGGCCGTGGCACGCGCGGAATACGAGCAGATCGTGATCAAGCCTGTCGGCGGCAAGATGAACGATCCGCGGCACGCAGAGCCGGTCAAGGCGGCCAGGGTCGATATCCAGATGCTCTCGCCCTACGAGGCGAAGGCGCTGTTCATCAGGCGCTTCAACAAGGTCATGAAGGCGAAGAGGGCGGCATGACGGGGTTCGATCCTTCCGGGGAATGGCCTACGCATCGCGCCGAGCTGAGCCGCAAATCGACCAGTGTTCTCGAACACTGGTCGAACGCGTATGACAAGGGAAAGATCTCCAAGAGGGAATTCTACATCCTCGTGACCGTGCTTTACGACACGACATCCGGGCTCGTCGAGAAGGACATCTCCGACCTGCTCGCTGAAATCCACAAGGATCTGCGCAGGAAGTGATCGTGTCCTTCGGCACATCCCTGCCGCTCGCATCCTGCACTAACCTGCCGATATCCGCGTCACGATCTGCTATAAGTAAGTAAGAAATGACGTAAAGAAGGGGAAGTCATGAAGGTCTCGCAAATTCAGGATTACGACACGCACGCAATCGTCGGCGGCGGGCTCGCGCAGTCCTTTCGCATGGCCGAGACGGCGGAGTTTTTCACTGTTCTGTCCGACACGCTCTACACCAACAAGAAGCGCGCCATGATCCGCGAGATCGTGTGCAATGCCTGGGACGCCCATCTCATGCTCGGCAAGGCGGATGTTCCCATCGAGATCGAGGTCGGCGAGGCCGAGGTTGTCGTGCGCGATTACGGCCCTGGGATTCCGCACGACAAGATCGTGGATGTCTACTGCGTCTACGGCGCATCGACCAAGGTTCATGACGACGAGCAGACCGGCGGTTTCGGGCTCGGCTCGAAGGCGCCTTTCGCCTACAGCGATCACTTCACCGTCGAAAACTGCCACGCCGGCCTGCGCACCGTTTACGCGATCTCGCGCGGAAGCTCGGAGACGGAAGGTCGGCCCGATATTCGCGAGATGGTCTCGGTTCCCACGGACAAGACCGGCGTGACCGTGACCGTTCCGGTGCAGAAAAAGTCGGATGCGTGGGAGTTCACCCGGATCACGAAGAACGTGATCCGGCAGGGCGGAATGCGCGCCTTGATCAACTCGGAAGAATTCGTGGGGCTGGACTACAAGAGCGTGCGCGAAAAGGGATTCGGCTATATGACCGAACAGACCGCATACGAGATCGGCCTGACGGAGGCGAATGTCTACTGTCTTTACGGCACGGTGCTTTACCCGGTCTCGGCCTCCGACGACCGGATCAACGAACTGATCTCGGATATCGATATGGAGATCAATCCTGACACGCGTTATAGGGGTCACTCTGTCAAGGCCGTGACGATCTTGTCGGCGCGGCCTCACAGTGTCGGTGTCACTCCTTCGCGCGAAGCGCTCTCCTACACGGACAGAACCGTTAATACGCTGAAAAGGCTTCTGAAAAAGGCTATCTTCGAGATCAGGGCCGCAAAGAGAATGGCGGAAGACGCCGTTCGGGAAAAGTATCTTTCGGGCGAGGATTTCAGCAAAAAGCCGTGGCGTCTCAATCCTGATCGGGGAAATCATGGTCTGAAAGAGGTCATTCGCGAGTGCAGAAAGGATCACGGGCTTTGGTTCACCGAAACCGATGCCATGAACCGGTCGCCCGAAATCCTGACGGATCAGATGGATATCGGAACGAGCGTTATGCTCAGGAAGGACGGCTTCTCGATCCTGTCCCTCAATGATCGCAGCCTTTTCTTCAAGCAGATTTCCAGGTTTGCGCCGCATCGCAAGCGGGCAGCCAGGATCTTCATGGCGAAGCGCTCTCGTCCCTTCTTCCGTTCGGACCCCTGGCGGCAGGCCCTGCTGCGCGAGGAAAAGCGGAAGATGGCTCGTATCACCCGTGATCTTGTCGATTTGCAGAAGGTCGCAATTCTTCGGCATGAACGCGGGCACGAAGCCGCGAAAAGCGTGCTTATCAAGCGCGCGAGCGACGAGCCGGTCAGTCCCGTGATCGTGATCTCCGAAAAGAGATTTCAGGCGGAGGAGTTCATCAAGCAAAGGGACGAACTCGGTCAGGATACCGTTCTCGGCTCTCCTGATTACTCCCGTGAAATCTGGTTTTTCAGCGTTCTGATGAACCCGGATGACCAGGCTGCTATGAAAAAGATCCGCGAGCGCGCGGAGAAATTCGGCTATAGCGTTCATGTTGTGGAAAAGGTGAAAAACAGTCGGCCCTCCAAACCGAAGCGGACCGAAAAAGCCTATCCCACCTTCCTTCACCTGAATGACTATTGCAGTAATCGGAATCTTCCGAAAGCGGAACTTAGCGAAAAGGATGTGACGCACTACATTTACGAGCCGCTCGGTATGCAGGCCGTTTCGACCTGGGGAGACATTTCCCTTTTCAAGGACCATCTGAGAAAAGCATACGGCACGAATATCGCCCTTGTCACCAGGGAGAGCGACAGGAAAAGGATCGAAAAGACGGTCGCGGTCGATCTCGTCGCCGTTCTGCGCGATCAATTTCTCGGAGCCATGAAGCACAAGGACTTCGCGCTTGCCTGGGCCATCATGACGGAATACGCGTTCGATGAATGCGATTCGAGGTTCTCCAATCATTCGAGTTCGGTTCAGGGGTATATAACACTCAAGATCGCCAATAAAGAACCCGCTTATATCCCCGATATCTTCAAGCGGCATGTCGTGAACAGGAACAGGCTTCTGGAGTATCTGCGTCTTGCGCGTCTTTTCGAGGAAACTCCGAGATCGCTGAAAAACTCCATGAAAATCGAGCCGAATATGGCCGAGTTCCGGGATAAAAGGAGTTCGGTTATCGAGAAAATCGGCAAGGACGAGAGGATGAAAAAGATCAGCCTCTACCTCTCGCTCTGCAAGTCCTCATACCACATGAGCGAAAACCACATCCGCGCAATCGCGAAGATCGCGGTCAACATCGACAAGGTCTTGTAAGGAGGAAGTGAAATGAAAAAGGTGAAGGTGAAATCGGCAATCGCTGGCAGGGCTGGCGTGACGCTCTATCTCGAAAACGGAGATCAGATGAACCTGCCCGCCAATTCCTGGCGGACGGCGGAGATCATGAACAAGGTCTCCGCGCCCCTGGCGCGGGGTGAAATCGTCTCCATCGATATCGAGTCCTATTCGGCGCACAAGATCGTCGAGGAGCAGTCCGGCGGGCTGATCCGCTTCGTCAAGCGCAAGCTGCGCTCCATTCTCGGCAGTAGCGCGAACGAAACGGCCGAGGAGAAGGTCATGGCCTACGTCAACGGCCGGGAGCTGCATGGCATCGAGAACATCGAGCGCCATATCGAGGCCGCTGTGCGCAGCGGCAATACCGAGAACGTGCGGAACTTCATCGCGCGGATGAGCAAGGTCGCGGAAAAGCGCGGCCACAGCGTCCAGGATGCGCTCGAATTCATGCGCCACGCGGATCTGCCGATCGCCCAGGACGGCTCGATCATCGCCTACAAGATGCTCCGGAAGAGATACTCCGACGGAAAATCTTTCTTCGTGGACTGCCACACCGGCCGGGTTGCTCAGCGTGTCGGCTCGAAGGTGCAGATGGCGGACAACATGGTCGATCCCGACCGCAGGAAAGAGTGCTCGAACGGGCTGCATATCGCGCGGCGCAGCTATCTGAGAGGATTCGGCGGTGACGCGATTGTGCTGGTTAAGATCGAGCCGGAAGATGTGATCGCTGTGCCCGAATACGACAACAGCAAGATGCGCGTCTGCGCCTATCACATCATCGCCGACGTGACCGATCTGGCCTTCTCCACGCTCAAGAGCAACAAGCCCATGACCGAAGAGCCGAGCCTTGCGAAACTGCTTGGTGAAGTGCTGGCGGGCAAGCACGCGCCGGTGAGCGAATTCGTCACGATCCGGGGGCAGAACGGAACCGATATCGAGGTCACGAGCGCCAATCCTGAATCCCGGAGCGCGCAGAAGGACGTGAAAGCGAAACCCGTCTATGCGCTCGACGACGAGCAGAACAATGGGCCGTCCTACGATATCAAGGAGCTGCGCGAAAAAACGGAGAAGGAGCGCGCGAAGGCGAAGGCCGAGAGCGAGAAGAAGCCCGATCCGGCCGATCCCGAGCCCGAGAAGAAGGCTCCGGAGAAGCGCGCAAAGGCGAAGGACGAGAGCGAGAAGAAGGCTACGAAGGAGCAGCCTCGCAAGAAGGTGCCCAAGAACATGCGCGATGCCATCGATTTCGTGCGGAGCGGCGGGTCGAAGCGCGAGGCCGAGAAGCGCTTCAAGGTGTGTCGCAAGACGCTCACGCGGCGCATGAACGAAGGCTATTGATCTGCGCGGTGAAGTAAGTAACCATTGACTGTGCCCGGTAGCATGCCGGGCACAGTCGCATCGCGAAAGGATCGATATGGGAAAGTTCCCGAAGGACAAGTGGATCGTGAGCGCGCTCAAGCGCGGCTACCTGGTCGCTCGCAAGGACGGATCGATCTATCGCGCCAAGTCGGCAACGAAAGAAGGCGTGGTCAACAAGGAGAAGGGCTACCAGCTCGTCAAGTATCGCACCCATCCACCGACCGGCCGGGTCTATTTCAACATGACCTGGCGCGGCTTCAAGAAGTCCGTTCTGGTCAACAGGGTGATCGCGCTGCGCTTTCTGCCCAACCCGGAAAACCTGCCGCAGGTCAATCACAAGAACGGTGACAAGGCCAATAACGCGCTCGACAACCTCGAATGGTCGTCCGGGTCCGACAACGAGAAGCACGCGCACCGCACAGGGCTCAAGAGCGGCCGCGGGAGCGCCAACAGCAACGCCAAGCTGACTGTCACCGACGTTTACGCGATACGCGCCTCAGACGAGCCTGTGAGCGCTCTGGCGGCCCGCTACGGTGTCAGTCGCTCGACCATTATCAACGTCAGAACAGGAAAGACCTGGAGCCATGTATAGAGCCATTCTGAAACTCTTGTTCAATTCCCGCCTGAGCCTTTTCGACATGACGATTCTGCTCGTCCTTCCCCATGTCGTGATGGCTTATGACAACTACTGGCTTTTCGCACTCTACATTCCCGCGGCGATATTCTCGGCTTATGTCGCGAACAAGATCCCGTGACGGCCCCGTTCGCTGCGCGCTATAAGTAAGTCAGCACATACGGAGGCAGACATGAACGGCATGATCATCGCCGGGTTCGATCTCGAAACGACAGGGCTGCTCTCGCCCGATCACCGCATCGTGGAGATCTACCTCGATCTCTGGCGCGACGGAAAGCGGATCTGGAAGTTCGAGCAACGGATCAATCCGCAGAGGGCGATTGCCGCGGATGCGCAGCGCGTTCACGGGATCACCAACGCCGACCTGATCGGCAAGCCGACCTTCGAGCAGGTGGCACCCGTTATCTCGAAAGCGCTGCGCAAGGCGCATGTCGTGGTCGCGCATAACGGCGAGGAATTCGACTGGCCGTTCCTTGAGCAGGAGATGAAGCGCGCCGCGATCGCCCTGCCGCGCGTCCCGCTTTTCGACACCATGAAACGCGGCATCTGGGCGACCCCGCACGGCAAGAACCCGAGCCTCATGGAGCTGTGTTTCGCCTGCGGCGTGGAATACGACCCGGCCAAGGCGCACGCCGCGAGTTATGACGTCGAGGTCATGATCGAATGCCTGCGCAAGGGCATCGAGTGGAATTTCTTCGATCTCACCGATTGCACGGAAGGGAATAACGTCGCCGCGTGACGTGCCGCGACAACCCAGCCGATTTCCTTAAATCTTTGATGTATAAAGAAAATACAAGACAAAGCGACAAGGCAGATAAATAGCAGAAGGAGTAATCGCTATGCCCGAACACACCCAGGAAGCGCAAGATCAGGATATCGACACCGCGCTCGCCGATCTCGACAGCATGGGCGACGTCCGTGACGACGAGATCGAGGAGATCGACGCCGCCGCGATCGAGGAGATCGAAGAGGTCGAGGAGGAGCAGAACGACTCCGAAGAAACCCAGGAGGCCGGTGCCGACGACGATGCCGACGACGATGCCGACGAGACCCAGGAGGCCGGCACGGACGACACGGTCAGCGACGAGGATCTTGCCGATCTGGAGATGCAGATCGACAAGGAGGAGGCTTACGCGAGCCAGACCAGCGCCGACATCGACACCGAGCCCCAGGGCACGGTCGCGAAGAAGCCGAAGAAGGCAGCCGGTGGCGGCGGCACGCGCGCGTCGGTCGATATCGACTCCCTCGACGCCAAGCACTTCGTCCTCAAGGGCGATCCGGCCTCGATGGACCAGACGCAGATCGACCAGGCGAAGGCCGACGTGCTCAAGTCGAAGCCCGCGCAGAAGAAGGTCGCGGAGAAATTCGTCAACACGTTCCAGTCGATGGCCGCAGGCAAGGCGCCCTCGAAATATGTCGTGCAGGCGATGGAGCACCTGGACGCGGCCGGTGGCACGACCGACACGGCGGCGCTTGTCGCGGCCTTCAAGGCGTCCGGCCTCGGTGATGGCACCGCGCGCTCGCAGACCGGCCAGATCATGGTGCTCTTCCCGGTGCTCGGCATCGCGAAGCGCTCGGGCAAGACCCTGACCGCCTGCGACGACAGCAACGTCGCCGCCTACGTGCGCACCTTCTTCAAGACGCCGGCCAGCTGAACGAGGATCGTCGGCGCGTCCCTGCCTCGACGCGCCGACGGAACTGCGCGCTGCCGGTCTTTCAAGTTCCGCCGGCAGCGCGCCTTTTGAAAGGCTTCGAAGATGATGATCCTGTTTCTGATCATGGTGCTGGGCGTGCCGCCGCCTGTCCCGATGATCATCCGGAATCCCCGGCCCGGCGCAAGATACAAGGTGCCTTGGCGGGGTTATGCCGACACGACACAGATGCGCGCCGACGCGATCCGTCGAGTTGAGGTCTTGATATGGATCGAGCGCAAAACGTGAAAGGGCCAGGTGTGTCGGCGCCTGGCCCGTATTTCAGGACACAAGCATGGAAAATCGCGAACATCGTATCGAGAACCTGACGAAAATCGGCAGCGTGGCTTTCGACCTGGGCGCACCGCTCGAAAAGGCGGAGCAGATCCATCAGGCCATCGCCTATGTCGAGAACAAGGAGGGCCTGACGCCTTGGCAGCTGCGTGTGCTGGACGAGGCACGCGCCGATCTCAACGAGGCTCTGGCCGAGACCGGCATCCAGCTGGGCGAGCGCGAGCTGGCCGCTGTGCTGGCGGGCCTGCGGCTTGTCCAGGCGGAAATGGGGCGCGGAGAGTTCCTGCCCCAGGGCGTGCATTCCATCTTCGACGACGACGGCACGATCACCCCGCTCGACACGGACGAGATCGACGCCCTCTGCGAGCGCATCAACGGCTGAAAGGAGATCGTCATGCCGGTATACGAGGTCGAGGTCGCGCGCACCGACCATTTCAGTGTCACCGTCGAGGCGGATGACGAGTCCCAGGCGCGCGACATGGCGTGCGAGACGCTCGCCCATATGGAAGATCCGGTGAATTCCGATCTTTTCTCGCACTGCGACGGGTTCGAAAGCTGCGGCTGCGAGCTGGTGAACGAAATGACGCTGGATGACGCCAAGGATGCCTGGCGGGCCGGGAAGTCGAAGCGGACGGCGGCCGCCTACATGACGGCGCTCATGGAATACGAGAACGAGGGCATGATCGGCGACGAGACCTTTCGCAACGGGCTCGCCGAGATCATGAACTGGATGGAGAAGGAAACGTCCGGATGACAAGAACGCGCGAGGAGAACGCCGCCGATCTGGCGGCCGAGGAGCAGGCGGAGAACGAGCTTGTTACGCGGGCGGCGCCCTACTGGGCGTGGCAGATCATCGACGACCTGCTGATGCGCGCAGAGACCGATCTGGATCACGAGGGTGATCTGATCGTGCCCGGCTCGGAAGGACCGGATGACGAAGTCTTGGCTCTGCGTGCCGCCAATATCGCGATGATCCGCGCCACCGAGACCGAGGATCAGCCGATCTCGCGCCGCGAAATCGACGCCCTGCTGCGCCAGTCCGGTTGATCACCACGACCATCAGAATGCTATACGTTGCACAATACATCCTTTTTGCGACATGCTAACGTGTAGCAGATGCAGAGAAAGACAGAAGGAGACACTATTGGAACTGCTCTATATCGGATCGATCGTTACCATTCTCGGAATGCAGGGGCCTGACGGCCTGCCGACCGTGACGGTCGATCATGTCCACATCGGCACGGAGGAATTCTGCTACGAGTGGCGCGATGCCTTCTACAGCGACGTGCCGCGATCGGTCGATCCCGTCACGGGTTCTTCCATCATCGCGACCTTCTTCGAATGCACGCCCTACCCGCCGGACAAGCTGATCGAGGCCGTCGAGGAGTTTCGCTCCAAGAGCTAATCATCCACTCCGGCGATGTCGATGTAAGACCTCTGAGCGAGCATCCTGATCGAGGGACAGGCTTTCGAGACCTGCTCGCTGGCTTCTTCGTGACCGTTTGCGACAAGGTGACTGGCGATCGCTTTTGCGATCTCTGCGGAGAGATCGTCAATCTTATCGAGAACCTCGAACCTGTGTGACATGACACCCTCGTTCAGTCATTAATGACATTAGAAACAGTGGTTATCGAGTCGGAAACAATAGGTCAACACCCCTAACACCAAAAGGAAAATCGTGATTTTCCTTTTGCGCGCAGAAAGCATCCTTTGCGCTTTCGCTATATAGAAAGCGTGAAACATGACAGACAAGGAAGGCCCACAATGTCGAAAGTGAACATGATGAACCTGCCCTCGAAAGAGGAGAGCAACCCCATCGAGGAAGGTGACGGGGTGATCATCATTAAGCCGAACGGCGACATCAAGACCATGTCCTACGGCGTGGACAAGGATCTGGTGAAGGCCGTCAGCCGCAAGGATCCGGACAAGATGAACGAGCAGGAGCAGGCCATCTTCCTCCAGGGATACATGATGTTCCTTCTCACGATGGCGGCAAGCAGCAATGAAATCATGAAGATGCTCGCGGATATCGCCGACCAGGCCGAGTTGTCCGGTGACACGGATAAATTCGTGAACCAGATGCACTGAGGCCGATATGGCGAACGGTTACAGCAAAAAGAGGGTGGCCTTCGCGGCGGAGGTCTTTCTTTCGGAGATGCGGCACAGGGCTGCGCGCACGGGGGCACATGTTTCGATCGGGCGGCTGAAGGATTATCCGCCCGATCAGAGATCCGCCGTGATCGCCAGTGTCGAGCGCGCCCTCAACTCGCTCGACACCAGTCACGACGAAGCCTTCGGAAAGTGGGCGGAAAAGCAGCCGGGCGATCTGTCCTGATTTGCGCTATATAGTAAGTAAGCCCTGACGAACGAGAGGAGAGGAAAATGTCGGCAAGGATGATGAAACTGATCGAGAGCGATCTCGCCCGCGAAGGGAAGAGGCTGAGCGACACCAAGGTCTGCATGATCCTGACGGAAGGATCCGAGTTGAGGTGCAGGATCGAGAGTATCGATATCGCCAATGGCTCGATGAAGGTGACGCACGAGCAAAGCCGGACACGGGGCTATGTGATGATGGCGCACGTCATAGCCGTCCAGATCGCGCCCGAGGATGATCATGGGTAAGAGGCGAATAACCAAGGCAATGCGTGAATTCATCAAGCAGCTGAGCGGCATCACCGACGAGTTCGAACTGGACGAAAGCCGAAGGCATCCGAGGATCACATTCTGCGGAAACAGAGGCCAATCCGTCGTAACCCTTTCGAAAACCCCATCGGACAGACATGCGGTGAAAAACGCGCTCGCGCAGTGCCGAAGAGCCGCGGAGAAAGCGGGCGTGATATGACACCGAGCAAGAAGGAATTCGAGCGGTTACTCCAGCAGCAGTCGCTCATGGATCACATCCGGGATTCGTTCCAATATACCACTCAGAACAGCCTGATGTTGCCATCAATGCGCGCAGGCAAGACGACGGCGACGGTGCAGGCTCTCCAGAAGATGAACCAGGACAGGAGAATGCAGGACTTCGCCAGTTCGGTCCAGACATTGCCCTCTTCGACAACCGACACGTCAAAAGTCCTGGAGGAGATGAACCGGATCGCGAAGTCCTTCAAGAACACCAAGATTCATGGTCGGGAACTCACCAACATCTTCATTGATGAATGGACGGATATGCCCCGTGACCAGCAGAAAGACGAGATCGAGGACGAGGATGAGGACTTCTATCGTCACAATCCTGACTGCGGTCGCTTCTGACCTGATCTTCCCGCGAGAAATCCGTCTTGCGATCTGATAATATCTAAGTAAGCAATGAGAGAAGGGAAAATCGTGATTAGCGAGCAGGAAGCATTTACATGGCTGTTTCGGCAAATCGTGCCCGGCGCCGAAAACGCCGTTGTTCACGATTTCCATGTCGGCGATGAGGATGAGCCCAATATCATCATGCGGGCGATGGTTGATGGCGAGATTGTCACGAAGATGATCGCCAAAGTCTGGATCAAGGAAGATATGGCACACTGCTGCCAGTGAGAGGAGAGATCATGCAAGAACACGGAATTCACCTGCTTGAGGGAAGCGGCCCCTGCCCCTTCTGCACCCTGAACCTTCTGTGCAAGCCCACGCCGGAACAGGTGCAGGCGCTCGCGGAGATCATCGAGCGCAACGATCCGTCCGACCCCGATGTGGCCGAGTGCCTGCACGACGGCGATCCGGTCGTGTTCGAAAACATCCTGGACGGATGCCTGCCGGGTGAGATCGGCTACTACCTCCAGAACAACGGCCTGCCCTACAGCTGGGCCTGGAGCCCGTGCGACAAGATGGGCGCGTTCGTGGGCGGCGGCATGGAGCTGTGGAACCCCGAAAAGGGCTCCTACACCTTCCTGACGCACGAGGAACAGATCGTTCTGCCGCTCACCAAGGCGGTCAATCCCGCACTGGTGCAGGAAGCGTGCGACTGGCTCGGCTGGCTGGAAGCGCGCATCGACGAGAAGGGTGCCGAGCATCGGCGCTCGAACGAAACCTCCGAGAAAAAGGAAACGGAATGAGGACTTTTCGCTTTATGGGTGCCGCAACGGGCCTTCTGATCTTCCTGGCCGCGATTCTTGCTGGTCCGGTCCTTCACTTTGCGACGATGAAGGAGATCCAGTTCACCGTCACCGAGAAGGAGCGGGTGACGAACAGGGATGAAAGTTACTACCTGATCTTCACCGACGGCGAGGTGTTCGAGAACACCGATACCCTGCTTTCGCTCAAGTTCAACTCCTCGGATATCTACGGCCGGCTCAAGGTCGGCGAGACGTGCCGCGCGACGGTCAACTGGTTTCGCGTGCCGTTCCTGAGCATGTATCGCAACATCATCTCCGCGGATTGCGCGTGACCGCGTGATTCAGTAAGGGGTGATAGAAATATCACCCCTTAACTACCCGCCCGACATCCGATTTTCGATTTGCTACATTGCAAGTGTCAGTAAGCACATATTGAGGGAAAACAGAATGAGTTTCGAGAAACTGCCTCCGAACGAACGGCGCGCGATCAACTCGATCCTCGATGCCATCAAGGATCTGGACGACGAGGAACCCGTCAAGGTCGAGGTGTTCGGCGAGCGCGAGCGCGACTACGCCGGCGGCTTCGACCGCGCGAAGATCCTCGCGCATATCGGCAACACCGACGTCACCGACCTGCGCCTGTTCAGCACGCAGATCAACGGCCAGATCACCATGCTGCACGGCGAGGGTGACGATTTCATCCAGGATATCTCGGGCGAGACCGAGGCCGACCTGGAGAAGATCGAGAGGCTGCTGCCATGAGCCTGATGAAGATGATCAATGCCGCCTTCGAGAGCGAGGATGGCGCCGGATTTACGCTCAATATCTGGCTACAAGGCGGTGCCCATCTGCGCAACGTCGCCATCAGGCCGCACCGCCCTGATGCCTCGTGTCTGATCGGCGAGTTCCAGGAAACGGGTAACCCGGTCTGGGTGCGCCTCAGAGACATCGCGGCGCTGGAGATCGAGTGGTGAGGGATCTGCTCGACACCCTGCCCGACGAGGCCGCGCAGCGCCGCGAGGCGATCTTCATGCGTGTGATGAGCCGCGTGGCGATCGATCCCGCGCTGACCTTCGACGGCACGCCCTGCTGGACATGGCAAGGACCGACCAGTGGCGACGGCCGCGGCGGCGGCTATCCCAGGATGTGTCTCGACGGCCAGACCGTAGCGGTTCACCGGGTCATGTATATCAACGCCTTCGGTTACGTGCCGGGCAAGAAGCAGATCGACCACAAGTGTCGGAACCGCTGCTGCGTGAACCCCAATCACCTGGAAAAGGTGACGCACAGAATGAACCAGAAACGGCGTGCCGCGGCGCGCAATGCAGAAGGGGAATGACCATGAAAATCAAATTGAAGAACATCCGGCACAACGCGGCCATGTCCGAGGAGACGCACTGCTTCTCGGCATCGCTCTATGTGGACGGCGTCAAGATCGGCACGATCGGCAATCGTGGCCACGGGGGCTGCGACGAGTTTCACGGCGATCGCGACGCCTACGCGCGCGCCGACACCTGGTGCCGTGCCAATCTGCCCAAGTGGGGCACTGAGTATGACGAGAAATGGCGCGACACCGACCTGGAAATGCACATCTGCGACCTCGTCAACCGGCACCTGATCCGCCAGGACATGAAGCGGATGATGCGCACCAAGATCCTGTTCGTCGAGAACGGCAATCTGATGCAGGTCAGCTACAAGGGCACGCGCAAGATCGACCAGCGGCACATCGACAATTTCAGGCAGCGCCACCCCGGCGTCGTGCCGCTCAACGACATGCCCGAGGACAAGGCGCTGGAGACGTTCCGCGCCCACGCAGCCTGAACCACCTGCCAGAAAGGAAAACGCCATGAAGGCCGAAATGAGAATCGGGCTGATCGATTACGACGAAGAGGAGCCTGGCCCGCTGTCCTCGACCACCCGGATCGATCTGGAAGTGGAGAACGACGGCATCATGATGCAGATGCCCGATGATCGCCAGGACGACAGCACCTATCCCCGCGGCGTCAAGATCGAGGTCAACTCCGATGGCGAACTGTGCGTCCTCAGCTACGCTCTCGACACCGAAGAGCCGCTACGCGTCCGGCTGCCCCGCGACGGTGGCTTCATCACCGAGGATCTCGGCGACGAGAACAATGACGTGGTGAACGAGACCGAGCGTCTGCGCCGGCAGGTCGAGGCACTGGAGGCACTGCGGCCGGTCTGGGCGCAGGGGCACACGAATGACGGCCTCGCGGCGCAGACCTTCGGCAACGCGCTCTCGGAAATCTGGCGGCTTCTCGGCGTTCGGGATCAGACCGGAGCCGTCGCCGCGATCCGCGACCTGCAACACAAGAACGGAGAGTGCTGATGGGGATCCGTATCAGGAACTGCGTGGGCTGGGGCCTCGATCTCACCGGGCTCGACAAGACCGTGATCGGCAATCACGACCGGATCGAAAGCGAGGATCGGTTCAATCGCTGGCGCGCGGATGTGGAAAGCTACGCCATCGCCAATAACGATCTGATGGAAAAGATGATGCTCAAGTCGGCGGACAAGGTGGGTCGCGCCACTTCGCTTGCCGACATGATCGTGATGGACGAGGAGTTCGGGCTCGCCGACAAGGCGCTTTTCGTTCCAATCGGCTATCACAAGACGTGGATCCGCTACGGCGATCTCCTCGATATCTTCGAATACGAGGCGATGCACGATCACAAGAGCCCGGACTGGATGACGCCTGAGTGGATCGAGAAGCCGGGCACGCTCTACCCGTTCATCGGCCTGATGTGCGCGAATCCGAACAAGCCGCTCGGTTACGAGGAGTTCTGGGAGCCCTGCTACCTGGATCGCGCGGAAACTCGTGACGCTATTCCCAAGGCACCGGCGCATCTGTGGTTTCTGATCAAGCATCTGGAGCTGGTGCCGCAGGAGCAGGTCGCGGATGTGTTCCTGCGGCTGCGGCCGACCTTCTACAGGTATTTCTCCTGATGCCCTGGGTCGTGAAGGACGGCATGGCCGAGTGGTTCGACTGGGACAGCGACGCCCTCGACGGCACGTCCCAGTGGTATGGCACGCTTGCAGGCGCTGTAGCGCACGCAGGAGTGCAGGCAACGGCCTTCGCGCACCCCTGCAAGGCCGAGACCCTTTACGACGCTCACAGGGCGCTCACAGAGCGTCTCTGGGTGCCCGTCGGTGTCATGCTCGACTATCGCATCGCCGCGATCCCGAACCGGCTCGTGCTGCCGCCCTGCTCAGCTGCCGACATAACCCAGACACAGGGCGCGTCTTGATCTGCTATATTGTAAGTAAGCAGTGAGAGAAGGAGCGCGACATGAAACTGGAAGATCTCAAGGAAGGCGACGTGGTGAAGGTCGATGATGGCTTTCCCTGCATCGACGCCTTCGTCGAAAAGCGGGTTCACATCGACGCGTGGGGCAATCTCTACGTGTTCTGCAAGAAGGGCAAGCACCTCCTGGACAGCCAGGAAGATGTGGATGGCGAACTGATCGGCATCTCGAAGGCGGCCTGATGTGCATTCCCCGTCTGCACTACGAAATCCTGTGCGCGATCTGGGGTGAGGCGCTGGTGCGGATGTTCTACCGCCCTGCCCGGCCCGGCGCGTTCTGATCCGTCATGACCTGCGACCCCTGCGACGACTGGTCGGCACACGACCTGCGCAAGATCAAGAGGAGATACCCATGAGCGACTACAGCCAGGCCCTGCGCACCCTCAACGACGCGGTCTACGCGGCGACGCGTGCGGCCGCGGCCGCGAACCAGCGTGCCGACCAGGAGCGGCTCGCTCGTATGGCACGCGAGATCGACGACATGGTGGACGGGCGCGCGAGCGCGCTGCGCGCGCGCCGAATGAACGCCGAGCTGTCCGCCGCGGAGCGCGACCTTCTGCACCTGAAAGGCATGGCCTGATGGGCCTGCGCCAGGAAATGGAGGACTTCGAGGCGGCGATCGCTGCGGGAAAGGTCAAGGAATGGCGCGCAGGCGAGTGGTCGCCGCGCCGCGACTACCCCACCGATCCGAGCGCGCGCGAAGGACTCAGCACGCCGCAGATGGAACGCCTGAGAGGAGACTGACGCCATGAGCGAACGCACCGCGACGCTGACCCTGACGAAACACCAGCTCGGCGCGATCGAGACGGCGCTGCATGACCTGCACGAAGCCGCCAAGGAGTGCGACCCGGAGATGGTCGAGACCGGCTACGGCCAGGCGACCGCCAACTCCATCGGTCTGCTGGGCATGACGGTGACACGCGCCCTGGACCAGCTCACCTACGGATGCGTCGATTGCGCCGTGAACACCAAAGAGATCAAGGAATACTACAACGTCCACGACTTCGTCTGGGCGAAATCCGGTCTCGGTGCGCATGACGGCATGCTCTGCATCGGCTGTCTCGAAAAGCGCATCGGTCGACCCCTGGAACCCGAAGATTTCACCGGAGCACCGATCAACATGATGAACAATATATCGGAGCGCATGCGCGCCCGACTCGGCAATCACAACATTGAGAAGGAGGCGTCATGCCGCTGATCTATCGGATGTTCGATGAGGATTCGAAGCGCGCCTGGATTGCTTTCAGCGACCGGCGTGACCCCGAACCGCATCAGCCGCACTGCATGCGCGTCGTGATAACCGGAACACGGCGCCGTGCCGCGCATGATCGCGTCGGCGTCGTGGGCCGCACACCCACCGAGGCGCTCTACCGCCTTCGCAAGATCGAGGAGAAGATGAAATGCCGCTGATCTACCAGCACCGCATCTACCGCAAGGATCTGCGCGCGAACCCGCACATCCTCTATGTGTTCGGCGACAACGTGAAACGCGTCGGCCTGGGCGGCCAGGCGCGCGAAATGCGCGGTGAGCAGAACGCCGTCGGTATCGCGACGAAATGGGAACCCGACACGCGTCCCGCGTCGTATTTCAGCGACCGGCTGATCGAGCGGGAAAAGGAGATCATCCTCAACGATCTCCTGCCGGTGATGGCCGCGCTGATGAAGGGCGAAGTCGTGATCTGGCCGCTCGACGGCATCGGCACCGGCCTGAGCGCCATGCCCGATCGCGCACCGCAGACCTGGGCATGGCTCGAAGAAGTGCGCAAGATGATGGAGAAAACGGCATGATCTTCAACACCGAAACCAGCGTGATCTTCGATATCGACGGAACGGTCGCGGATATTTCGCACAGGCTGCATTTCATAGACGGCTCGAAAGGCGAGAAGGACTGGGACAGCTTCTTCGCCGAAGAGAACCTGATCAAGGACAAGCCAATCCCGGAGACCTGGGCGATCCTGGCCGCGATCCTGCGGGTTCATCATCCGCGGGTGCTCTTTGTTACGGGGCGGCCCGAGCGCCAGCGACATGCGACCTACAGGTGGCTGACAGACGCCAACTGCAAACATCGCCATCTCGCCGCACATTACTGGCGGTTCGAGCACCACAACAATACCCCGCTGCTGTTCATGCGCAGCGACACCGACAGACGGCCCAGTCACGAGGTGAAAGAGGATCTGGTCAGGCGGGTGCGCGCGAGCGGATTCAATCCGCGGATCGCGTTCGAGGATCGCAAGCAGGATGCGGATATGTGGCGCCGCAACGGGCTGATCTGCTACCAGGTGGCCGAGGGGGATTACTGACATGAAGACGGTAATCAAGCCTTGCCCCTTTTGCGGAGCCAAGCCGCACAAAAATCTTGGCAAGGTCTGGCATGACCAGCTCCACGGAGAAAAGCATCAGGATACCATCATCGCCTGTCCGCACCTGTGCGCCTCGATGCGGGGTAGTGAGGACGCGGTAATAGAGCGCTGGAATACCCGTGTCGAAGGAGATCGCTGACATGCCCGCCAACACCGGAAGCACCATCTACGTCGATACGGTCAGCATGATCGACGGCATGATCGAGGAGATTCGGGGCTATCGCGCGACCGAACATACCGAGGCGTGGCTCGTCTACCTGTTCTCCTGCGAGACGATCCGGATTCCGACGCACCGCGTCGCGATGGTCGTGACAACAGAGGAGAGAACCTGATGAAGAAATCGACCAAGAAAACCGGTCGGATCGGCCGCTTTCTGTGCCGCATCGGCATGCATAAGTGGGGACCGAAGTTTCCCGCCGTGCGCACCCTGCACGGCATGAGCCTCTGGGGCACGCAGGCGCAGGACTGTCAGCGCGAAGGATGCAGCTACAGGCTCTGGCACTGGCCGTCGTGATCGCGAGCGAGACAGGACCGGCCGGGCGTGCTATACTTCGGTCAGCGGTGACTGAGTAGGATTGCACCATGTTCGACTTTCTCACACGGATCGGCCTGCCCTGGGAGAAAGTTGCACCCGCGTGGTTACGCGGCACATCCCGTCTCATCCACAACGCCATCTGGAAAGATATGGATCAGGATCTCTGCTCGCGCGCCGTCTGGAAGGGCTGGAAGCGCTGGATACGCACCTTCGGGGTCGAGCACTGCGTGGACAGTTTCCTGCACTATCACGGCAAGAAAAAGAGCCGCTAGTATCCTGCCGTAAACCGCAAGTCGCTGTTCTACAATGAGAAATAGCAACTTGTGGAGGATCTATGTTCATATACGCGGACAACAGGCAGCCCTTCTCGGGCAGCATCAACGTGTGGAACTGGGACGGCACCAAGAAGTTCCTCGAACACTACGACAACTACCTCTTGCTGCACCTCTTCGCCACCGAGGGCACGCGCGCAGAGCGCGCCCAGGCGGAAAAGGAAATCGCGATCTGCGAGCGTAAGATGCGGTTCTGGCGGCGTCACCCGAAATTCGACAGCGACGTGGCGCAGAAGGAGATCGAGACGCGCGTGCAGCAATGGAAGGGCCGTCTTGCGAAGATTCCCAGGGCCGGCCTGTAAGCGCCGCAAGAACCCAGCCGTAAGCCTCTGATTTCTTTGCTAATTTGTGAGCATAACGCAAGCAGAGACAAGGAGTGAAATCATGAGGGTGCTCAGCAAGGGCCGCGTCTGGGACAAGGAGGCGATCCAGGCGCTGATCGACAACAACGACCAGGCGGTCGCACGCGCGCTGATGGTCGTATACGCAAATCAGACCGACGACGAGCGCGCCCAATGCACGACGCGCCACGTCAACAACGTGGGTTTCACCTCGCACGACGCGGAAGCGCTCACCGATATCGCGCAGAAGTGGAAGCGCTGGGGTCGCTGGGCATCTGCGCGCCAGTGCAACTTCGTGCGCCGCAAGGTGCGCAAGTATCACCGCCAGATCCTCGAACACATCCTGTCGATCGATCCCGAGGCGCGCAAGATCGACGCGCGCGAGGCCAAGCAGATCGCGCAGAGCGAGGACGCGCCGCAGGTGTCGCCGCAAAGCAACACAACCGAAAACGAACCGCTGACCGATTTCCATCGCTTCGCGATGTAAGTAGGCACTGAGTGAAAAGGAAAAGACCATGACTATTCTGAACGCTGACCCATCTCCGAACCATCACTACCAGGTGGACGGATTGACTGAGCCAGGCGGTCTGGATGGGCCAGGCATGCGCGAGAGCGATCCCGAAATAGGCGTGTATCCGCCTTTCGCGATCTTCATGCCTGGCCCGCAAGACTATCTGCCCGGCACGTTCGAAACCCGTGAGGAGGCGGAAACGATCTGCGCCACCCTGAATAACGCATGTGGAGAGCAGCCATGAGCGTCACGATCTACCCCGCCTCGGTGCAGGATCATCACATGGTGGATGGGCAGCTGATGCCCGTCTACGGCCCCGTCGTGGATTTCGACAGCATGGAGATGTTCGTTCTCAAGGACATGCCCGACGATCAGCTCCAGGAGGTCGAGGATCCGTTCCGGATCAACGAGAAATTCGTGCCCGGCGCCGGTATCCACATGAGTTCGGGCAACGTCTGGAGCCTGTTCAAGAGCCTCGGCCTCGATCCGAGCGAGAACCGGTTCGACGTCGAGACCGTCTACTGCGCCATCGAGGAGTTCGGGCACGCCACGATCAAAGCCGCCCGGTCGATCGACGAGGCGCTCTACCTGGCCGACCGCATCAGCTCCTTGCGCGCCATGATTCACCTCGCGCGCAAGCACAACGCCACCGCCATCGTCATCGCTGGCTGAAAGGAGAAAGCCATGTTCATCGAATGCACCTTCGTGCCCCAAGCCTGGATCAGGGACAACGCCGTGTCGGTCGATCCCGAAGGACCGACCAGATGGTTCATACCGATGGCCGAGGTCACGCAACTGACCGGCGTCACCGACATGAACAAGATGGACGACGATCCGTTCGCCCGTGACGAACTGCGCCGGTCCAGGCACGCGCCGCAGTGGATCAAGGACTGGAGCGGTCCGTTCGAGATCGAATGGGTGATCAAAAACGGATTCAGCCTGCGCGAGACCTTTCGCACCGATCAGGATCACAAGAGATATGACAACGAACCGTTCAAGATCATCGGCATGTGGGTGGATCCGGACGTTGGCGGAGATCATCCTGAACCGCGCTTCGTGATCCAGTTCGCCGACGGCGCGATCCACGATCAAGTCAACCCGGAGTGCATTTTCGAGGGTTTCGATGAACCGTTCGACCGCTGGTGCGAAACGACGAGCGAGCCCTGCATCGAGAAGATGAAGGAGGATATCGTCAGCGACTGGTTCGACACCTGCATGCAGGATCGCGACTTCCTGAACGGCATTCTCCAGCAATACGTCGAGACCTACAGCGACGAGGATATCCGTCGCTCCCACCGCGACGCCTTTCAGTGAAGGAGAAAACCATGACACGCCAAGAGGCATTCAACGCCACCGCCCGCCATCTGCTCACCACGCGCAGCCCGAGCGGCTACATGGTGGGCGACCACTTCCTGTGCGTCTACTCGGGTTCGGGCTGCGCATTGCGGCCGTTCATCCCCGACACGCCGACGGCCCTAGACTGGGACTGCATCGGTGCGATCGCGGACATGCGCGCGATGAACGATACGCCCGCCACCGTGCCCGACTTCATCAGCGAGGACTGGGATTTCTTCGAGAGCCTCCAGGACGCGCATGACAAGCCCGCCATGAAAGTCAATGGCGACGCAGCCAAGTGGCTGCCGAAATGGAAAGACGCGATGCGCGCGGTCGCGCAGAAATACCGCCTCGACCCCTCGATCCTCGACGAAAGCGAAACGGAGACGCACGCATGACACCCTATCTCGAAGTCCGCGGAGGCAACATCGAAATCAGCGACCTGAACGATCCGCTGATCAAGCTGCTCGCCAAATGCGGCACCGCCGAAGAAGCCGCCGAGTGGCTCTACACGAACCGGCACATGACCTGGATGAACAGCTCCTCGATGGACTTCTCCGACGAATACGGCTGGCCCACCGACAACGCACGCGGCGACGTGATCGAGGCACTGGAAAGGCGCCGCACGCGCGATCACGTCTGCAAGGTCTGCAAGACCTGCGGCTCCGAGGATGTCTGGATCGACGCCAATGCCGAATGGGATGTCGAGGAGCAGTGCTGGGATCTCAAGAGCACTTTCGACGCCGCGTGGTGCGATACCTGCGGCGGCGAAACCACGATCATCGACAAGAGGAGGGATAAATGAGCAAAATCTGCAACCTCGGCGACCGGATCCGGCTCACGCATATGGGTGAAGACCCCGATCCGATCCCTGTCGGCGCCACCGGCACCGTAACCAGTATCACCGATATGCGCACCTGGGTCCAGATCGGTGTCAAGTGGGATATCAACCGCTCGCTGTATCTCTCCTGGCCCACCGATCGCTTCGAAATCATCGAGCGGGCGGACGATCCCGCCCGCTCTTGACCGTCACGATCCGCACGTAATCCGTCGTCGCATCTGCTATAAATAAGCACTGACACAAGCGCAAAACGGGAGACGCACAAAATGGACCTCAAGCAAGTCGCCGTCGAATTCATCGAGAAAGACCACGCGCGGAACACGCAAACACCGAAGATCCGAGTGATCTATTTCGTGACGGAACAGGAGATCTCGGCAGACTATGGCAGCCCCTGCTGGCGCGTCGAGAACATCATCGAATTCGAAGCCGCCGAGATCGAGCGGGTGATCGAATACATGCGCGCCCTGGAGAAATCGGGACGCTGCTCGGCCGCGACGATCTTTCAGGACATCATCATTGCGCGGAACACCGCGCGGGGCGCACGCGTCACAATCGAGCGCTGCGGCGACAACTCGCCGATGCACGACGCCGCGCCGGTGCTCGCCGCCATGCACGCCCAGTGGCTGCGCGACATGCTCGAAACCGCGAAAGCGTAACCCGCCACCTCGCGAGAAACGAAAGGATCACGTCATGCAGAAGACCTACCAGGAAGTTTTCGATTTCGTCGTCGAGAGGCTGCTCCAGCAGGGCAAGCGCGCCATGCGGAAATCCGGCGGCGAAACGCTCTGCGCCCTGCGCGGCGAAGGAAACACCAAGTGCGCCATCGGCCATCTCATTCCCGACGAGGACTACACCGCGGAGCTGGAAGATTTCAGCACCATTCATAACATCGAAGGTGAAAACTCGCTTAGCCGCGGCATGAGAAAAGTCCTGGAAAAGAACCTCGGCGAGATCACCGAGGAAGATGCGATCTTCCTGCATGAGTTCCAGTTCGCACATGATGTGCAGGAAGAAGGACGTAGTCTCCGCGAGACAATGCGCCTTTTCGCGAAAGCCTACAATCTCGACACCAAGGTGCTCGACACCAATCCCGGAAAGGAACAGCACATGATCATCATCGGCACAGAACAGACGCCTACCACCGAATACCCCGCACAGATCGTGGAAGCGGCCAAGCTGGTCGTCACGGCGAACACCCAGGGCGGCTACGATATTCTCAAGGACGAGCTGGGCGTCATGCAGCACATCAACGACACCTGCGGCGCCATCGACATGCTCGACCTCAAGCGCAATATCGGCGTCTACCTCTGACACCACAATTCACGCACGAAACGGACAAAGCCGGTGCATCAGCATCGGCTTTTCCACGTCTGCACACCGCACGGGATCAACCGATAACGACGCCCCTTGCACGTTTCCACGGGTTTCCGAATGTAAACATTCACACTCATCCATGTTCACATTTTCCGCGAAATCTCCGTAAAATAAGAGGATCGAATGTTTGCATCTTCCGAAAACCAGGATGGCAAATGTTCCGGATGTAAACATGCAGATCGAGGAAAATCAGGAACTTAGCCTCCCGGCACACCCGAAAAACAGCCTTTTTAGGTGTAACACGTAAGAGAACAGGACAGAAGCGGATACCTGAAAACCGTCAGAAGCGCTGAGAAGCGCACACAGTGCGCCTAAGCACTCACGACGAGCACCGACAGCTTAAAAGAGTCGGACAGCATCAGGTGAAGCGCACAGCGAGCCCCAGACGCATAGACACCTGCTGGGCAGCACGCACAGACGCGCCGACAGCGTAAAAGCAGCACGGGAACGCGTAGAGACGACACAGAGCCGGAAGAGGTGCGTGAGAAGATAGGAGATGCAGAGACGCACAGAGAGGTCGAGCGACAGAGAGCCGAGAGAGAAAGCGTTAAGAAGAGGGTAAGAGGAGAAGAGGGGAGGATCATTATAGGAGGATTGGGTGAGACCACACTTCCCCGCAACACACCGCACCGCCCCGGATCTCCCGAACTCCTCAAGACGCCGTCCGAAGCCGCGGCACACCGACACGAAGCGTGCGAAACCAGACGACACCCTCGCTCTGCTGTGCTACTGTGCTAGTGAGAGACAACGCGTGTCCGGACGCGTTCGTGCTGAAAGGCACACTGTTTTGCGTTGCGCATCACGAGACCGGACCGGATGATGCTAACTCCAGGAGCGTGAGCACCGTCTCACGCTCCTTTTTCTTTCGCCTGACCTGTGCCGGAGAATGTGTCGCGGAAATGGGAGCTTTGGTGCATCATTAAGAACTTATCTAAAGAAGGTATCTAAGAGTATTATATATAAAGATACAGCGCGGCTCGGGAAAAGGGAGTTTTCAGACCTCTTCCGGAAAGCCACAAAACGCACGAAAACCCTGTAAAATCAGCGTCTAAACACCTCTCCCGGCCAAGTCCTCACTGCCGGACCAGGATTCCGATCGCCGTGCTTCCTCGGGAAAAGGGAGCTTTCAGACCCCGCGGCGCTGAAAGCCGCGCCACTCATTTCCTTGAAAATCAAGGACTTGAAGATGATCCGCCCCTAATAGGAGCTCAAGCGTCCGGTCCTGGCCGGGTTAGGAATGGCTGGGTATACACGCAAAGGCATTTGCGGGTGTGGCGCGCTCCAGACCCTGAGCCACACCCCTCGGTATACCGAGACCCGCCGGTATACCGAGGATCTCCCGCGGCACGGATGTGAGCCCGGAGGGACGGCAAGGCACAGAGAGGCATCCGGAGGGATCGCTGGCCCGGCAAAAGCGGTGCGGATTGCCACGGCTCGCCCTCCCGGTGCAAATCCTGACGCCCTGCCCTCTTTCCGCTCGATTTCGACGCACCCGACGGATCGGCTCGTCCCGCGCGCTCCCTGTCCGATGCCGATCGATGCCTGCCGCTATCCTTCGCAGCGTGTCGTATTGTGCAAGTGTGATCGCGACAAGCGCGACACGCGAAAGCAAAGCAGAAAGGAAATGTCACATGGCACAGAACGACAAAGTCACCGAAAAGACCTTCGCGGAGATCATCGCAGATGTGAGCGCCGGCCGCACCAAGAAGCGGATCAGCGATTTCGAGACCGCCTTCGACGCGCGCATGGCGCACGAGACGCAGAAGGCCGCCGGCAACACCTCGATCCAGAAGGTGCTGAAGGCCGAGAAGGCGAAGCTGACCACGCCCGCCCTTGCCGCGCTGAGCCTCGCCGCCGAGATGAGCCCGGACTTCGTCAACCGCGTCAGCCGAGGCGACGCCCGTTTCAACGTCTACGCCATCAAGAAGATCACGGACCTGATGAACGGTCTCAACGGCCAGGCCATGCGGAACGCGATCAACATCGCCATCATCAAGTCGATGCTGGCCTGCGAGAAGGCGGGCGTGCCCTTCACCGGCCAGATCGCGCAGGCCGCGGTCTCCGACAAGCTGCCGCTCAAGAAGGAACTCGACGCGATCATGACGCGGCACAATGTCGGTGCGAGCACGGCACCGACGCAGGCGTCCTCGACGATGAACGCCCTGATGATGACCGGCGTGGCGCGCAACACGGGCACGACGCGCAACCCGGTCTACGAACTCAAGGCGACGCCGCAGACCGAGGTGCTGCGCACGATGTTCGCCGCGTAACACCGCAGAGACGCTGAGCGAGCCCGTGAGTGCGTTCGGGCTCACTCAGCACCCTGACACCGAAAAAGCGCTCAGGCGCACTCAGTGAAGCGCACAGCGCCTCTCAGGCACAACAAGGGAGACACCCGTCCATGACCTGGCCCTAGCGAGACACCGATGATCAGCGCCACAGACACACGCGCACCAGGCACGACCTGAATTGAAGCCCACCGGGCGACAGGGGAGCACGAGACGTCTGACACCGTCCGCTCCCCTTTTTCGCGTCTGTGCGTGTGCCGCGGGCTGCCGCGGGACTGGTTGATCCGGGGAATGGATAGGGTGACAGGGACACGCCGGGAGGCGCGTATGGCAACAATCTTTCGTTCGTCTCCGAGGAGCTGGCAACTTTTGCAAAGCGGCGTGCCCAAGGTGCGGCGGCTCCCTGCACGCGCCTTCAGAGCCCTGCCGCATCCCGGCTGCGCGCTTGCTACTGTGAAGATACGCAACGCAAGACGGAGAAAGCGACATGATGGATTATCACGAGGCGGCAGCGCAGTGGGAGCAGCTTTGCGAAGGCAGCGAGCTGCTCCGGATCTATATCGAGAACGTCGAGGTGCGCGAGGATCGCATCGTCTACAATTTCGACGGGCACATGAAGTGCGTGCTGTTCTGGAACACGGAGATCGGCAAGTGGGTCGAGCGCGGCGACGTGCGCGGCGACGAGGATCTGGTGACGATCGAGCGCGGCATTATCGCGAACACGCTGATCGAGGTGCGCGACAGGCTTGAGGAGGAGCTGCGCGACCCGCTCTGAGAGCGCTCTGAAGGCGGGGCCGGGAATGGCATCGTCTTCAGGGACCGGCCGATCCGGGAATGGCTGGCTCCGGGCGTGTGGATGGCAGGATGGACGGGTATACCGATCCGCGGTCAATTGCGGGGCGCCGGATCCCTGCCCGGCCCTGCACCGACCGTCGCGTGCCTGGCGTCACCGCGCGCAAACCGCATCTCGCTCTGCTATGTGTGAGACACGCAACACGAAGCAGAAAGAGAGAACCATGCAGATCGCAGAACCGCAGAACCTCGAACTCAAGACCTATCTCAAGAACCTGTTCGATCTGACCGAAGATGATGCGCGCGAGATCGCGCTCGACCTCGAACAGGTCATGCGCGGTGATACCGAGAGCACCCGGTATTTCGAGACGAAGAAACCGCAGCATACGGTTCGTATCAGTGACGAACTCGCACAGCGCATCGCGAACCATGTCGCAGACCTGCTCGACCGCGAGCTGCCCACTTCCATCGAGATCCCGGCCACTGACCGCGGTGTCATTCTCGACCGCGTGTCGCAGAGTTGCCGCGCGCACCTCGAAACCCACTGGGCGAAAGACGCGAGTGCGACCTTCTGCGACGCACCTGACGACCACGACATACCGTCGCGCACCGCGTGAAAACCTGATCGAGACGTGTCAGTGTAGCAATGTGTCTACACTGACACGCAACGCAGAACCTGAAAGGAACTCATCATGACCGCAGAACGTCAACTCGAAACGATCCTCGATGGCCTCAAGCCGCTCGACGCCGAAAAGGCGCTCGACGGCGATCTCAGCGAGCGCTTCTCGGCCGTCGTCGGCCAGACCTTCTTGATCGACGTGATCCTCGTCGATACCGAGCACTACCCGGACGTGTCCGTGGTTCTCGATATCTATCGTCGTGAAGGCACGCACAACATTCACGACGACTTCCGCGGTCTGAGCGATCACGTCGGCCTCTACGCGGTCCGGTCGCTGCACGACGCCGTCATGCGCATCGCGTCCGCGGTCGTCGTTCACGAAGATACCGTGATCTGAGCGCCGCGAACGACCTGTGTGCGCCGCGGCGCACACAGGCATCAGCAAGGCAGACAGAAAGAGATAGCTATGACCGACATCAACCGCATGAAAACCGGCCAGCGCGTCAAGATCGATCACCCCTTCTACGGCCAGCGCGTCGTCACGATCGAGGATTTCGACGGCCCCAAGGGCAGCACCGTGAACGATACCGGCCTTTGCACGATCGACGGCGCGCGCGTATGGTTCGATCAGGACATGATCGTCAGCGCCTGATGCGCACCAAGGGCGAGCAAGGCGCTCGCCCTTGGGACCGACGGGCCTGCACGCGCCGTCACATACCTGCCGAAAACCTCGAAACGCGTCGCTATTCTGACTGCACTCGCAACGCAGACAGAAAGAGAGAACCATGCTTTACGTGACCGAGAAAGACCTGCTTCACATCAAGAACGAAGACCTGCACGGTCCTGTCGTCGAGTGCCTCGGCCTCTTCGACGCTGTTCAGCGTCTGTGCAAGTCGCGCCTCACGAACGACGACCGCATCATGCTCTGGAGCCTTCACGACGCCTATGTCGATCACGAGCAGCGCGACGCCGTCTCGCGCCATGAGGCGCTGCTGATCATCGAGAGCATGATGCGCCTCATGCCTGTGACGGTCTTGCGCGAGCACAACAACGCGCTCGAATATCTGCACCTCGGCCTCGACGAGGCGCAGTCGCACGACGCGATCAACGGTTTTGTGTGGTGCAGCACGTATCTGCCTTTCGACAAGAGCGCGCCGTGCGCGACCTGCATCGCAGACGAGAGCGCCTTTCCGGAACTGATCGCGATGATCGAGGGCGCGCTCAACATCGAGTGACGAGAACCGAGGGCGAGCAAGGCGCTCGCCCTCGGGACGCGCCGGTGCGGGGCCACGGAAACGAATGGCCGCGCAGGGAGAGGTTCTGCAAGGGCTCTGACGGGCCGCGCGTCCCGCGGGCAGCCCTCCCGGCACGCAAGAAAAAGGGCGTGCGTCACGCACGCCCTTCTCGTCTCGCTTACGCGACCTCGGGCACGAGCGCGCGCTGACGTGCCTTCTCGCGCCGCCGGCGCCACACCTTCGCCCAGTAGCGCCCTTTGCGCGCCTTCATCTTCTCGCGCATCGCGATGCGCAGATCGTGCCGCTTCGCGCTGATATAGGCGCAGGCCGCTTCCACCTGGTCGTCGTGCAGCCCCGCTTCCTCGAAGAGCCGCTCGATGCGCGCTTCGAGCGACCGCGCGCTCGCAGCGCACGCATCGCGCGCCTTGTCGCTCACGCTCTGCGAGCCCCTTTCGATGCCGCGCAGATCGCGTTCCTCACGCGCGATCTTGTCGAGAATGACACGCTGCCGGATTTCGAAGTCGGTTTTCATAGCAAGTTCCTTTCTCTGCTTTGCTTGCATCTTTAGCTTTGCAGCTATCTGAGCGGATAGCTATCGGTATGCAGCGGCTTGCTCAGGCGTCATCAGGCCGAGAAGGACAGAGGTGTCGGCGGGAGCGACGGTCACGGCGATCATCAGCGCCATCAGGAGCACGCCGGCGACGAGCACGGCCAGGCCGCTGAGCAGTTCGAGCAGTTCCTCCAGCACGCTCACGCCTCCTTTGCCTGAAGGGCGCTCAGCGAGCCGCGCAGACGCCGCAGCAGCGCGATTTCCTGCCGCACCAGCGGGCGCATGATCGCGTGCGCGTTGCGACCGCGAAGCCACACTCTGACGCGCGATTCCTGCGCGCTGATCGCGCCGATGAGGCGCTGCTTCTCGATTTCGTGACGGTTTTGCATGGTAGTCTCGCTCTCTGCTTGCGTTTTCAGTAAGTTATGAATGACACGCGTAGAGACGGATTGCGGCAGGCATCGACAGGTGCGCGCAGGGCGTGCCAGGGGCGGCGCATCCCTGCCGCCCTGCGCGCGCCGTCTGAAGCCTGCCGACATCCTGATTTTCGCGTGCGAGTCTGTGATTACTGACAACGCAGACAGAAAGAGAGAAGATCATGACCTTCGCTAAAACGACGAAAAAGAACATCGCGCCGCATCTCGACGAGCAAGATGAAGAGATCCTCGACGCGATGCGCAAGATCGCGGCCGCATTCTACAAGAAGGCAATCGTCAAGATGAACGACGCCGCGGTCGAGAACGTCTCGCCCGATGAGGTCTACGATCTCGTCGCGCAGTCGCGCCGCTACAGCGTGAAATCGAGCAATTACGAGCGCAAGCTGCGCCGTATTTATGACGAGAAGCGCAAAGACGCCTTCTGATACCTGCCGACATCCTTCGTCTTGCGTGTCAGTTTGTGATTACTGACACGCAAGACAGAAAGAGAGAGTATCATGCCCTACACGTTTCAGAACCCGACGCTGCACATGCAAGCTGATGCGGTCATCGTCGCGATGTTCGAAGGCGACAACGAATACGCGATCATCGACGCGGGCTCGAACGGCACTGCGAATTTCGTGCTCGTCGTTGCCTCGCTCGCAGAAGGCGACGACGTGGTCGTGCTCGAAGAGCACTGCGCGCGCCTGCAAGAAGCCATCACGCTCCTCAACGAGTTCATCGACTCTGAATACGCGGACGCTTGAGGTCTCGCTGCGCATCGAAAGGTGCGCAGCATTCCTTTCGACACCCGGCCGGGTCAGGAAAGGATAGGGTAACAGGGACCGCCCGATGCGGGCTGCCCGCCACGCCGACGCGGATACGGGCACACAGAGGCCGGCACAGGCACACCGCGGCGCATACAGGGCTCGACGGCTCCCGCCCCTGCCCCGCCATCCTTCAAGCGCCAGAACATGCCGCGATCTATCCGCTCTTGCGCGTGCGATGATGAGTTACTGCAACGCAAGACAAGGAGAATACCAATGACCGTCATTCTGAATATCTCGCGCGCACACTGGCGTGGCCCGGAACTCATCGACGTGCCCGTCTACCTCGAAGACGTCACCGAGGACGCTCTTGATCGCGAGTGCGTGCCCCTCGACGAGATCGAGGATCAGATCGCGTCTGCCATCTGGGAACAGGCGGATCACGAGCGACACGACTGGATCCTCGGCGAAGACGAGATTCCCGTGCGCATGCCGGACGAGGCCGAGCGGCTCGAACTGGCGCGCGAAGGATATCTCGTCAGCGCCTATCTCGACGAGCGCGTGCAGTAGCACGCCTTGCAGGGCACGCTCTCACGCGCCCTGCGGCACTTGCGGGGACGGGAATGGATGGGTCAACAGGGACGGACCGATGCGGGGCGCGGCGCACGCCTGGGGAGGGGAATGGATTCCTCAAGGGAGCCGCCGATCTGCGGCGGGGCAGGCACGCGGAGAGCGCGCCCTACCCCTTCCTCGGCGGCTCCCTGTGGCTGGATAGCCACATGGCTGGATAGCCACACAGCCCGAAGGCTCAGTAGATATCCACCTGAATCCGGGTCGCCCGATCCAGCTCGCCCAGGAGCCGGAGCCTGGCAACGGGGTCGGGGATGGACGCCGCCCTGCCCGCCAGCCTGGCGTTGAGTTCCGCGGCACGGCGCTCCAGCCGCTCCACGTCCCTGGCGATCTTCTCCGCCAGTTCCTTGCTGGTCTGGTCGTAGATATCCGGCATATCCACGCCCTTCTTCCGCTGGTCGAGGATGAACCTGCGGATCGGCGGGATGGACTTCTTCCGGGCGCGGTGCTCGGCGACCCTCTGGCTGACGGGCTTCCGGGCGGGTTTGGTCTTGCCTTCGGGCATGGAATGGTCTCCTATGGTCTGGGGAAAGGAATGGAGAGGTGCCGGACGGGAGCCGCCTGCCGACGGGCAGGCACATGGCTCGGCGCAGGCGCAGCGGGTAGGGACGCCCCGTGTGGCGGAAATGCCACAGTGTGATTTTCTCGTCACTATGGCATTTCTGCAACTGTGCTTTTCATGTCGCAGTGTGACATTCATGCCGTCGATCCCCCTACTGTGACATTTTTGCAACACGCTCTCGCGTGTGCATGTTACCGAAAGTCGAAACGTGCAGCGCTCTTGCGAGCGCTGCACGCTGTCACGTCAGCACGCGACGAAATCAGCGAATTTCTCAGCGCACGCGTCGAGCAATGCGCTGTCACGCGCTTCATACGTATGTTTCGAGATTTCGCGCATCATGTTCGCATTTTTCATCATGCTGATAGCGAGTTGCACTTGACGTGCTGTCGAGTGTTTCGACTGACGCTCATGCACGATATGCGCGCGTTCGTCGCTCACTTTGCACGAATTCAGCATCGCGCATTCGATATCGTGACGCGTCACGAAAGCGTCATGTGCGCGCGCGTTGAGAAGCGTCTTGATCGCGCACAGCGAATTCTGCTTCACGTCGCTTGCGCTGATATGATCGCGCGTGACGTTGTGCGCGATGTTCACGATATCAAACGCGCAGTAGAGATCACGCGCGTTGAAATAGCGCGCGTCGATATTGCTCGCGATAAGCATATCGTAAACGCGCTTGTCTGCGCATTTCAGCGCAAGCGACTGCGCTTTCTTGACGTTGTTCGCGCACAGTTCGCGCTTTTCGATCAGCGACTTGAATGCTTTGCTATACTTGTTCGACATTGTGTCTCTCTCTCGTTTTGCGTTGCTAGCGTTGTTCGCTAGTAAGTTACATCTACGCGAAACAATCGCACAATGCAATAGCTATCTAGCTAAAAAATGTCTCAATCGTGATTTTTTTTCGATATCGTCACAGAGCGTCACAGAGCGTCATACAGTGCGCTTAGCATCTTGCGCTAGTCTGTGTCGCGAAACGACGCAATCGCACTGTGTGAAGCGCACAGCGCTTCTGTGCGCGTGCTGCGTCTCGTGCGTCTCGAAGTCTTAGAAAATCGCGAGATGCTTGAGGGGGATACCCTCTGTGTCCACCAGCTCCCGGCGTTGAAAGCTCCCATACTCTCTGTGCCACCGACATCCTGGCACAAAAGCTCCCCTGCCCCGCGCACCACAACGGATATTGCTGGATACTCCCATAGCTATCCGGCTCTGTATGGATCTACCTCGATAGCTATCTGGCTCCCCGGACAGGGTTCGAACCTGTAACCTGCCGATTAACAGTCGGCTGCTCTACCGTTGAGCTACCGGGGAAGATGGTGGATGAAGGAGGGCTCGAACCCCCGACCTCACGCTTATCAGGCGTGCGCTCTACCGACTGAGCTATTCATCCAATGGTCCGTGTGGAGGGATTTGAACCCCCGTCTCTCCGCGTCCAAGGCGGCCACTCTACCAGGCTGAGCTACACACGGGATCGTGGTGATCCAGAGGCGCTGCCGGTGATGAGAGTGTGAAGCTATCTGCCAGCGCCCTGGTTCGGGCGCGATGGCGCCCGTTATGCGATGATGGGGTTGGGGTTCGGGTTCAGCTTCATGCGGCTGGGTATAGCTGGATCGTGCTTCCGTGTAAATAGCTATCTGGCTTTATACCCTTCCAGCTGGATATGGCTCAGTCAGCGTTGACTTATTCTCCTTGAAATCATAAGGTCCACGCAGGATACAGTCAGGGAGTGCAGCATGCCCGAACAGATCGAAGGTTACACGCGGCCGGACCAGGAACAGATCGACCTGGTCAACTTCAACAAGCGCTTCGAGGAGCTGCTGTTGCGCCTGCTGGACGCGCACCAGGCGCAGGGTGCCTGTGATCCGCGCTTCCTGGCCGTGGCTCGGACGCACTTTCAGGAAGGATTTATGGCGCTCAATCGCAGCGTGATGCAGCCCGAGCGCATCCCCGGCGATCTGACCGCGGATGACTTTCTTTCCATGCTTGCCGAACTGGGTGCGAAATGAGCACCACGGAAATCAGCTTCGCCGCCGTTCTGACCTATCTGCTGGAGAACTCCGACAGCCGGTTCTTTCTCGCCGACATGATCGCGAACCACGAGGGTGTCGCGCAGGCAGAGGAGGCCGCGGGCGCGGCAGAGACGCCCTGGGACGATATCTTGCTGCGGTCCTGCACCGATCTGCTGGAATTCGAGCTCCTGACGGGCGGGAACGATCACATTGAACGGATCGCGATGCTGGCGCACGAAACCAACCGGATCTACTGCGCCAGTCTGGGCGATACCAGCCAGCCGAAATGGGAGGACGCGCCCGAGTGGCAGCGCGATAGTGCGTGCGATGGCGTGATCTTTCTGCTGCGGCACCGCGATGCAACGCCGGAGTTCAGCCATGCGAACTGGCTGGCGCACAAGCGGAAAGAGGGCTGGGTCTACGGGCCGGTGAAGGATCCGGCCGCCAAGACGCACCCCTGCATGGTGCCCTACGCCGATCTGCCGCCCGAGCAGCGCCGCAAGGACGATTTCTTTCACGCCATCGTGCGGAGCATGCAGCCATGACCGTGATCGTCTACAGGGATGGCGTGATGGCGGCCGATACGCGCGCCTGGAGCGGCGACTCGGTGCCCGTGGGCTGGAAGAAGAAGATCCGCCGGCTCGAAGATGGCCGCCTGGTGGGGTGTTCGTGCCCGGAAGTGGGTGTGCCGAATGCGTTCCTGGACTGGATCGCGGCGGGTGCGCCCGAAGATGCCAAGCCGAAGATCGACGATAACGAGGGCTTGTCGGGGCTGGTCGTCGATGCGCAGGGGCAGGGGTGGCTCTACACGGCGAACATGCAGTGCAGCGGCCCGATCCACGCGCCCTACTTCGCGATCGGCTCCGGCGAGAAATACGCACTGGGTGCGCTGGCGATGGGTGCCACGGCGGAAGAGGCCGTGCAGGCGGCGTGTGATCTCGACGTGTTTTCCGATCTGCCGCTGCACACGGAGCGGCACTGAGCTGTAAACGCGAATGGCTGGATAGCTAACCAGCCATTTCGCTACTTGAGGAAAGAGGCATGGGTATCGATTTCGAACACAAGCGCGGCGACACGTTCGATTTCTCGGGCTTCATCGAGGTCGAGACGCCCGATGGCGTGCTGAACGATCTGACCGGCTGGACCGCGAAATCGCAGGTGCGGACGATCCATGACGTTCTGGTCGCGAACCTCGAAGTGACCTGGCTCGACATCGAGACCGGCAAGATCCGCGTTCGGGCGCAGGATACGACGGCCTGGCCGCTCTGCGAGGCGGAAATCGACATCCAGCTTACCTCGCCCGGCGGGGATCTCGTCTCGACCAAGACCAACCGCTTCGAAATCGTGCGGGATATTTCGCGATGAGACTGGTGCCGCAATACGTTGTTCGGGGAAAGCTCGAAAGCTCGAATGCCAAGGCAGAGCTGGAGATGAAGCCTGCCACGAACAGGATCAGGATCGAACTTGCGCCCTTTCTGAAGGGCGCGGACGGCACGCTTGAGGCGGGCGCGACGATAGACGGCGGCAATTTCTAACGGGAGACGAAGATGGCCAACGAGATCAGGTTGAAACGCCGCGTCAGCGGTAATGCAGGGGCACCGGCGACGCTCAAGTCGGGCGAGCTTGCCTGGAACATGAGCGAAGGTGTCGTCTATGGCGGGGCGGGTGATGACGGCGGCGGTGGCGCGACCAGCGTCGTGGCATTGGCGGGGCAGGGGGCTTTCGTCGGCCTCGGCGGCACCCAGACGATCACAGGGACCAAGACCTTCAGCCTGGTGCCGAAGGCGAGCCAGGATGCCAGCAGTGGCACGGATCTCGTGCGCAAGAGCCAGCTCGACACGCTGCTCGGCGGCAAGGCCGATACCGGCCACGGCCACGCCATCGGCGACATCACTAGCCTTCAGGCGACGCTCGATATCAAGGCGCCGCTGGCGAGCCCGGCACTGACCGGCACGCCGACCGCACCGACGCAGACCAGCGGCGACAACAGCACCAAGATCGCGACGACCGCCTATGTGGATTCGGCGGTGACGGCCGGGACGGTTTCGGCGATCGGAGACGTGGGCGACGTCACGATCACCACGCCGGCGGAAAATCACCTGCTGGTCTACGACAATGGTCTTGGCGAGTGGGTGAACCGGACCGCAGGCGCGGCAGGTATCGCATCTGCGACGCATGAGCACGCCGCGAGCGATATCACCAGTGGCCAGATTCCCGTGACGCGCGGCGGCACCGGAGCGGACACCGCGGCGGGTGCGCGCACCGCGCTCGGCCTGGCGATCGGCAGCGACGTGCAGGCGCATTCCGCTGTTCTGGACAGCACCACGGCCGCGTTCACCACGGCGCAGGCCACGAAGCTCGGGTATATCTCGGTTTCGCAGGCGATCGATCTCGACCAGATCGACAGCCGGGTGAACGCGCTCGACAGCGCCGTTGTGCTCAAGGGCACCTGGGATGCGAATGCCGGCACGTTCCCCGGTGCAGGGGCAGCCCAGGCGGGCGAGACCTGGATCGTGACCACGGCCGGAACGGTCGATGGTGTCGATTTCGCCGTGAACGACCGAATTATGGCGATCACCGACAACGCCTCGGGCTCGACCTTCGCCTCGAACTGGCTGAAGCTCGACTATACCGACGCGGTGCTCTCGGTGGCCGGCAAGACCGGTGCCGTCACCCTGGCGGCTGCCGACATCCTGAGCGGAGAGTTCGCGGATGCCCGGATCAGCGCATCCAGCGTGACGCAGCACCAGGGTGCGCTGACGCTCACCCTGAGCCAGGTGAGCGACGCGGGCTCGCTCGCCGGCCAGGACGCAAGCGCGGTCAATATCACCGGCGGGACGATTGACGGTGTGACGCTCGACGGTGGCACGTTCTGATCGACTAGGAGGGCGGCATGGCTGTTCCGTTTCAGCAGAAGCGCACCAATGTGCAGGGCAGGGTGCCGACCACCTCCGATCTCGTTCTGGGGCAGCTTGCCATCAACACCCATGACGGCAAGCTGTTCCTGAAGAAGGATGACGGCAGCGAAAGCATCGTCGAGATCGGCGGGCCGATCGAGGGTATCGAGGCGCTCTCGGGCACCACGCCGGCCCTGTCCACGGCAGCGGGCACGATCAAGACATGGACGCTGAGCGGCAACTCGACGCCGACCGACAGCCTTTCCTCGGGCGAGAGCGTCACGCTCTACATCGACGATGGCGCGGCTCACACGATCACATGGCCCTCCGTGACGTGGATGAACACGGGCGGCACCGCGCCGACGCTGGCGACGAGCGGCTACACCGTGATCGTTCTCAGCAAGGTCGGGTCTACGCTCTACGGCTTCCTCGCGGGAGACGGCACATGAGGGGGTTGGCGCAGAAGCTGATGGGGCTGCAACAGCCCGCGGGCGATCCAGTCGATACGTCACAGATCATGTATCTGGGCGGCACCTCGACGGCGGCGAACGGCACTACGCCGATCTCCGTCGATCTGACGGGCTTCGGCCTTCAGGAGGGCGATCTGGTTGTCGTCGGTGTGAACCTCGCCAACAACGATGTTCGCGAGCCGGTCATAAACTCGGCGGGTTACACGACGGTTGTTTCGCTGCACGGAGAGGCTTCATACGAGACCAACCTTCTCGTCGCCTACAAGGAGATGGGATCGAACCCCGACACCAGCGTCGAGATCGCCGGTGCCGGGCGCGTTTTAGAGTCGCAGGCGGCCGTGGTGAGGGTGTATCGTTACACGCACCCTTTTGTTTTCAGGTCGAACCCGCCCACCGTCACGTTTTCGGGCAGCCACACCGCAGATCCTCCGGTGATATCGCCGCTGCAACAGGGATCCGCTATTCTGGTGTTCGGGGCGACCGCCCATGTTCGCGGCGTGGAAACATACTCCTCCACCGACCTCGACGACTTCGAGACGGCGGGTGAGAACTCGAACTACGATGCGACCATCGGCTCCGGCCACATCATGGACTGGCAATCGGGCGACGTTGACCCGGCTCCCTTCGTTTTTTCCGACACCACAGACAGCAATTCGTATTCCTACGCCGCAGTGACCCTCGAACTGTTCCCGCCGGAAGCCGCTGTCACCGAAAACACGGGCTGGCTGAGGTTCGACACGGCGACGCAGTCGGGGAGCGGCGCGGACTGGACGGATGCAATCGAGGCTCTTGATGACACCGACGAGGCGTATGCACAGGTGAGCGCAGGCAACGTGAGCAAGGCTCTGGTCGCGAAAGGCGTTACCCACTCCATTCCTTCTTCCGCGAGCGTGACCGGCATCGAGTTTTCGATGAAGCACAGGGATAACGGCGGGAATATCACCGAGGAAGAGCTCAGGCTGGTGGTGGACGGCACCGCTTCCGGCACCGACAAGGCCACCGGCGTGACGTGGCGGAATACGGTTGAGAGTGCATCACCCGAGAAGGTCTTCGGCGGCGATGCTGATACATGGGGCCTGTCATTGTCGCCGTCCGATATCGACGCTGACTTTGGCGTCTCGTTGATCGTGACAAACACGGGCTCGAAGGATCGCACAGGGCGCGTTCGTGACTTCAAGATCAGAATTCACTACACGGGGTAGGTAACGATGATCACCGTAAAAACGTCCGTTCAGTCGTATCTCGATGCGGCAAAGCGGCAGTCACCCGATATTCCCGATGATTGCCCGTCTTTCGAGTGGGTGCGTGCGAATTTCGATCCGAACACGCAGCTCGGCGAGGTTCTGGCCGCCCTCGCGTCGGCCCCGTCCGAAATTCGCTTCGAGGCGGCGACTTTCGCCTTCAAGTTCATGCTCACGGAGATTGATCTCGACGTCCGCGAGCACTTTGGCTTCATCGTCGTCACTAGCCCGTCTTCACTCGTTCGCAGGCTCGCGTGGTCGAGGCTGCAAAGAGCGTCAGATGCGGGTGGAGCCGAATTGTCTCAGGAAGAAAAGAGCGCCTTTGCGCAGGCATTGAGAGGATAATCGATGTATATCACAGTTGCGAACGGGGTTCCGAAAAAGACCACTATCAACGATCTCAGGAAGCAAAATCCTGACGTCAGCTTTCCCCGGAACCCCTCACGCGAGCTTCTTGAAGAACACGGGGTCTATCTGGTCGAAACCGACGACCGGCCGGAATACGACCGCGACAGGGAAAGCGTGAGGCTTTCCGACCCCAAGCTAATTGATGGTGTCTGGCGTCGCGTCTGGACCGTCGAAAGTGTGAATATCGAAGACCGCCGCTCGAAGATGCTGCAAATGGTTCGCGATCTCTACTCCGACGCCATGCGCCCGATCAGCGCGGCCTATCCGCCCGAGGAGCGCGAGGGGTGGCCCGAGCAGATCGCGGCGGCGCAGGAGGTTCTGGCGGGCGGCCAGAACGCCCTGATCGACGCGCTCCGCGCGGGGACGGGCGAGACCGCCGAGGCGATGGCGCAGACGATCATCGCCAAGCGCGAGCAATTCCTGACGCTTTACGGGCAGGTAACGAACGCACGCCGGGTCGCGGACAGTGCCGTTGCATCGGCCACGAGCCACGACGAGCTGGACCAGATCGATCTCGGCGCGATTTTCGGCTCGTAAGCTACCGGCCGCGATCCTTCTCGCGCTTCCACGCCTCGAAGCACTCGATCAGAAGATCCTTCATCGACATGCCGTGCAGAACCGCGGACGTCTTGAACTCCGTGTGCCAGTCGCGCGGCATGTTGAAGGTCATCGGGGCGAGCCGATCGGCATTCATGTTGTCTGCGGCACGGCCTCGGTTAATCGTCTCGGGCATGAACTTGCGGTTCGATTTCGGCGCCGGGACGTTCGCGCGCGTTTTCTTCTCCGGCTCGCTCATGCCACTGCCTCCATGCGCTTGTTGACCCGATCGACGATCTCGGCCGCGAGAATATCCGCGTTTTCCGCGAGCTTGCCCACGTAATCCTCCACCTCCGAGAGCGTCTTGCCGAAGTTCTGTGCGCGCTGGTAGCTGATCCGCGACACCAGCTCCTGATCGGCCACGTCGAACCCCTCAAGATAACTCCTGGCCGCGCTCACGGCCGCTGAGCCGTCATCGATCTTGTTGAGCACGAACAGGATCGCCTCGCGCTGGACGCCCTTCTCCACGAGTTCGTGCGCGAAGGCCAGCTGCGGCTCCAGGTCGTCTATCGCCGTGCCGGTCGGCAGCACGACAAGATCTGACACCCTGGCGATATCCAGGCTGGACTGGTCACTGTCCGGCCGGCCATCCGCGACGACCAGGTCGAAGCGCTCGCGTCGGAGCCTGGTCGGTGCGATATAGGGCTCGGCCGGGATGATGGGCTCGATCTTCATCGAACGTCGGACCTCGGCCCATTTCTTCGATGTGAGCTGCGTGGTGTTGAAATCGCAGATTTTCACCGTCCAGCCGGCGACCGCGTAGGTTCGGGCTATGAGCCGCGCAAGCGTGCTCTTTCCGACGCCGCCCTTCTGGGATAGGCACGAAATGATCAGGTCAGCCATGTTTTCCTCGGATAGCTATCTCGTTCGGTAGCTATCGGGCTACACCATTGAAACCTGATTCGTCCAGATCACGCGGGCTGAAACTGATCCAAGTCGAAAATCTCCTCGAACTGCTCCCTGGTCGGAGCGAGCACGGGCCATTTATAGATCAGGGCGTCATCCTGGTGATCCTTATAGACATCGAGATGCTCGGGTTTCGATCCGCCACAGATCCTGATCAGCTTGTCCTCGCCATTCTCCCGCCCGAGCTCCATATCGGTCCGGGAGATCATGAGCGATCTCGTCTTGACGAGGATATCGATTTTACGGATGTCACCGCCAAGACCGTCCATTACCGCGAGCGAGACGATCTCACCTCCGTTCCAGGGCGTATTCATGTGCCCCACGCACCGATCCTCGAACCAGACCTGCATCACGCGACCCCCGAATTGCGAATCGACCGAACCAGCTCTTCGAGAAAGTCCAGCCTGTCGCGATCGGTCTCTTCGGGACTCGGCGTGTTGCGCACCGTCACATCGACCGCTCCGCGCGAATAGCGGTCGAAGGGAAACGGGGAGTTCGGCGTGCCGGGCCGATCGATCTCGACCACAAGCGCGCCCATTTCCTTCCAGAAATATCCCTGGTCGTGCCGAACCGACGGTATGACGTAACGCTGACGCGGATCCTGGGCGTTGGCCGACATCTGCGGCACCATGTTGGCGCCGAACTTCTCCTCGAATGCTTCGCCGATCTCGCCCAGGAGCTGGCGCACGGTGATGGTGCGCCCATTGATGCGGATCTCGCGTTTCTTGCCCGCCTGGGTGAAGACGTCGCTCTCCGAGCAGCCGAAATAGTCCATCGCAATCGCGCGCAGCGGACCGCCATCATCATGAATCCGATAACCGTGCGCCTCGGCCAGCAGATCGGCCGCGAGAGATTTTCCGGAGCCGGGCTTGCCGCAGAGCGCGATCAGACGGGGCAGGGTGCTTTCTTTCATGTCTCGATCCCTTATGTCACTACTTACTGACATATAGCGGGAATGAACGGGATCATTTCCCGGCGTGATCGAAGATGGACCAATCGAAATCGCGGCCGTCCTCGATCACGCCTTCCGCGAAGCCCGGTGTCTTCATGATGATGCTCCTGCGCATCTTGGCGTGATCGCTCAGCGTCTTGTTGAGGTAGCAGGTATAGTCCGCGATGAAGGCGAAGTTCGGGAACTTCTTCTTCTCGCGCAGACCACGCCCGACCCGCTGCCGAAGCGCGACCTGCGCCTTCCCGCCACCGGCGAGCTGCACGAGACCGATCGAGGGCACGTCAACGCCGACATCGAGAATGTTGGTGCCGAGAATGACGTCGATCTCGCCGCTGGCAAGCTGCCTGAGCTTTCGCTTGCGGTCCTCCATGTCGTTCTCGCCGCGCAGGAACGCCGCCCTGAGCCCGGCCGCCTTCATCTCCCTGAGCAGGTTCTCGCCATGCTGCTTGCGAATGACCAGCGTCAGGACGGGCAGCTTGCGCTTCGCGGCCTGCTGCGCATCGGCAATGATCGCCGCGTGCATGCTCGGGTTCTCGGTATGGCCGAGCTTGAGCGCGCGCTCGTATGGCGAGGATTTGCGCAGCTTGTCGTGGGGCCGAACGTCGCGAAACTTGAAGAAAGGTCTGGCCAGGATTCCGCGCTCGATCAGCATCTCCTCGGAAACGTTGATCAGGATGGGGCCGAAAGCGGCCATCAGGCGCATGTTGTCTTCCGCGTCGGCACGCATGAACGGTGTCGCGGTCAGGGCGACGCGGATCGAGGCGTTCTTGCAGTGGCGCAGGATCTCGTAATAGCTCTCCCCGCCGACCTCGTGGGCTTCCTCACCGATCACGACCTCGATCATGCTCAGGAACTTGATGATGGCGTCCCGCCGGCGCTTCTTGCGTTCATATTTCGCCTGGGCCTCCTTGACGATCTCGTCGCGCGGCGTGTTCGGATCGCGATCCTTCGAATTGTGGCAGGACTTGACGATGGCGCGAATCTCTCCGTCGAGCGAAGGCTCCTGGAGCGCCTGCACGAGCGTCTGAACCATACCGAGGTTCACGCCGCGAACCGCGCGCGTCTGGCCGTCGCCGATCACGCCGGTGTTGAGGTTGATCGCGTCGAGCTGATCCTTCATCTGGTAGAGGAGGATGCCGCGCGTGGTCAGGAACAGCGTCATGCGCCGATAGCGCGTCGCGATGAGCTTCGCGATCCGGCTCTTGCCGCCACCGGTCGCCACGCGAATGATGCCGCGGCCGTGCTTTTCAACCTGCCGCAGCGCCTTGAGCTGGAAATCGTAACGCGGATCGGGGTCGAAATCGTCCACCTTCGGCGTCTCCTCGCCAAGCGGTTCGGCATTCGGTTTCGAGATGATTCTGACCTGGTGGCCGATCTTTGAAAGCTCCGCCTCCACGACATGAACGAAGCCCGCCGGAAAGGTGTTCCTGGTGACGCTGAAGAAGGAGCTTTTTCCGCTCCAGGCCCCGAAACTGTTGGACTTGATCTGATAGGAAAGCAGCGAGTTCACGAAGGATGCGACCTTCTCGGGAGGGTCGATCAGCTTCGCGACGACGGGGTTCTTCGCAATCTGCACAACAGCCATGTTTCAGGTTTTCCCTTGCATTGGTCCGGTGACTTTGAATATATCCTCAGTAACGGCTGACTTAACTGCTACCATTGGACGTGACAAATGCAAGACCCGAAGATCGAATATCTCAGCGTCAAAGCGGACAGCCTCGTCAAGAACAGCTTCAACCCGAACCAGGTTTCTCCCGAAAACGAATCCAAGATCCGCGAGTCGATCCGGCGCAACGGTCTCTTCCGGCCGATCATCGTGCGCGAGATCGACACCGGTTACGAGATCATCGGTGGTGAGCATCGCTGGGAGCAGGCGGTCGAGCTGGGCTACACCGAAATCCCGATCGCGAATCTCGGCCGCGTCAGCGACGCCAAGGCGAAAGAGATCAGCGTGATCGACAATGCCCGTTACGGCATCGACGACACGCTTTCGCTGGCCGAGGTGCTCAAGGACATCGGAGGCTCTCAGGATCTGCAAGAATTCCTTCCCTATGGCGAAGCGGATATCGACGCGATCTTTTCTTCTTCAGATATAGCGCTGGATGATCTGGGAATTGACGAGGATTTCGAGAACTCCGGCGACGAGGATGACCACGCCCCCGTCGAAAAACCTCCCAAGACGCACACGATCCTGCGCTTCAAGGTGCCGCTGGCCGACGCGGAACGCATCACCGCGCTCGTTTCGCGCACCCAGAACGAACAGGGCCTGACCGAAGAGGATGGCCT